AGGGTTCGAGTCCCTCTCCCGCTACTAGTAATTAATTAGATACTTAATTTTTAGATTATGAATTACGAAAATCTTACCAAAGAAACTCTCCCTGTAGAGTTTCAAAACAGAATCGAACGATTTAATCGTCTATTCTCAGCTGCAACCGACCATTCCTTCGAAGAGGATGACTTGTTTGAGTATGAAATGTTATGTATAAAGCAAGCTCTTTCATTCTCGGAATTTTTCCAAGATTTCGGTGATGAACAGTATCAAGACTTCTTGAAGCAATATGAGAGCTTATACGACTTAGTTGATGCTATTAAGGACAAACTTCAGTTCTTTGATAACGGACATACTGGAAACTCTATGAGCATGAGTTGGCTTTTATTCCGAACTTATCGAGAAAGACCGGAATTAGTTCCGTATATGCACGGATGCTTGGCTCAGCTCGTTGGGGATGAAGGCTATTATGATGACCGTTCAGATGTTCCAGAACTATGAGCGTAATACAACAGGTCTACTTAGCTGAATCAGGCAGTTCTATTTACATAAAGGGGATTAAACCTGATAAAGAGAATGAATATTCTGGTGAGATTACTCTAAACGGTAATCCCACTAGATTAGAGAGAAAAGAACGTTACCATATAAGTAACGGTATGCTTGTTACAGATAGTTATCATATCCCTATGGAGTTCATTATTAGCTTCTTGCAGGCTAACGGATGTGTTCAAGAAGGAGAAGATGGCAAGTCGTATGTTGTTTTAAGAGAAGTAGAATTTAAATTGAATAACTAATGTTATCAGTATTATATAGCGAATATGAGCTGTGGGGTTGTCCTAATTGTGGGTGCGATTCCGTTATAAGTAGTGGAGTTTCTGGAGGAGGTCTAACATCTGGAACTTGTAGACATTGCAAGTTAAAATTTGAAGTTAGAAGCGAAAATCCAATGGGAATAGTCAAATATGGCTGCCATCCAGAAAATCCCTCAGACCCGAAATCTAAATGGGTTATGGAAAGCGCAATCAGAATTGAACATCCTAGAAAAGGTATTCCTGCATGGAATTGGGAACCAGTTGACGAACGTCCAGAAGAAGGAGAATATTGGAACTCTCGTGGTCCTGGCTATCCAGATGTTTCTGGCTTTGTAAAGACTAAAGCTGCTGGTGAGCGTATTCTAGCTATGGTGCATGAAGTGTTAGGAACTGACAAGTGTAAGACTTATCTAGATTTCAGACCAAGTGAACCAACGTGGATTCAATTCAAATTTCATAAAGACGAGTTTGATATAGAGAAACTAGATTCTCTTACTCGTGATAGTGGAATAATTACTAAAGACATAATCAAACAATGTATTTATGGCAAAAGTAGTAAATAGGGCCTCTGATATAATCCAACTTAAAGACCTAAAGGATGGAGAATTTGCAGAAGTGATAGAATGGTTTGAGGATGGAACAGTATCTAACGGAGATATAATTCAAAGATGTGGACTTGCACTATTTATATTAGGAAGTTGTTCTTACTATCCTGAGATATTTAGTAAGGGTGCTAGAGACTATACTAATACTAAGTTACGAACACTACCTGAGGGTACAACTATAATGTTATAATTTCTTTTTCCAGTTTTCTAATTAAAGATAAACTGGGTATGGGCCTACTTGGATTTGACAGGCGATTACAAATTATAAGGACGTGTAGAGCGCAATCTCTTTAAACGAAGGAAAAACAATAAATGCTACTTATAGCGAAGTAAGAATGGCAGCCTAAGCTGCTGGCTTGTTGGTAGACACTATTAACTAAGTCGGGTTACAGGAGAGACCTAGAAACAGAAGAGGTTGAGTATATTGATATAATGGAGAGCTAGGCTCTAATCCTAGTAATATACTCTTAATCGGAACACTCTAAGAGTTAGTAAGACTGAATCTCCTATGTCATAAAACAGATGGAAGATGTGTTCCATGAGATGTGACGAATCTCTAAAGTATCATCCCGTTCTCCAACGTAAAATGGAGTGGTGGAGCGACCGTTCGGTCAAGCCCAGTTTGGTAGTTTGTGAACAACTAAGTCGTAGCCTTACGAGGAGACGTAATTGGTGAATTAACACTCGGCTTCTTAGTAAAACTACCTACATGCTGAACTCAACAGCTGATGTAATAAAAATGAGACGCACGTTATCCTTGTAACGAGGGTTGTTTGGACACGGGTTCGACTCCCGTTAGGTCCACATTCTTTGTAGCAATTCCTGGCACGGGAGGTATCCTGATATAAAGATACTTACAAATGTGCATTTTGCACGGTGGTACAAAGAGAAATAGGGCTATAGCTCAACTGGTTAGAGCACCACACTGATAATGTGGAGGTTATCAGTTCAAGTCTGATTAGCCCTACAAAACCGCCAGCTCACGCGGTATATAAGAAAGGATTGCCGGACTTGCAGGTGTAACGAGATAAATACCTGCATTTTCGAGGCTGTGGTGTAATGGCTTGCATATCACACTGTCATTAAAATTAATTAAACTTATCTGTGAATCGAGAACAATCTCTTAAATTGTATTATGAGAATCCTAACCACTGTAAGGAATGTGGTAAGGTAATCGAAGTACTAGATAATCAGAGGGTCGCAGATGTGAGGAAGAAACAGTTTTGTAGTCATTCGTGTGCTGCTTCTTACAATAATAGAGGTAGGATAAAGCACGATGAAAACAAGATATGTCCTAGATGTGGTAAACCTAAGCATAAAGATTCAGAAATGTGTCGTAGTTGCTGGGAAGAACTTAATGGAATTGGTAACAAAACATTAGGTTATTATACATCTGGGCAGAAGTACTTATCATCTAAATGTCAAGAAATAAGGACTAATGCTCGTAGAGTATTAGAAAGTTCCGAACGTGAGAAAGTATGTCAATATTGTCATAATCATGAATTTGATGCAATACTTGAAGTACATCATCTTAAAGGAATATTAGAATTTGACGAAGACACTCTTATTAAGGAGATTAACAACGAGAATAATTTAGTATGGTTATGTCCGAATCACCATATTATGTTAGAGAAGGGTTTAATTAGTCTGGAGTAATCCAGTTACACCGAGGGTTAGTTCAGTGGTAGAATAGTGCACTGTCTATGCGAAGGTCACCAGTTCGAGTCTGGTACTCTCGGCACTGTGAAGGTTGGGGTTCGAATCCCCCAGTCTCGGCATTTATTCCCCTGTAGTTTAGTTGGTTAGAACACGTGATTTGTAATCTCGAGACCTCGGTTCGAATCCGAGTGGGGGATCTTAACCATTAAATTAGATTAATTTTTATGACTAGATTGGAAAAGTATTTAGTAGCAACTGCTACTGAGATTATCGAAGCGGAAACAACTGTTTCTCGCTACTTTGTCATTGGAAACGTCAAAGTTAGAGTATCAGACCATTTAAGTAAAATGAGTGATGCAGACTTACAAGTGATTATTCCATTGAACGGAGGGACTAAGTATATAGTTACTGTTAAAGATAGTCCTGGAAAATTTCTTGTGTGGAATGCAACTCAAATAAAAGACTTTATTCCTTCATTGCAGATTATTAAGGGCTTGAAGGAAGGAGTGCAACTTAAGCCAAAACCTAAAGACTCTGCAGTTCAGAAGATTCAGCTAGCATTAAATAATAGTAATACCGATGGAGGTTCGTTAACGTTTGATGGTACTATTATTGAGTCTAGATTGAAAGAAAAGCAACTTACTTCCAAACAGCGGGAAGTTTTCAGGAGAACTAAATCTACTTGGGACATTTCTCAGATTGGAACATTACCCAGTATGATTAAAGTAGATTTGGGATTGTCAAATGGTTCTGTAAACGAAGATGTGCAGATATTTCTAACTTGTACATCTTTAACCTACAAAGAAATTCTGAACATTTATAAAATAATAGTTGTTGATAACCATATGGTTCCAACTATTAAACTGTTGCAAGAAGCTTATAGCTTGATTGTGCAGTAGGATAGCGCCATCATCTAATGGTTAGGATTCAGGCTTTTCACGCCTGCCATACGGGTTCGAATCCCGTTGGCGTTACTATGTACCCCAGCAGCGGAAGTTGTTGGGGTATTTTTTGTTTAATATAATTAATAATTGATGAGAAAAACATTTGAGTTTGTAAAGGTTGGAGGAGTCTGGTTCTATTGGTGGCCAGATTACGACGGAACACCAGAGGAACTAGCAATGGTTGGTGGTGCAGATGAACTTCTTGATTCTCTAGATAATAAGTTTGTTAGATTGCAGATGGTTGACCCAGCTGCAGCTAAGATAACGTTGTCTAAAATTGAGGAGGATGAATGTGGAGCAACTTACTTATACAAAAGTAAGAATTACAATGACAGGGTATGGATTTGTGCTGTAACTCTATCAGTATTCGGGGAATATCCTCAAAATATTTACCTAAAAGATATGTAAAAAATGAAAACGTTAAATGAGATTTTAGACAATTACAAAGACTATGCCGTAGTTCTCGATGACCGTTTCGGTTCTAGATTAGCAAAGTTTTTAACAGAAGAGCAGTTAGAAAAAATAGGCTTCAAGTACGATGGTGATGAGCCTTATCCAGAGCCTAAGGAATGGACTAGAGAGAATATCCTAGAGCAACTTAAGTCTGATGTAGAGTTTGGTTTTGAGAAGGCTTTAGACCAGAGAGGCATTTCAGCTAGCCTAATGTTCTACGTGGTACTAAGATGGAATCAAGTTCTAGAAGAGGGCTTAGAGAATTATCCTGAAGAGAATTATGCTATGTATGGGTTGCCTTTGTTTAAGGCTACTGCTGTAAAGTACGGATGGGAGAATCCTATAGGCGACGATAATGGGGACGAAGAGTTCTACAATGAGTAGCGCTATGAAGGAATCTTCTATACTTAAAGCAATTTCTGACGCTATTGAAGAATACGAGGAAAATCAACAAAGACGAATAGACCTGTTAGAGAGTAAAATTCTGCTATTTGAGAGAGAAAGGGAGGCTTTTATTCGGCATTTGAGAGAAGGAAACATTCAATTATTAAAGGATTATCTAGGAATTAAAGATGAGTAAGTACTATTTAATTAAGGAATGTAATAATATTCCTTTTATCTTAGGACAGTTCGATAGTATTGAAGAGGCTGAGGCCGCTCTTCCTTCTACAAATAAGAAGGGAGCTAAGCACTTTGTCGTTTGTTCTACAGAGCAATTAAAGTCAGCAAGGGCGGCTATATCCTACTTACAAGAAGAACTTAGAAAGAGTCGAGAGGAGGTACGGCAATGGAGGGATTTAGAACTTAAAACAAGGCTAGATTTCTCAAACCAAATCTGTGAATTATCGAAGATAGCTAATCTAACTGTAGAGGACCTAACTAAAGTATTGTTATGATAGTAAGTTCTCCTTTTGATAAAGATTTGCTTGGACATGAGATAAGGGGTGTAAATACATCTTACTACGGACTTTCTGCATTGCAGGCTGTAATAAATCATGACGGAATCCGTCAAGATATTGCAAAATATATGTATAGAGACTGCATTGTAGATGGAGGACGAAAAGGAGTAATCATAGGATTTGAGGATAATAATCAATTCTTTGATTACTACTATATAGTCTATGTGCCAGAGCTAAATACTACTGTATATCAATTAGCTAATGATGCGAGATTTATTAATTCAATTGAGATATGAAAGTATATTATATTTCAATTCCCACGGCATATGACGGGCAAGTCCCTATAAACTATGAGAAGATCTCTCCTCTTTTTCTAGAGAAGAAAGACGCTATAGAATGGGCGGTAACTCAAAATTACTGGGATATTAGATTAATAGAAGAAGAAGTTTTATGAAAAAGAAAGTTTTAATTATCCTTATGATTAGTATTGTATTCGGATTTGCAACTGGTTATTCTTTGCATCATCTGATACATTTCAATCAGAAACAGGAGGAAATGGTATTGCTGCCAGAGCATCCATTCTACTTATTGGATGAAGTAAACGAAGAAGTATTGTACAATACTTTGAAGCATTACGATTTTCCAAATCCAGCAATTATAACAGCTCAGGCTGTTCTGGAATCTGGCAATTTTAAATCGAAACTTTGTAAGGACAATAACAATCTGTTCGGATTGTATAATTCCAGAACAATGTCTTACTTCAAGTTCGATAGTTGGATAAGCTGCGTGTTCGCTTATAAGCAATTTATCCTTAGTAAGTATAACCCAGAAGAGGATTATTACAAATTCCTAGACAGAATTGGCTACGCTGAGGATTCCTTGTATGAAAGTAAAGTTAAGGAATTGGAATTAGATATACTTAATAAATATGGAAGCTCAAATTGAAGAAGCTATCAAATTTAGAAAGAAAGCTAATTTCAAGATATTAACTAGATTAAGTCAAATCATTGACCAATATCCTTATCTAAGATTTCACCAAATTCTTATTATATATAAGATTAGTGAGCTGGGAGTGGATAAGTTCAATGAGGAGAGTGTAGAAACTTTGAAGAAGCTAGAGCATGAAATGGTGGAAAAAGGAATTAGTAAGATTACTAGTAATAGTTCTGATGGGAACAATACTATTAGTAACTAGGGAAGTAACGGGTTTTGAGACCGCAGTTATGACTGGTCTAACTATTATATTATGCAATCAAATATTTAACGAATAAAGATTATGAATTTTAAAGATTTCAAGAAAGATGTAGAGTCTGCTTTCAATGCTATGATTGCAGATAATTTATTTGTAGTTAATGTAGACAAAGACCTTTTGTGGATGAGTTATCTTCTCTCCTTTGAGGACGAAACAATTCGGCAAGATCACAATTGTAATGCTTGTAAGTCTTTCATACGTCACTATGGTAAGGTAGTCGCTATAGACCCTCAAACCTACAAGGTGAAAACCTTCTGGGATGATGTTCACACTCCTGGCTATGAAAAGACCGCATCTGATTTAGCTAAGCTCGTTAAGGAAGCTGGAATAGGAGATATATTCATTCAGGATGTTAATGAGTTTCACGGTTGTGACCATAATGTGCAACTTCTTCCTGATGGAACTACTAGAACTTGGACTCACTTGTACGTGACTATTCCTAACAAGTTTAAATTCAACAAGAGAGTACATCATTTCGATTCTGCCGCAGGTTATCGCGGAGATGTTAGAGCTAGAGCTGGTGTCTTTGAACGCTCTCTTTCCGAGCTTAAACTAAGTGCGGTAGAAACCGTAATTGAGTTGATAGAGGATAATAATCTCTATCGCGGAGAAGAGTTCCTAAAGACTCTGCAAGAGTTCAGAAGAACTATGCTTGAGGCCGATAATCTCTCACCAGAGGTTCGCACTAACTATTGTTGGTTTAACTTCAAATCTCCAATAGCTAAAATTAGAAATACGGCTATGGGAACTCTACTGATTGACTTAAGTAATGGTGTAGACCTGGAAAGAGCTGTTAAGTCTTATGAGAACATTATGGCTCCATCTAACTATAAGAGACCTACTGCTCTTATTACTAAGAAACAAATTGAGGCTGCTCAGAAGAAGGTTGAAGAACTTGGGTTAACTGATGCCCTTCCTCGCCGTCATGCTCGTGTAGAAGATATTTCTGTAAACGACGTTCTGTTCGTAAATAGAGACACTCGTGCACGTATGAAAGGAGGTATATTTGACTCTTTAAAAGAGACCTCAACGGTTAATCCTAAAGAGTATACCAAAGCTACTGAAATTTCAATTTCGGAGTTTGTAACTAATGTATTGCCACACTCTAAGGATGTGCAAATTCTTGTTGAGAATAAGCATATTCCTAATTTTGTTACCCTAACTGCTCCAGAGAACCCTGATGCAGGTCAGCTGTTCAAATGGAAGAATAACTTCGCTTGGGTGTATAATGGCTCTATGGCGGATTCATTCAAGGAGAAAGTAAAAGCAGCAGGTGGTAACGTAAATGGATTCCTAAGATGTTCTCTACACTGGTTTAACTATGATGACCTTGACCTCCATGTAACAGAACCTGGTGGTAATGAAATCTATTACGGGTATAAGAGAGGATTAACTGGTGGTACACTAGATGTAGATATGAACGCTGGTTCTGGTAAAACCAGAGATGCAGTCGAGAATATTATCTGGACTGACCAATCTAAACTCAGAGCAGGTCGATATGAAGTGCGTGTGCATAACTTCTGCAAAAGAGAACATATAGACTTTGGATTCGAGGTAGAAATCGAAATCAATGGAGAACTTCATAAGTTCAACTATGATAAGATGGTGTCAGACAGAGAATATATTGCGGTAGCAATTATCAAGGTAGATTCTATTGGTAATATAACCCTAAGTCCGGTAATTGCCGAAGGTGCAACTTCATACAAGTCTATGAACGAGTGGGGCATTGATACTATGCGTTTCCAAACTGTTTCTTGCATCATGTATTCTCCAAATTATTGGGAAGGTAATGAAATAGGAAACAAGCACCTATTCTTCATGATTGATGGATGTAAAAATCCTGACCCAGTTCGAGGATTCTTCAATGAATATTTGAGACCCGATCTCGAAAAAGATCATAAGAGAGTATTCGAAGCTATTGGCTCTAGAGCTAAAGCAGAATACAACGATAACCAGTTGAGTGGACTAGGATTCTCTAGTACGTCTCACGACGAGGTTGTAGTTAAAGTTGATAATAAACCATTTAAAATTAAATTCTAATTATGTACAAACAAGCGTCTAAAATGAAGTTGCGCTTTGCAACTAGTAAAGGTAATTTGAGTGTGGAAGATTTGTGGGACTTAAGTCTGCCTGCATTGGACAGACTGGCAGTGTCCTATGACGAAGAATTAGCCAAGAGTCCTAGAAAATCTTTCATAACTAATGATACTCCTAGCAATAGCGAACTGGAGTTAAAGTTCAACATTGTGAAAGATGTTATCACTGATAAGCTGAAAGACAAGGCCGCTAGAGAAGCAGCTAAAGATAAGGCAGCTGAGAAGGCACGCCTGACTGAACTGCTGGCTAAGAAACAGTCTGAGAAAATGGAAAGTATGTCCGAAGATGAAATCAGACAACGACTTGCAGAACTCGGATAATTGTGTCGTATTGAAAACAGTTAGTCCACAAATCTTAGATAAACTAAGGGAAAGTGGATTGACTGTTTGTACGTGTTGTGAATTTCCTGGTACAGCCTGGTTAGTATTCAGACCAAATATGCCTACATCGGATATTCACGGTGAGGGGTATGATTTCGAAGAGATAGGACTTTTTGGAACAGAGGCTGTTCTCAAATACTTCGAAGCTAACACTCCGAATTATGTAGATTGCGGAACTGATGTCGATAAATTTATTAACATTTGTTTGCAGTTTAAATAAGTTAACGGTTTTTAACTTTGAATTTAACACTTGTACTGTTATTATAGTAAGTTGATTAGCGGTACGTGAGTATAGCTAATTACTATGCCCGAATGGTGGAATTGGTAGACACGTCAGATTTAAGCTCTGATGCCCAGTAATGGGCGTGTGGGTTCGAGTCCCACTTCGGGTACTAATTTAATATCAATAATATGGAAAGATATATAGAAGAACTTATTGAAATATATAGAAAAAATACTCTAAAGTCAGATGAAGAATTAGAATCTCTGAAGAGTTTACTTAGAAATGTTCATCGTGATGGATTTATAGCAGGAGAAGAATCAATAATTAATGTTGTGGATAAACTAACAAAACGTAACTAATATGAACAGTGTATTTTTTGGAAATGAAGGGTTGACTTCTACGTCAGCAAACTTCTATGCGAACATCGCACAAGAAATGATTCAAGCAGCACAGGAACGCTTGAATAATGTGAAATTCTTTCAAGTATCTGTAGCCTCTATCGGTGGAGGAGAAAAGCAGTTAATGACAGTAGGACAAAAGTCCCTTGACTTTATAAAAGATGATTTGGAAAAGGTCGCTGCCATGAATAGTTTTTGTGCTTGGGTACGAGAAGCTATTAAAGAGAAAGAAGGAATGATTGGCAAAGTATCTGCTACTATGCTTGATGATTGGGCAGAAAGTCAGGGAATAGGACTGCCAGAGCAGCCTAAGTATCCAGAAGCTCTACCTTCTCCGACTGAAGAGACTATCATAAAGTCGTGGGATATTAACAAGAGAAATAAATTCCTAAGATTAGAGGCGTTTGCTTCTACCTATGGAAAGTATATTCATCCAAAAGGAGCCTTTAGTAAAGCACGAAAAGAAGTTCATGCAGCTGAGAATTGTCCTATCTATAAGGAAGGCTCTGGAAGAGATTTAATTCTCTACTACCAAGACCCTACCATCGAAGTAGAAAAAGTGGACAATATGTTCATGTCTCTTCAAGACACCTATCGTTCTTACGAGAAGGAGTTAAATGCTCTTAAAGCTGAGCTTAAGGAGGAGGTTAATAAACTTTCTAACACTCAAGAACAAGAGTATCGTGAGAAAATGGCTGAATTTAAAGCAAAATACGACAAATATACCTCCGAATTAGGAGAGTTGAGAAGTCGTTTCAATAGTTGGAAAACTTCTGAAATGGAACGTATTTCCAAACTAAAAATCGCTTTGCCTAAGAATCTTTTAGATATTTTCGAAGAGATTAGGAGACAAGGCGACTCTTCCTCTAAGTAATTAGAGGACTTCCGTAGGAAGCTAACATAACATACTTAACAGGAATAATTATGAACAGTATATTCTTAAATCCGCATGGATTTAATCTTTATTCGCTGGCTACACAAAAATTTACAACCTACTCTCTAATTGAGAGTCTTTGTCTTAGTCTTTGTTAGTGTAGCTAGGTCTTTGACTACGGCTTCATCTTTGCCTGCGCGTTAGCTTCCTACATAGCTCGTCAACCACGTGTTGAAGGAGTTACGGAATCCCTTCGGGATTCTAGCCTTTTGCTTCAGTTACAAGTAATCTTTAAACTTGGTGACTATTATCCCAAATTCTCAACAAGATGAAGAGGGAGGTTGACCAACCTAATAATGGTACAAGCTCTTCGGAGTGATAGGAGTGGGGAAAGTATCTGGTGAAGCACAGATACTGGAACCACTCTTTTTTTTGATAGATAAAATGATTATTAACTAATTTAAATTAAGAAAAATGAAGAAAGTACTATTGCTTTTCGGAATGGTTGCACTGATGTCTGCTTGTGCAGGTAATACAAAGACTCAGGCTCCAGAAAACGATTCTATCGCAATCGTTAAAGAAGTTGCTGACACAATGAGTGTAGACACTCTAGGTGTGGATAGTCTTGTAATTGATAGTATTCAGTAATATGGATTTTATCGCAACCAGAGTCAATGAACTCTTAAGTAGGGTATCTCCTATTAAGCGATGGCTTATTTCTGATGTTGCGAATGAATACTATCGAGCAGGATATCAAGATGGTCAGAAACTAGTCTACAGAAATGTGTTAAAGGGAAGCGCATTGAGAGAGTTTATCGAAATTCTAAATCATTGCGGAATTAAACTTAGTTACAACTTACGTAAGGGTGGGCTACTGGTCAGTGTAAGAACTGATAAGTTGTCCAACTTACAGAATCTTGTTAATTGTTACAAAAATGAGCAAAACAAAGAGAACAGTCCTGACAAGGGATGATTGTCCCCCATTGGAGGAACAATACAAAAGCATTATGGAGAACTTTGATTTTGATAAGGTTCTGGAGTATATGCAGTGGGACAAGAGTCATAGAGAATATGATGACGAGGGTCGCTGTATAGGCAAAAGTACATGGAAAATGTATGTAGGTCCGAACGAACACAGAGTTCCCACTCTTTACGAACTATCCAGAAATGCTAGCGTACTACTAAGAGAAGTAATGAAGCTGTACAATGACAACAAAAGTCCTTATCTTTCTATAGCTACTGGACCATTCAAGGTTATTTGCAGATATGGGATGCTGGAACTTATAGCTTGCCTAGAAACTTGGAGTTATGATTGAATTTAATCAGATTTTTTGTGAGGATTTGAAAGATGATTTCGAGGAAGCTGGTAGGCATGAGAGAAATTTCGAGTTAGACGAGTTTATTCAGAAGGATTTAAGTAGAGCATTTGCGTTTGGTTATTGTCATTTAGACTGGATAAAGGAGAAAATGTGGTTTCCTGTTCCTATTAGGAAGGCTTTACGGCATTTAGGGGACGACCTAGAAGATTTTGCTCCTCAGCTTAAATGGCTTAACGAAAAATATGGTGCTATAGGAAAGAGAGTTAGAATTGTTGATTATGCAAACTATATTTTAGATAATATATTTTGTGACAATCAAGACGATTTGCTAAAGATAGCAATATTACTCGGAACTAACATGAGAGTAAATACTGCTGATGAGCAGGCTAGAAGTGTTCACTGATGGAGCTTTTAGCTCGTCTAGAGACACAGGAGGAGTAGGAGTTGTATTCGTAATTGATGGGGAAAAAGCCTATGAATTTAGTAAGATGATTCCTAATACTACTAATAATAAATGTGAGTTGTTAGCAGTAATTTATGCTCTAAATGCAGTAAGTCGTAAAATCGAATCTCTGACTATTTACTCAGATTCTCAGTACGTCATAGGATGTGCTACTAAAGGATGGAAAAGAAAGAAGAACGTAGAGTTATGGAATTTATACGACAAGGTCTTAAATAAGGCAAAGCAATTTTGTCCTAATATAGATTTTTGTTGGGTTAAGGGACATACTTCAAATTCTGATTTCTTTTCTGAGATGAATAATTTAGCAGATAAATTAGCAGTTGAAGCAAGTCAAGAATATGAAACTAAGAAAGAACAAAAACAAGAGACTCATTAAAGAGGCTATGAAGTTCTATCCGTTTGATTATGGTTTTGTTCTCTCCCTAGAGAAACAAGCTTTAATTAGAATGTATGAATACTTCAAAGTATCTAGAATTGCTGAAGGTAACGAAGTTGTTGAAAAGAATCTAAAACTCGCACTAGGACTTTTAGATATTGTTCTAGAGATAGATTCTGCCTATCATTGTGATTTCAGACCTGGGTCTGAAGGATTCGTAGATAGGCACATAAACATTAAGAACTGGAAACGATTCTGGCCTAAAGCTGCTGATCTTGATTTGAGTAAACCTATTCTTCAAGACCATTTGAGAAGAGAAAAAGCCTGGTACTTATACAACAAACTAAAGTTTGAACGTATGAGGTCTTGGTGGGATTAATTTAATTAATAGAATTATGAAGAAAATTTTTAGTATTATTTGTTTGTGTTTAATGTGCGTGTTTGCTAGCGCACAAGTTGTTGAAACTGGAAGTTTGAAAGATAACTGGTATGTTTCTGGTAATGTAGGTACCACAATTTGGGACAACTCAAGAAGTTGGGCTGAACCTCATGATGTATTAGTAAATATTGCGGTGGGTAAAGAAATTACTCCTATCTTCGGACTAGAGTTAGATATGATGGCAGGTATGAATCAAGGCAGTAAAACGTTCTTCGATTCCCATAACCTTACAGCTAATGTAACTACTAATCTAACTAATCTTATTTGTGGATACGAAGGCTCTAGACGTTTATTTGAGCCTGTATTACTGATAGGTGCTGGTTGGTATCATACTTATGGTGATGTTTATAATAATGTATCTGCAAGAGGTGCAATTAGATGCAACTTTAATATTACTGATAGTTGGGCACTAAATGTTACTCCAGAGTATATGCTACTTCCAAAGACTACTCCTCTAAATCATGAAGTAAATGTTTATATAGGAGCCACTTACCGGTTTAAGTCTAATAAAGGAAACTTTCCTATGATGAAACTATATAGTGACGCTGAAGTAGAAAGTCTTAATGCTGCTATTAACGAGTTGAGGGTTAAGAATAGCGAATTGGAATCTCGTAAACCAGTAGAAATAATTAAGACTGATACTATAGTAGTTACTAAGGTAGAACTTCTTACACCTAAAATTCAGTTTTTACAGAACTCTTCTGAAATCTCTACAACTTCTAATGTTGCATTATCGGAGTTAGCAGCTTATATTTCAAATAGTGGTAAGTCATATATGATTGAAGGATATGCTTCTGAAGAAGGTCCAGTAGATTTTAATGACAACTTAGCTGTAGCTAGAGCAGAATCTATGAAGAAGGCCCTTATCAGTTATGGCGCTCCAGAGGATAAGCTTATAGTTAAAGGCTGCGGAAGCACTACTGAGTTTGGAGATAGAGAATTTAACAGAATCGTAATCGTAACAGAACAATGAAATACAAGAAAAAAGTAAAATGGTTAAAGGATAAACAGGCATGGTGGGATAAGCAGGGAAAAGATTTCCAAGCTGCAACCACTAGACCTGGTTCCGTTAAAACTCGATAATCTATGTTAGCTATTATACTAGCAATAGTCTTGATAATCGCCTTTATTTATTACGACCCATATGTAGATATTACAGAGGATAATGTCTTATTATGGTATAATGGTAAGGGATATAGGGAATACATTATTCTGTGGTCCAGAAATACTAATTAAGTATGGACGTAAAGATTATGTTGATAAGTGATTGTATAGGAGTTGTGCTCTATGCGCTCCTATACTATACACTTTATCATACCTATGAACTAGATTATTTAGGTTCTGGAAGGTGGAGAAGGTGGAGAAGAATATCTGTGCCTGGTTGGGCTGTAGTTATAGCCCTAGTGAGCCTATGTCTTCCTCCTGTAGCTGTCTCGCTTTCTATAGTAAGCTGGATTATATATATGCTTAAGTTTCTCGGCGATAAATATTACGAGGTAGACGTTTCTTTTATTAAGTTTTTATCAAACTCAATACATGACACGAATATTTAAACATCTAATTAGGATTATTAAGCATAAATACTGGGTAGCACGCTATTGTTTCCAGTTAGGTCTTTATTGGCAGGGAATAGTACATGACTGGTCTAAGTTTAGCTATACTGAATTTAGTAGGTCAATAAAGTATTGGGACGATACTATTAGTCCTCTAGCTAATGAGAAAAACATACACGGATATTCTGAAACCTTCCTACATCATCGAGGAAGAAATCCACATCACTATGAATATTGGGTTCATAGTTTAGATGAAGGAGGAGTTCCAGCGAAAATGCCAAGAAAATATGCTTTGGAATTAGTCTGTGATTATCTGGCTGCTGGGAGAACCTATAATAAAGATTTTACCTATGGGAGTGAGTACAACTGGTGGATTAAATTTCTAAGTTCACCTAGAGCTATACATCCCGAAACCAAGGACTTCGTAACTAAATGCTTTAGGCATTTGAGTGCCGGAGGTAATATTAAATATTTATTGAAAATTGACTATGAGTAAGATAATAGGGCAAGACAAGTTAATTAAGGAAGTTAATAGAATATTTCAGGTATTTATAAATAGTAATTGCAAGATAAGACCGCACTTTATTCTTACAGGTGAGAGCGGGTCTGGTAAGAGCTTTACTATTAAACAGTTATGTGATATGAATGAACTTAGCTTTCTAGAAGTTAATGCAGCTCAAATAACTAAAGAGGGTATTTCTGGAAATAGTTTAAGCAAAATTCTATCTCCACTTGTTAACTATAGTCACACACCTATTGTAGTCTTCGTAGACGAGTTTGATAAACTTTTCATCAACGGAAACACTAATAGCCAACTGGCTAATGAATCTACTGCCAGTGTACAGAACGAGTTTCTCAAACTTTTAGAGTCTGATACTACTAGTGTTTTTGGCGATTATGGGAAGTACATATCAGTCCCTATTGATAATGTACTATTTGTGTTTGCTGGAGCATTCAATAATGAGCCTCACATTACATTAGATAGACTAAGAGACTTTGGAGTTAAAACAGAGTTTCTTGGAAGAGTAGGATTAATCTACAATACTAAACCTCTCACTCTAGAGGATTTGTATTCTATCTTGGAGTGTTCAGACTTGTTGCAGAATTATCTTGACTTATTCTTTAATGTAAATAGAGAACAAGTCATTAGTGATTTGAAAGGGTATCTCGAAAGTTCTTTTCGCAATAATACTCTTGGAGCAAGAACAATTAATACTCTTATTCACCAATACTTTATCAAAGGTGGAAAACTCGAAACTGAAGAAGTAAAAGAAATAACTTTTAACAAAAAATTAGAATGGAAATAATTAATGCTACAGATGGTTACAAGTTGGGCCATCACAGAATGTACCCCGAAGGTACTGAACAAGTTTATAGTAACTGGACTCCTAGAAGTAATAAATACTTCCCAGAAGCAACCGAAGGTTCAGTAGTATTTGGTATTCAATACCTAATCAAAGAATATCTCATTAAACAGTTTGAGAAAAACTTCTTTAATCTACCAAAGAAGGAAGCTGTGGAGATGTTCTATCGTAGAGTAAACAACTTTGTTGGTATTGAATCCGTTGGGTACAGACATATTGAAGCTTTATATGACCTTGGGTATCTACCAATTCGCATAAAGGCTCTTCCTGAAGGTTCTGTGTGCCCTATTCGGGTTCCCATGATGACCATTACAAATACTCTACCCGAGTTCTTTTGGTTAACTAACTACTTAGAGACTATTATCAGCTGTACCTTGTGGATGCCATGCACATCTGCTACTAGAGCTAGGCTTTATAAGAAAGAGCTACATCGTCATGCTTGCAAGACTGGTTTTCCAACAGATGTAAATCTTGGTTTTTGTTGTCATGATTTCTCAATGCGAGGTATGGCGGGAATGGAAGCCGCAATTATATCTGGTATGGCGCATATGACTTCTTTTGTGGGAAGTGAAACTATTCCAGCTATTGCTGCTTTGGAAGAATATTATGGAGCTAATTCAGACGAGGAATTGATTGCTGCTACAGTTCCAGCAACAGAACACTCTGTAATGTGTGCTGGAGGGGAGGAAGATGAGCTGGGCACTTTCAAACGTCTAATTAATGATCTGTATCCTTCTGGGTTTGTTTCTATTGTATCTGATACTTGGGATTTCTGGAATGTAATTGAAAATTTCTTGCCCAAGCTGAAGAAAGACATTATGGCTCGTGATGGTAGAGTAGTAATCCGTCCTGATAGTGGAGACCCGGTAGATATAATCTGCGGGTTGAGAACTAATCCTCACTTCAATACCAGAATGAAAGAAGGTAAGTATTATTGCTGCTATGCTCCGTTTAACGACGATGCAGAGTATGTTGAAGTGTCCGAAGGTCAATATTATGGGGCATATTATATGCTTGGTAAAATCTTCGGATGGAATACTACTTCAAAGGATTACCGTTATCCTAGCACTAAGGTTGGTCTGCTTTATGGAGATTCTATTACTCTGGAACGTCAAAAGCAAATCTACTTGAGATTAGAAAACGCTCATATGGCGGCTTGTAATCTCGTTCTGGGAGTAGGTTCATATTCCTATCAGTATGCAAGTAGAGATAGTCTTGGGTTTGCTATTAAGGCTACTGCTTGCGTAGTAAATGGCGAATTGAAAGAAATCTTCAAACATCCTAAAACTGATGATGGTACTAAGAACTCTTTGAAAGGTTTGATTGCTGTCTATAAATGTCTGGATGGGAAGTATACTGCTACCGACCAGGTCTCAATCGAGGAGGAAAAAGAGGGATGCTTAGAGACTGTCTTTGAAGATGGTATCTTGAAGAAAGAATATTCTCTTGAAGAAATCAGACAAAGAATTGACCGTGGACTTTAATCATCCTTTTGGGAAAGAAGCTTGCAAGAAACGACTATTAGAAGAGTATCATAAATACGGAAAGCTAATAGTCGCTTTCGATTTTGATAATACTATTTTCGATTACCATAATAATGGAGGAGATTATAGTGAAGTCATAAATTTACTTAATAAGTGTTATAAATTGGGATTTCATTTGATATTGTTTACCTGTGAAACAAATCTTCAAGAGCTATGTATTAAACAGATGAAAACTGCTAAATTATTAGGTCTGGATGAAGACTTTGAGCTATATACAAATGAAAGTCCTGTATTTCCTAATTCTGAGAAACCCTATTATAATATCCTCCTAGATGATAGGGCAGGTCTGGAAGAAAGTTATGAAATCTTAAAATATGTAGTAGATGAAATTAAACTTAATCAACAAGGAAATCAGTGAAATTAAGTACGATGTTACTAGATTTCCTGATGGAGAGCCTCAGTTTTTCCTTACTGAGGAATTAAACAGAAAGGAATCTATTGATGTCATTTGTAGAATATCTAATACTGAGGATTTATTCCTCTTAATGCAAGTAGGAGATATTTTAGATAGACAAGAAGTAGAATGGGATTTACACATTACTTATTTAATGTCTATGCGTATGGATAGAGTAATGAGTTTTAATCGTCCATTCTCCTTGAAAGTAGTATGTAATATGTTAAATAGCTTAGGCTATAGAAACATATATGTTCTTGAGGCACATTCTAGTAGAACTTTTCATCTTCTTGGTGACAGATGTTTACCTTGGGAATTTGGACACCACTCTTGGATTCCAGCCCAAAGTAATATCGTGTTCCCAGACCATGGGGCGAAGGACAGATATGGAAGTAACTATTCTCACTATGGTTATTTAGTCTTCAAAAAGGAAAGAAATCTAGAGACTGGAAGAATTGAGTCCTTTGAAATAGAGGAGTCTAAGAATTGCTACTATTCTACATTTGTGTTCATTGATGACTTGTGTGATGCTGGAGGAACTTTCCTAGGAGAGCTTAAGGTTCTCAAAGAGAGATATCCAAATAGCAAGTTTATCATAATTGTATGTCACGCAGTTAATGATAAAGGTCTGATTAATATGTGTAATAATTTTGACCAGGTTATTGTATCTAATTCTCATAGGGATATTAATTATCGTCCCAGCAACGAGAACTTAACTGTAATAGACGTTTGTAAATAACAAAATAAAATGGTAATTGAAGGTCCTTTTTACAGACTTACTCCCATTAGTGAATCTTCTCCGAGGTTTGACTTGGAATTGTTGTATGATATTGGTGGGAAAAATCCGAGAAAAGAATTTAAAGTGGAAGGCTATGGCTATCCCCTAGAAGCTGCTATAGAGCGATGTCGCCATTATGCAGTAAGAAAAAAGTTCGGAAAAGATGAAGTTATAACTTTAGGTAGGTACTTAGATGAGTTTAAAAAGGCAAAGGAGGAAATTAAACTCGAAGTCTCAGGAGATTCAGGAGATTCTAGCGGAGAGGCTGAATAAGCTTTGTAGATTCTTAGATGAGGAATATGACGTTAATTGTGGAGGGTGTTGCTATATAGCATACTGTCTAGCTAGGCTACTAAGTAGAGATAAATTCAAGTTCAAAGTCATTATTTACGAGGATTATGAACTAGAAGAAAAGTTTAGCGAAGTAGCGAGAAGTCATTATCATTATGCGATTTCTATTGGAAAGTACACCATAAACGCAGCAGATTGTGATGATGACGATAGCTTTTGCAGAAATGTGTATACTGGCGTAAAAGCTTCCGAACTACTATCTCACTATCAGAAATGTAGCTGGAATGACTGTTATAATACTCAAAAGAATCAATTCATTTTTAAGACTATAAAGGTGTTTTATGACGACCTCACGGAGGACTTACGAGAAGGATAAACAAATTGTGCATACGCACGATAAGTTTATCTACTGTAGTTCAGTATATCAAATATGGAGCTGGGGAGCTGCTCTAATGGAAGAAAAATACTACTCTTCTAATAAACCTATTGTATTGAAAAAGAATCAACTATGTTGTAAGAGGAAGAAGTACTCTTTGCATAGATTCTTTGAATTACAATTTGCTCCCGAAGAATATTTAATTAATAACGGTTTTAAAATTGTAGAAAATGAAACAGGATGTGATTGAGTACATGGTAGACTCATTTGTAGACTTTAAGGGTGAAGAACGTAAAATTGTAGCTTGTGCTTTAAGTCAGGCTGCTGAAGTAAGTGAGGATGATTGTGTCTTAGCAGTAGGTTGGGTAGCTCCCGATGAATACATATGCACAAATGATCCGGACTATGCTAGAATCTGTAGAGTAGTAACCGTTGGTATTGCAGTATGTAATCCTAGTGATACCTTCGATTTGGCTAAGGGACAGAAGAAGGCTTACGATAAGGCTCTTCATGATCCAAAGTGTCCAGCTATTTATACTACATCTAGAGGTGTAGCAGGTAAAGTGCTGGTAAAAGCATTCTTGGAACAGGAGCTTACTTTCTTGAAAGAAAATCCAGAGCGTATCATTAAGGGGTATAACCAAATGAAAGCTCGATTCGAAAGAAAAGAAGCCCTCAAGAACGAAATCAAAAATCTCTCTGATAAAGAGAAGCAAGCTTTGAATCTAGCTAAAGAAGGTATAGATGTAGTTAAATGCGCTGAACTGGTAACTAAAGCCAAGGCAATAGGCGTTGAGCTAAATGAACAGGACTAAGTTTTGCTATATCTTAATAGCCTTGATGGGATTGCTAATTATTTATTTGCTAATACCTAAGAAGGAAACCGCAGTTTCTCCGCCTAATGTGCAGGAAATAGTAAGGGATTCTATAATTAGAGATAGCATCTATATAGTTAACGATTCCATCGTGGAGAAAATTAAGTATATAGACAAAGAGTATGATGAGAAAGTATCTACTATTATGTCTAGTTCTGATAGCATCAATTTGTGCTTTTTCTCAGAATACATCGACCGTTACAATAACCAGCGAGCAACTAAAAACAACTAATCTGATATTTGCCGAGCATCAGAAGTTGTCTGAAACTGTTCCGTTATTGAATAAGCGAATAACTAATCTAGAACTAATAAATAAGAGTTGGGAAAAAACGGATTCTCTTCGTAGAGTTCAGTTACTGTATTATGGAAACATAATTGAAGATAAAAATAGATCTATTGAAGGTCTTAATAAGTCTTTAAAAAAGAAGCAGAATGTCATTAAATATGGCGCTGCTGGTTCATGTGTATTAATATTATTATGCCTATTACTGAAGTAATGTTTAAGGACAAAGATGGTTTTCACTACAAACATCCTGAACGTAGCTGCACTAGGTGTAAGAATTACCCTTGCTTGCCTAACATGGATAAGCTGCAAGGAGACTTCGCTTCTTATGGTTGTAGGAAGTTCGAGGATATTAATACATTTGAAGTGTGGAAACCAAAGAAGTAACTTACCATGTCAAATTTGTTGCTGAATGTGAGGACGGGATGGGATACGCTAATTATGTCTTTGAAAGGCTAGAATATGATAATCTAGATTACAAGGATATAATGTGTGTTCGATTCCCGAATTGGAACCAGTGTTCTATGAAATTAGGAGATGTCGGCTATGTTTCACTAAGATACGTAGAAGAAGGCATCGATAGATGGTACGATGGTAAAGATTTTGTTCCATACAAGGATAGTAATATAATTTTCTTGAAATTTATTCATGAAAAGCCTATCATTGAAGATGGACAAATATTATTAGATTAACATTAAAAAGGAGATAAACTATGAAGTATTTTTAAAGAATAATTTATGACTGTATTAGGAGATAAGCTGAGAGAGGCTTTGAGCGATAAAGCAAACGACGTTAATAGCTATGTATGGAAAGGACCTAAGGTAAATGGGGTCCAGGAGGAAATTAAATTGGTAGACGCAGGTTATGACCAGCTGAGACGATTCTACAATCATTGTGAACAAATGTTGTACAACTCTGATACCAAGAATCCGGGTCGTGTAACATTACTCGGAATTGTGTCCGACCAAATACAAAGATGTCGTGCAGAGCTTCTTATTAGATGGCTTAGAGCTGAAAAGCAATACACAAACACACGTTGTTTGGAAGACTTGAAAGCTGTTATCAAAAACAATAAGGAAGTGTTAACTAATGAGGCTATTAAGGTCTATCCAATTGGAGAGATTCTTAATGGAATCCCTGTAGAGTTTAGAGAAGTACCAGTAAGTTTAGTTATGGATGCTTGTTTAGATTCCTTGGGATTGTTTGACAACTCTCATTTGACGCTTAACTTCATTGTAAAAATGGGACTGTGGTTTACACAGCAAGAAATGCAGAAAGACTTGTATCGTAAAGACCCAGTGACAGGTAAAGCTGTTAACAGACTGTTAGTAGTAAGTAAGGAACTTCGTTTGAATCCTTCTATAGCTCTGAAAATCTGTGATACTGGATTAAGTTATGCTGAGTTTAGATCTATGTGTAGATTGAAACGAGATAAATATGCTAACTTAACTAGTGATCAGCTCAGACTGCTATCAAACAAAGTTCTTTATCGCTTCCAAAATCAATGCGAGAACCAGGCTAAACAATGGAAGGATAAGATGGAAGAAATCAAGAAAGTTGCAGAACTTAAAGGATGGGACATCACTAGGAATATAGATTGATGAAAGACCTCTTTACTCCTGTTACTCGTGATGAGCGACAGGAGCAATGTAAGAGAGCCTGGTTATTACATAAAGGAAGAGGCACCATAGAAGCCTGTACAGGCTTTGGTAAAACACGATGTGCTATTAATTGTTTAAAGGCTGTTCTATCTAAATATCCTACTATTAGAGCATTGGTAGTAGTCCCCACGGAACTTTTAAAGAATCAGTGGATAGATATATTAGATAAGGAAGGTCTAGGGTTAAATACAGAGGTGCAAGTTGTAAATACTACAGCAAAGAATGGATACGAATGTGACTTTTTAATCATTGATGAAATCCATAGAACTGCTGCTGAGACTTTACAATTTGTATTTAGTAAGGTTAAATACAAGTTAATTCTTGGACTAACTGCTACTCTGGAAAGACTTGACGGTAGACATACTATAGTCGAGAAATATTGCCCTGTAGTTGATAGCGTAACTATTGAAGTAGCCAAAGCCAATGGTTGGGTATCTGATTTTACTGAATATCAAGTAATTATCACAGCAGAAGACATCGAAAGCTATCGAGAGCAAAATAGGGAATTTATAAGACATTTTGAATTCTTTAACTTTGATTTTGGACTCGCAATGAGTATGGTTGGTAAAGACGGCCTCAGAAATAGGCTTAATTACAGAAACCAGATTTGTAGTAGTTCGGATAAAGCTGAGCTGTCTAATGCTTTGAAGCAGATTACCTTTCATTCTACAGCTTTTATGAGAGCTTTACAAGCTAGAAAAAAGTTTATCCATAATCATCCGGCTAAATTAGAAGTGGCTAGGGAGATTATTGCTCACAGAGCAGACAAGAAAATTATTACATTCTCTGCTAACACTGCAATGGCAGAGAAGATAGGAGTAGGATATGTTTACACTGGCAAAGAAAGTAAAAAACAAAACAGAATTACACTTGAGGAGTTCGCCCTACTAGACAAGGGCGTGATTAATAGCTGTAAATTGGCTATTGAAGGTTTTGATTGTCCCGGTCTATCGGTCGGGATAATGCTTGGAGTTGACTCTAGTAGCACAAAAAGCACTCAAGCCGCTGGTAGGGTCATTAGAAAAGAAGGTTCTAAATACTCTGAAATATTCACATTAGTGCTAGAAGATACCGTTGAACAAGAATGGTTTAAGAAGTCTCATCAAAAGAGCGAGTATGTTACTATTGATGTAGATAACTTACGAAAGTTACTTAATGGAGAGCCTTGGGAACCTTACAAGAAAAAATTGCAGAATTTTACCTATCGTTTTTAATTATGGAAACTTATTACACTAAAAAAGAGTTTAATGAGATGAAGTCTGCTTTGACTAAGAAGTGCAAAGCATTGGAAACTAAAGTTAGTAAGCTTACCGCTGAATTGAAGGAATTAAAGAAGGACTATGCAGTACTTCTTGAAACTGCCAGCGAAAAAGTTGAGGACTAAAGTTTATCACGTAACCAAGTTTTAACGCTTTAACAAGTAAACTAGACTTGGTGTATAGATTAGTAGAAAATCTATTAATTTGTACACGTGAAAAATCTTGAACTGAAACAGCAACTTTTGTTTTGTGAAAAATATAGCATAAACCCAAGTGAGCTGTTGTTGTTAGAAATTCTTCTTATCGCCCAAGAGGGTGATGAACCCGAAATTGTCCACGAGTATTTCTCTTCTAGAGTATGCGCTCGTGGTTTTACAATAGAACTATTAACTGGACTTCGCGATGCTGGAGTTATTCATAAATCCTATAAGATTCCTGAGAAAGGGTCTGTATTTAACCCACTAGATGTTCCTCTAAATAAGTTAGTTGTGAAAGACTTTTATAAGTGTTCATTCGACTTAGGTAAGGAATTGTGGGATACTTATCCATTATTTGGAATAGTTAATAATACACAAGTGGGTCTGAAAAGCGTATCTAAGAAATTTGATACAATTGAAGACTTCTATAGGTTTTATGGTAAAACTATCAGATGGAAGCCAGAAACTCATAACCATATTATAGAGTTAGTTAAGTGGGCTAATGAACACAATATATTGTGTACCACAATAGCTAATTTTGTAATAGACCATAAGTGGGAAGAACTAGAGGCATTAAAGAATGAAGGCGGAGTTAATTATGATTCTATGAGATTACTATGATTTCTGATAAACTTCTCAATGAAATTGATAGAGGTAGACAGGGACTAAATCATGGTATTTCTATGAAACTTCCTAAGCTAGAGAGTATTATTGATGGAGTTACTAGGGAAACCTATACTTTAATTCTATCAAACTCTGGTGCAGGTAAGACTTCGTTTGCCTTATATGCTTATGTATATCGACCACTAATGGAACATCTTGATGATGATGATTTTAAGGTATTGTATTTCAGTCTTGAAATGGGAGAAGTAGCTTTGTATATTAAGCTGTTATCCATATATATATTTGAGACCTATGGAATCCAACTATCTTTTAAGAAGATATTGTCAAGAGAAAAAGAATATATTTTATCTGATGAGCATTATGACTTAGTTAAGCAATGTATGCCTTGGATAGATAAGATTAGTAAGAAGTTAGAAATCTATGACAAGAAGGTAACTCCGAAGAAGGTATATGCCATCTTGAAAACTAGGTTGGAGGAAATGGGAACCTTTTCTGAAAGTGAAACCCGCCTCGTCTATACTCCAAATAATCCTAATCTTATTTATAATGTAGTTGTAGACCATATTGGTCTTGTTGGTACAAAGCCTGATATTGATTTGTTGTCTAGCTATCTTCTTTTTCTTAGAGATAAGTGTTTTATTAGTCCTGTAGTAATACAGCAAGCTAATAGAGAGCAAGGAAATATTGAGAGGTTTAAACAAGGCAAAAGTGCATTTACTATTCACGATGCTAAGGATTCAGGTAATACTGTGCAAGATTGTAATATCATGATTGCATTGTATAATCCTCACAGAGATGGATTGAAGACTTATAAACATTACAATATTGAGTATCTAGGCTCTTATTATAGGAGTATTATGGTACTTAAGAACCGATATGGGGATTGCGATGTTGAGGTTGGAGTAAACTTCTTTGGATGGATTAATATGTTCTACGAGCTGCCGAAGCCCGATGAAATTTATGATTATGAGAGATATACAAGTCCAAACTATATATTAGAAGATAATAGTTCTATTGTAGAACAGGAGCTAGATGATATTACAGAATTAGATAATTCAAATTCGAATTTTAATTTTGCATTAGAATAATGGCTGCTGAAACAATTGCTATCGTAGGTGAATCAGGTACTGGAAAAAGTACAAGTTTAAGAAATCTTAATCCCGAAACTACTTTTATTATAAGTACTACGGGTAAACCCCTTCCCTTCCGTGCATGGAAGAAGAAGTATATTCCCATCAAAATCGAAGGAAAGAACGTGAGTGGTAACTACTATGTAAGTTCAAAGTGGGACCAAATACTGAAAATTCTTCAAATTATTGATAAGATGATGCCGCACATCAAGCAGGTAATCATTGATGACTTCCAATATGTTCTCTCTTATGAGTTCGTTGATAGAGCAACTGAAGTTGGTTATACTAAGTTTAGTGAATTAGCTCAACACGCTATGGAAATTCTGAGATATTCAGAAAAGATGAGGGAGGATTGCAAAATGATCTTCTTGACTCACTCAGAAAATGTTGGAGACAACGTTAATCCTAAGTATGTTATCAAGACTGTTGGTAAGTTGCTATCTGAAAAAGTAACCTTGGAAGGTTTGTTTACATATATCTTCTTTACTAAAGTAAACGAAGGAGACTCCGGTAGAATGGAGTATAAGCTTATCACTAACAATGATGGTAGCTGTGTAGCAAAGACTTCTTTGGGAATGTTTGAAGACTTAGAAATTGATAATGATTTGGATGAGATTATTAAAGTTATTGACGCTTATAACGAAGGGGAATAATGAAATTAGACATACTGTTTCACTATGATGTGAATGAGCAAACGGGTGAAATCACCTATATTGGTAAAGAAGAAATCCATGTTGACACCGTAGCTACTAAGAAAGCTGCAAGTAGTAAATCTTCATCTGCTAAGGTAGATGAAAATCCTGAACCTATTATTACGCTTGATTCTAACAAGTTGATTTTGACCCAAGGGGCAGTAAACTTGTTACAAGTCTGTGCAGATTGTCGTGTAGACATCAAGTATAAGAAAAAGGATAAGAAGGCAGTTCCTATTATTGGAACCGATGCTGCTTTCGGTACTAAGGCTGGAAACAAGCTGACTAAAAGTAATACTGTAAGTTATAGAGGAGCTGCTAACGAAAAGCTTTCCGCTTACGGTACTGTCTTTAAGTTAGAACCTACAGAGGATAAAGGAATTTATTATCTGATAGGAGACAAGGTACAGGAGTCAAATCCTGTGCCGGAAGAGATAATTGATATCGAAAAAGAACTCGATATAGAAGCATTAGATAATTTAAACATAGACGAAGATGACAAAAACTTAGAAAAATTTGATTTTAATTTGAATTAATTATGGCATTTAATTTTGGTATATCAGCAGACTCAGCAGTAAGAAACACACGTCGTCCTTTAACCCCTTGGAATATCCATGATGTAAAATTCATGGGTTGCGAAATCAAGGAATTTGATGGGAAGAAGGACCCAACAGCTCACTATAAAGTTTTGTCTATCAATTTTGAGAACGAAGATGGTTACTTCTCAGTAACTCAATTCTTCCCGAAAGCTGGTGATGATGAGAGACGAGAATTTGATAGTAAGAATGGTGGAAAGGTAGTGATGCCTTCCAACTTCGAAACTTTGATGGCTGTAGTTAAACAGACTGCGCAGGTTCTTAACCCTGCAGGATTCGAAAAGATGCAAGCAGCTAGCTCTAAGTTTAAGAGCTTCGACGATGTAGCTAAGGCTTTGATTACAATCACTGAGAAGGTAAAGGGAACAGAGACTAAGTTGAAGTTGATTGGTAGAAACCGTGACGGTAAGGTAGTTGCTGATATACCGCGTATTGTTGGTATTAACAAACAGGGTGAGTCGTTCATTTCTGATAACTATATTGGCGATAAGCTGTTCTTCTCTGACTATGAGGAAGGAGAACGTCAGAAATATCTGAAGGCTAAGCCTACTGAAATGAAGTCAGAAGATCCAATTGCAGATGTAGCAGGAGTAGACCAAGCTCCAGCAGATGATTTGGACATCACTGACTTACTCTAATGATTTGTTAGTAGAGTAATTCATAAATTCCTTAGTGACCATGTTTGATTATACTTTTGAACCAAAAATTACTAAGGAATTTCTTCTATCTAAAAACAATGAGGAGACTTACATGACTTATTATCTGGGCATCCCAGTTAAGAAAGGATTGTTTAAGTCTCCTTTGCGTAGTGACAGTCATGTCACTTGCAGTTTCTTTAGAGGAAAATCTGGAAACTTGTATTTTAAAGACTTTGCTTCTGGAAAATGTCTCACATTCGAAGGAGTAGTTATGGAAAAGTATAATTGTAACTACCACACTGCTTTAAGGATTATAGCTAAAGACTTTGGATATACGAAAGATTCTTCCGTAAAGAAAGTTGCAGTGAAAATCCAGCCTAAGTTTGAAGAAGAGAAACAAACTTTTATTCAGATAGAGGCTAAGGATTTTTCAGAACCTGAGTTGAAGTGGTGGGGAAGTTTTGGTATAACTAAAGACATCTTATATAAGTTCAAAGTATACAGTTGTAGTACTGTATTTTTGAATGGGAACATATATGCACAATCTGCCCAGCATAGTCCTATATATGGCTATTATTTTGGAAAGAAAGAGAACATCGAGCAATGGCGAATTTATATGCCAAAACGAAAGGAGTTTAGATTCATAGGAAATGTTTCAACCAAGACTATTCAAGGCTATAAGCAATTAGCTAAGAGTGGAAAACTAGTTGTTATAACTAAGTCTATGAAAGATGTAATGTGTTTATATTCTTTAGGAATACCAGCTATAGCTCCCAACTCTGAAACTCAGTTTGTTTCTGATAAGATTTTAGAAGAATTAAAGCAGAGATTCAAATACGTTGTGTTGCTATATGATAATGATTTGACTGGAGTACGTTTTACTAATAAGATTAGGAAAGAGCATCCAGAACTAATTGTATCAATGATTCCCAGAAGCACAGGAGCTAAGGATATAAGTGATTATTACCATATGTATGGAAGAAAAGGTACACAAGAATTTATTACTAATTACATAAAGAAACTTAAGAAGAATGAAAAAGTAGACTAATACAAGTGTTACAGCCATCTTTAAGGACGGTAGTAGAAAAACTTTTGAATCTGTTGAATTAGCCTCCGAAGGAACTGGTTTGGAGATAAACTCAATCAAAGCTAGAGCTAATAAGCCTGGCTCTGGAGCAAAATCAAAAGACGGAATTACCTTTGAATGGGCAGACCCCGCAGTTAGAAGAAGTAAGCAGGCAAAGAAGAGTAAACAAAAAGGCTCTCAGTATGAGTTAGAAATAATTCACAAACTTAGAGATATAGGATACGAAGGATGTGTGTCTAGCAGAAGTCAAAACAAATTGGCTGATGCTGACAAAATAGATATTGTTGACATGAACAATGAACTTCCGGTTAATATCCAAGCTAAATTTACTCAGAATATGCCTAACTATTTTGATATTAGAGATGCTTGCAGTGATAAGTCAAAACCGTTCTGTATATGCTGGAAAAAGGCAGGAAAGAACGGAGAGTCAGCTAGAGGGCAAGTTGCTGTAATCCCAATCAGCTTTTTTTATGAGCTACTAGAAATGTGCAAGAATGGAGGAATGGAAGGTATATCCAGAGTTTCCGACGTATGAAGTGTCTAATAATGGACAAGTACGAAATAGGAAAAGAGGAAATATATTAAAGCCTCATGAGGATAAGGATGGATATTTAGGAGTATGCCTATGCTTTGAGGGTAGGAAGTACCATAGAAGAATAAATAGGATAGTTGCTATTACTTTTATTCCTAATCCCGACAATCTGGAGATAGCTGACCATATTGATAAGGATAGAAAGAATAATTGTGTTTCTAATCTTAGATGGGTTGATACTATTGGAAATAATAGAAATAAAATTTCTAACTCCAAAGTTGATATTTGTGACAAAGATGGGAACATATTGAAGTCTTTTGATTCTATATCTGAGGCAGCAGAATATTATAATGTACCAGATGATAAGATGTGCGCAGCGGTAGTAGTTAATAAGAAAATTGGAGGTTATGTTAAATACTCTGAGAAATAAAGTCGCTGTAATACCTATAGAATATTTTTATGAATTGCTTAGAAAATGAAAAAGTTAGTAGTTAAAGGTCCGGTTCCTACGATTAAAAATTGTATAGTTAATGACTTTGATGATGAATATGCTCTTTATTTAAGGACAGCTAAAAAGAATTGGAGAACAATGGAAGCATTCTCTCTTGAGTTTGATTCCACTTTATCTGATTTGAAGAAAAGTCATTTCATCTACGTAGATAGAGAAGACCTAGAGCTATTAATAAAGAAGCGATTGAATGTTATTGAAGTAATCGAGTTATGAACATATATTTATTTCCATGGCATACAGACGAAGCCTGTACTATTAGCAAAGTAGTAGCAAGAAGCTATGAGGATTGCGAAGAGAAGATAAAGAGTATGTATATAAATAAATACGACGATTTAGACGATCTTCTAGATTATGATGATTTCTGTATAGAACTTGCTGAAAAACATGGAATATATTTAGGAGACGTATCTGAGATAAATGAATTTATGTAATCCATTAAGGATAGCGTTAGACTTGGATGACACAATCTTCGATTTCTGGGGAGCATATAAAACACTATTCCCTAGAGAATCAGATTTAGTCGAGCACGTAATTACACGAAACGTAGTAAGTCTTCGCTACAACAAGGAGTTTTGGGAAAATTTACCCTTGCTAGAAAAGCCGAATTTCGAGCCATATATTTATGCGACCAAAAGAATTAACAGTAAAACTTATACTCGAAATTGTCTAGCTAAATACAATTTACCCATAAGACCTATTTATCAAATGTATTATCAGCACGGAAACAAGGCTGACTTGATAAAAGGCAAATGCGACGTATTAATCGACGACAGTATTAGTAATGTGACTATGGCAATAAACTCTGGACTTCCAGCATTGCTAATAGATAGGCCACATAACCAGAATGGAGATCCTTTATTCCGCATTTATAGTTTAGATATTGACGAAATTAGATTTGCATATGAATTAGAATTAGCAACTTTAGGATGGAATTAAAAGATATCAAGCTTAGGCCGCTGCTAGACACACTAAGATTGGAGAAGATAAGTGATAAGGTATATTTTTCTGAACAGTACAGTGGATACGTTAGTAATTCCCGTTTAGGATTAATTAATCCTCGGCAGGATGGTAATCCAGATAAATTCTTTACTGGGTTTAAAAATACTTTCTCTTCTGCTCTGGAACTTGGAAGCGCTGTACACGAGTTAGTGCTACAGCCAGATAGTTTTGAACTGTCAGAAGACATTGGTAAACCTACTGCAAAGTTAGGAGCAATGGCTAATGAACTCTATCCCGTTTTTCTGAAAGGAGAAGTAACATTTGACGATGTAAAGAAAGCATCAGACAAGGTCGAATATTACAAGGGAAAGCTTACCAAGGAACTAGCTAAATCTGTGATTGAAGCTTCTACTAACTATTGGAAGAATAGACAGCTAAAAGAATTTGATTTAACACAAGATAAGGAAATTATATATCTTGACAACAAATCACTAGAAATCGTAAAGTCTTGTGTATCAGCATTAAATAGCAATAAGCAAGTGCAGAAACTTTTACATCCTGAAGGGATAACTAAAACACCTATTTCTGAAAATGAGCAAGCTATTTTATTGGACGTGGAGGCGACCTGCCCTAATGGAAAAAAGTTTATCTTACACCTGAAGTCCAAACTAGATAATTATACAATAGATACAGAAACTAACACTATTGTAGTGAATGATATTAAGACGATTGGAAAAATCGTTAGTGAAATTGACACCAATATCAATAAGTATCACTATAGTAGGGAGTTTGCGATGTATTTATACCTTCTGAAGTTGTGTGCTGAAAAGTTCTATAACTTGGAGAATCCAAAATTGCAAGCTAATTACTTAGTAGTTTCTACCATTCCGAACTTTTATAGTAAGGTTAGGCCAGTTACTTATTTGGAATTGCGACAAGGATTTCATGAGTTCAAGACTCTTTTGAAGTATGTAGCCTATCAGATAGGTTATAGAGACTATTCTCTTGATGAACGACCTTCAAAATATCAGCTTTGAACAATTGTCATCAATTTACTCAAAATACTTTACCTTAAACTACCTAGGGAGCAATATGGGTGATAAACTAGCCTGTATTGCTCTTACTTGTTATATAACTAATGAGTTAAAGAAAAAAGGTCAAAAGGTAACGTGTTATGATGTTTTATTGAAAGTCGGAAAAGATTTTAGGGAGGGAGAAAAAAATACCTTTCTGAAGTCTTTAGGGGCTATCTGTGAGGATTTAATGTACGGGTGTACCACTTTTCTTGACTTTGGCATTAAGCCGAAAGATATGCCCAAACAGCTCCAGATTTTGCTCGACAATTATGTACCATTTTAAGAGATTTTTAGTTAAGAGGATTTTAACGTCCTTTAACATAAAATTAACATTTGAAGATTAGGGTTTCTATGTATGATGTAGTATAATTGATTACATCAGTAAGGAAACAATACTGATTAGATACGGAAAAATAATTTCAGATTATATGTTAATGATTTATGTTTAAAAATTTTATTTATTATGAGTACAACGATTTTGAATTTTAAGAAAGTAGAAGTAGTAGCAGAAAGCAAAGAAGCAGCAATCGCACAAGTTGAAAGCACATTATTCCATGTAAATGGTGATGCAACTCAGGCTTACAAAAATTGGAAAGCTAAACAGACTAAGGGTATTACTGAGCGTGATGTAAAAGAGTTTATGCTTGAATATCTCGCTAAGAAAGGCAAGAACTGCCCCGGTGCTGGTTATCTGATTACTATTGAATCGTCTGTTGCAGACACTCGTGAGCGTCCGTACAAGATTGACGATGTTAAAGGTGATGGAAAGCGTAAGTTTAAGACTTTCTACAAGTGGATTGACAAAGAAACTAAGACTGTTGTTTGCCAAGTTGATACTAACAAAGCTGACGCTAAGAACGCAATCAAAGAATTGTATAAGAGCGGTAAGTATAAAGGAAATGCTGAGTTAGTGAAAACTAAGGATGTTGTTGAAGGACAGGCAGTAGTAGCAACTGCACAATATACTCCTTCTAAGAATACCAAGAATGGTACTTGGTTAGCTTTCGGTATCGAAGCCTAATTTCTTGAAAGATATACGTTTAAAAGGAAGATTGCCTAAGGGTGGTCTTCCTTTTTTATTTTGAGATAAGCAATATTTAATAGATATTAAACGTAATTTAATTATGGAAGTGTAACAACTAATTAACAATTAAATGGAATTTACTCCTATAACAGGACTTCAGATTAGAATTAATTTCTATACAAACAGAGGTTGTGTGCTTGAAGATGTAATAGAAAATCATTTCTATAACTATTTTAGCTTAGTTAATCCTCTAATAATCGGAAGAAAAGAATCCATCGCGGGAAAACCTACAGATGGAATAGTTAGGTTCTATGATGAAAACCGGAATGTCAAGTTCTGGATTCTTCAAGAAACTAAAAGAGATATAGGTATTAACTCTGTTTTCGTACATAGGTCTTTATTACAGGCTATGATGTATTTAGGAAACGTGTATTATGATACTAGTACTCATTTAGGAGTAGATAATTTCAATGGAGTATTTCTCGATTCGGCAAGGTATTTTTGCTACATTCCGAGAAGAGAAATAGATACTCTAATGGAAAAATTTGAACCTTTATGGCGCAAATATTTTCGAGTTTCACCTTCCAAAGCATACAAAGAACCAGAATTAGAGAGTTTTGCAGAATTAGCTATGTATTCTCTAAGGCATAGGGTTAAAGCATTGGATGAACACTTTAGATTAGACCTCCTATTAAAGGAGATTTACTATAATAATGTTTAAATATGGAATTGACGATTGAACAATTGATGCAAGGGAAAGCAACTAGAATTAAGGATAAAGAGTATTTTACTACTGAAGCCTATGTAACTCCGTTTATAGACAGAGTATCTAAAATGACTGATAATTTTATCATTAATGCTAAGCCTGCTGACCAAATATCGCTTACTAAAGATGGGGAGATTAATTTTGATGATGTAATATACAATAGAGTTTGGATTCAAGGTGTTTTGCCGGACGAATATGCTTGGGATAATCATAAAAGAGTAATTAGTATGATTTATGCCCTTGATACTCGTAAACCATTAGTTAAGTTCTATGTAGGAGCTTTAAATATGGCTTGTCTAAACTTGTGTGTATTTAATCCAGAAATGTTAAATGTTTCTGAGCTAGAGCCAGAATCTGCTATTAACTATAGCTTCTTAAGAAATGCTATGTCGATGACAGATGAAACCAACTTAATGCTTAAGAAACTTTCAGAGATGGAGTATAAGAAAGATGATATATATGCTGACCTAGGTCACTGGGTTGACAACTGCATCAATTCTAAAATCAACATGGGATTTGGTTCTGTAAAATTAGCTGAATCTGCTCCGATTGATGTTTATAAAGATTTGTTTTATGATGAAAAATCTAAGTATTATACAACAGACAATGTTGTAGATGGATTTACCGTGTATAACGCATTTACTGACTTGATTACCCAGGATAAGAGAGACTTAGTAAATAAATTCGAGAAGACATTGTTAATTAAGGACGTAATGGGTATTTAATATGCAAGTAGTAAAGAGAGACGGAAGTTTACAGGAATTTGACGGTAATAAGATAGTAGAAGCAATATCTAAAGCATTTAATGCTTGCTGTCCTGAAGAAAATAAAGAAGTCATTACAGCTATGGTGGCTGATATGCATTTATGGGACGGTATTACTATAGAAGAGATTCAGGACGTAGTAATAGAAACCTTGAGGGACTATGGTTACGATGATGTAGCCTCAGCATATTCTCAGTATAGAAGTGAACAATCTAGACTTAGAGAAATCATAGCTAAGATTAGTTATCAAGATAACTATATTAATAGTTCCGAAAATGCAGCTACTTCATCTGAAACAGATGGAAATGCTAATGTTGTATCTAAGAACGTTGCTACATTAGAGAGTGAAGATAGAAAGCGCGAGAACAGAGAAATTCAGCGCTATCGTATGAAGAAGAAATTAAAGCTTCTTTATCCCGAACTCTCTTCTCAATATTCTAGAGACCTAGACAGTCATATTATTTATACTCACGATGAGGCTTCTACGTCAGTACTTAAACAGTATTGTATGGCAGTCTCGTTATATCCTCTAATGTTAGAGGGAGTAGGTAATATTGACGGAGTTACTCCTGGCCCTCCTAATGATTTGCAGTCATTTAGTGGACAGGTTACTAACTTAGTATTTCTATTGTCTTCTCAATGTAAAGGAGCAGTTGCTGTAGGTAGCTATTTTATTGCACTTAACTATTATATTATTGCTGAATACGGAGAAAAGTGGTATGAGAAGCTCGATTGTATATGTACTTCGGAACATTCTCTTATTAAGAGAACTATCGAAGACTCCATCCTTAAAGCTTTTAAACAGTTTGTTTGGGGAATTAATCAACCTGCTGGAAACAGAAGTTATCAATCTCCCTTTACTAATGTTTCGTACTACGATAAGACCTATTTTGAATCTCTATTTGGAAAATTTTACTATCCAGACGGAACTAAGCCAGAATGGGTAGCAATTGATACTTTACAGAGATTGTTCATGTCTTGGTTTAATAAACTTCGCTTGAAACAAGTTCTGACATTTCCAGTAGAAACCTTTGCTATGGTGCATGACGGTAAAGACATTATAGATAAGAACTATAAAGACTTATGTGCAGAAATGTATTCTCAAGGTCATAGTTTCTTTACCTATATCTCAGACAGTGCAGATAGTCTTGCATCTTGTTGTCGTCTTCGTAATGAATTAGCTGAAAATACATTTAGTCCTACCTCTGGTATGACTGGTGTAAAGACAGGTTCTTGTAATGTTATTACTCTGAATATTAACAGAATTGTCCAAGATTGGGCTAGACAAGAAACTACTTGGTGGAGTGAAGATGGAGACAAAAATCTCTTGCATTGTAAAGATAATGTTGCCCTACTCAAAAAATATCTAATAGATATTCTAGAGAGAGTATACAAGTATCACATTACCTATAAGACCATGCTCTATGAGTGGGAGGATAAGAAGATGTTTGCTTCTTCAAATGGAGGTTACATAAACATCAAAGACCTATATAGTACTATTGGGCTAAATGGTCTGAATGAAGCTGCTGAGTTCTTAGGAATGAAGGTATCTAATAATCCAGAATATTTTGAGTTTTTACAGCTCATACTTGGAACAATAAAAGAGCAGAATAAACTTCATTCTATCCATGACAAAAAGCGTCCCTTCTTATTTAATTCTGAAGTCGTTCCAGCAGAGGGACTTGGTGGTAAGAATTATAAATGGGATAAAGCAGATGGCTATTGGGTTCCTGAAGATAGGAATCTGTACAATAGTTACTTCTATAATGCCCATGATGATACATCAGTGTTGGATAAGTTTATACTTCATGGAAGGCAGACTTATCAGTATACAGATGGAGGTAGTGCAGCTCACATTAACTTGGAGGAACATCTGTCTAAGGAGCAATACTTGAAGCTTATAGACTTTGCTATTCAGCAAGGAACTAATTACTTCACGTTCAATATTCCTAATAGTAAGTGCGAGGATTGCAAACATATTGTGAAAGCTCCCATTAAGGTATGTCCTAAATGTGGAAGTGAACATATTACTCAATATACCAGAATTATTGGCTATCTAAGACCTATCACTGCTTTTGGTAAGGATAGAAGAATAGAAGCCGAGAAAAGAACATATTCTAAAGAAGTAAATTAAAAATGAGTAAAATTTTAATTATTCCAGATGTTCACGGAAGACCATTCTGGAGAAAAGCAAAAGAGAAGATTAATAGTGTGGATAAGGTAGTCTTTTTAGGGGACTACCTCGACCCATATGGTTATGAAGGTATTACTAGAGAGAATGCTATAGAGGAGTTTAAAGAGATTATCCAATTCAAGGTTGATAATCCCGATAAGGTAATACTACTCCTTGGAAATCACGACTGTGCTTATTGCTATGATTTCGGAAGTGCTTCTAGGTATGATTACGCTAATGCAGAGCTAATTAAGGAAATGTTTGAGAATTTCAAGTCTCTATTCCAACTCAAATACTTCTCGGAAGGTATTCTATATACTCATGCTGGAGTTACTAATGATTGGTTAAAGAGTATGGATTTTACTATTACTGACCTAATTACTAAGCCTGAGGACTTTCTAGTTGGCTTCCTATGGGAAGTATCTCGTATGAGAGGAGGATGGTCTAATACAGGCAGTATGGTATGGAGCGATGTCAGAGAAGGAGATAGAGAGTCTACATATTATCAAATATTTGGACATACTCAATTGGAATCAGAACCCATTATTACTGACAAGTTTGCTTGCTTAGATGTAAGAAGACCTTTTATATTAGATACAGAAACTAAAAAGATTGAGGAGTATGCTTAAATATGTTGATGCCAGAGTAGTCTTTCAGGAAATTCCGGATGAGATCACATTAGCTATAAATATATCTAACTGTCCTTGTCATTGTAAAGGATGTCATAGTCAATACCTAGCCGAAGATATAGGTAAACCATTAATTGAATATCCGCAGGGGTTCTCCGATGATTACATTATTCATCTAGACGAACTAATTACAGATGGTATTTCGTGTATAGCATTTATGGGAGGGGATTCTGATCCTCACCTAGTAAATGTGTTAGCTAGTTTTGTTAAAGATTATTATCCGAATTTAAAAGTGGCATGGTACTCAGGTAGACAAGAACTATCTGAGCACGTGAATATGAAGCATTTCGATTATATCAAGCTAGGTCCATATATTGAAGAAAACGGACCTTTAAATAGTAAGACAACTAATCAAGTTATGCTTCATATAGATAATAGCTGTGGAAAACCCATAGTTAAAGACATAACATCACGTTTTTGGAAATGATTCTTAAGGTTGCGTATGATGATAACAGTCAATATCTGGTTGACGAATTAAAAAAGGTTCTTCCTAAATATCCTTTAGTAGAATTACAAACTTACCATGAAGGCTTGTTCAAGGAGCGTAAAAACGCCTTCAAGCTTAAGGGAGGTTTTAGCGCTAGACATACTCCATTTGCTGTATTAATTGATAATGATGCAGCTCCAGTAATGGCATTCTACAGTGAAGCTAATACTTGTACCATAGAAGAGATAATGAAAGCATTAAACAATCCTGTAGTGTATGGTAGAATTGAAGGTTAAAGATATTATTGAGAAGAAGAAACTTCTGATAAAAGGACTTGAAGAGAATATCTTCAAGGACTTTACTGAAGAAGAAGAAAATCTCTTGCACTCCAAGCACGGAATGATTAAAGTTAGTCATAGGTCAGGCGCTGGTAAAGTGTACGAAGGGATAACTGGAGCGTTTAAGGTTGGGCTTCCTCTAATTATTGATAGTGAGCCGACTAAGATAATACAGAGAATTACCATGATAGATTGGGACTCTAGTATGTTCCAGGATGCAGATGGAGAGTGGTTTATATTTGAATTTACTCCAATAAGACTCTACGAATTAAGTGTATGATAAGAAAATTTACTAACATCGTTTGTGTATATTACAACGACAAAAATTATATTCCAGCTAAGTATAATTGTCCAGACTTAGAGATTGATGATGTAATTCTCAACCTGACTACAAACAAGGAACAGAATTATGAAAAGATTTCTGAGATTATTGTTGATTATGCCTTTGCTTTGTTCTGTAACAAATCTGATTTAAAAGATTTTTCACAAGACCATAAGAAGTATAAGAGGCAGAACTGGAAATTGCTCGACTTTAGGGAAATAATTAAAACAACAGAGATAAAACCAAAAGATCAGAAATGAAATATGGAGTTATTTTAGCTAGGTTTCAGCCCATTCACAATGGGCACCTAGCTTTAATTAAAAAAGCTTGTTCAGAGAACGATAAGGTTCTTTTGTTAGTTGGTAGTGCTGATAAAGTAAACAAGCGTAATCCTATTCCTATAAAGGTTAGGATAAAATTACTAGAAACTGCCTTAGAGGACGAAGGTTTACTTAGTAGATGTATCATTCAGCCTCTTAATGATTTGACTGATGAGTCTGATAACTCTCAGGATTGGGGATTCTATTTATATGCTAACATAGTTAGTATTATAAAAGAGTCCCATTTTAATATCTACTATAGCGATGGATACGAAATTATTACAACATGGTTTCCAAAGTTTATGCTGAAGGGTTATATATCAATGACTCTCATGGCAAGAGAACAGGTAGAAGAAGGTATATCGGCTACTGTTGTAAGAGATGCCCTAAGATCTAATTTAAGCCTAGAAGGACTAGTTCCTAAGTGTGTTATAGATGCAAGATTTTATTTAACTGAATTTATTTTATTACATGAAAGTACTCATAATTAATAAATCAAGACATCAACTTCCTCAGTATGAAACTCCCTTATCAGCAGGTATGGATATTAGAGGAGACTTTAGTAGAATTAAGTTAGTAGACAATAAGCCTGAGAAATTCTTTTTCGATGCTGATGTTGTAGCTATCAGTAAAATTGAAGATCCAAATGGTCCATTTGTGGTAGACAAGGAAGGAAATCCTACTGATAGAAGAGTTCCCAGTATTCCTGTTGCTTCTACTATTGAAATAAAGCCAGGAGGTAGATGTTTGATTCCGACTGGATTGTTTATAGCTTTACCTAAGGGTTACGAGGCGCAAGTTCGACCACGAAGCGGTCTTGCATTAAAATTGGGACTTACTGTCCTTAATTCACCTGGAACCATTGACGCCGACTACAGAGGAGAGATTGGAGTTGTATTAGTGAACACTTCCAATGTCCCAGTTAGAATTACTGATGGAGAAAGAATTGCCCAAGTAGTAATTGCTAAGCATGAAACTATAGAATGGGAAGTTGTTGAAGAATTACCTTCTACTGAACGAGGAGAAGGAGGATTTGGACATACTGGAGTATGATATGGGTATTAATGGTGTTAGGGTTATGTAACTTAGCCCTAATACTTTGTCTCATGCGGAGAGTTGAGGACATTAGTAATCAAATCAAAACTAATTATCACTTTATTGATGATATAAGAGACAAAGTCAAGTATCTAACTTCTCTAATGGATATACGAGTGAATATTCCAGAAGAAATCGAGAAGCAATTTGGTAAGATGAAAAAGGAAATTGTTGTTAAAAATGTATTAAAAGTACCATGACTAAAGGGGAATTGAGGTCTAAAATATTAGAACTCGAAGAAGCTATGAGAGAAGAAGACAGCAAGTCTACCACAGCTAAACTAAGTGATGAATGGGATGAATTAATGAGTAAGTTGGAAGATGTTATCTATGACGAACTCGAAGGTGTTGCAGTTAAAATAGTCACTGAAAGAATTGTTGATAAATACGATGTAGACACTGATATATTAATTGCAGAGTATATGGAAAGTGGAGACCTAGAGGAATCATTTAAGATAGCAGCCGAGGAGTGCGATTGCGGTTGGAAGACAGATATTACAAAAAGAATATTAAAATAATTACTACTATGACTAAAGAAGGATTTGTAAAGCTTATTGAAAATGCTCAGAACTATTCTAAGGAATTGGATAGATGGTCTGATTTTGGAATTGATTTGTTTGAACTTCCTATATCCGAACTAGGTTGGGGATTCTTAAATACGGTACTTCCGGAATTGTTCTCTGATGAAGGAGTGGACTGGGTTAATTGGTGGTTATTTGAGAAGCCTGGACTATTCAAAAATAGTCTTCCTAATGAAGCTTATGATGAAGACGGAAATATAATTCCTACTGATACTATAGATGATTTGTGGAACTTAGTTAAGGACTATCAGAAATGACACTAGAAGAACTTAAAAAGAAAGTAGTCACTATTACAGTACACAAAAATATTGTATTAGGAGAAGATTTACAGGAAGAATGGCTAAAGAAATATATAGAGGAAGAGTTCGTTAGCGATGAAGAGCTTTTGAAAACCTTAATCGAGAATGAATATGACTACAGTGGACTAGATGATGTATTAGACTATGATGATTATAAGGTAACTATTCATGATTAAATATTTGTTAAGCAAAGCCTCAACTGGCAAATTTAGAGTTGTATATTTATCTACTACAGAACAGTGGGATGAAGAAAAAGCTGGATTTGTAATTAATAGAGTTACAGGACAGCTACATGGAAAGATGACAGAGCAACCAGAAATAGTCATTACTAAAGGAAAAGCTGGTAGAACGCATAGAGAACAACTTGAGTTGCAGTTTAAGTCTGAGCTTAAGAAATATTTAGATAAGGGTTACAAGGAGCTAGAGAACGATCCCGAAACTTATAGCGAAACTCAATTGGAAGAATTTTATGGAGACATTAAAACCGACCAGAATGGATTTGCAAAGCACATGCTTGCAAAATCTGCAGATAAAGTTAAGGAATCCTCAATCAATAAGGTTAAGTATTGGTATGCTAGCAGAAAAATTGATGGAGTTAGGTGTTCCTTCTACTATAAGGACGGTGAGATTCTATCTGCTTCCAGAGGTGGGGGAAATTATGACTATTCAACAAGCCATATCCGAAACAATGAGAGATTGCTTGAGTTCTTCAGGAATCATCCCACTTACATTCTTGATGGAGAGTTGTATAGACATGGTAAAAGTCTCCAACAAATCAGTGGAGCAGCTCGTCTTGAGAAAAACGCAGTTGACTGCGACTGGCTTGAATATTATGTTTACGATATAATGATTCCTAGTATGAAGTTCTCTGATAGGCTTGAAATTCTTAAGCAGCTTCAGAAAGAACTTAATCTTGGATTTAATCCAGATAAAGATTGGGAAGAGGGTGAGTTACAATTGCAAATAGTCCCGCAGGAAAAGGTCTCTGGGTACGAGAATATTATGAAACTGCACAACCAATATGTTTCAGAAGGTTGGGAAGGAGTAGTATGTAGAAATCCAGATAAAGAGTATGGCTTCGGCAAGCGTACTAATGATATGCTAAAATTTAAATTCTACAAAGATGCAGAGTTTGAAATTACTGGTTTATCAGAAGGTCTTCGGGAAGAAGATATGTGTTTTACGCTAATAACAGAAGATGGTATAGAATTTAAAGCTAAACCAATGGGTTCTAGAGAACTTAAACAACAATATAGGGAAAGACTTAAGGAGCTGATAGGAAAGATGGCTACTGTTAAGTATTTCTATCTGTCTGATGAAGGTACTCCATTGCAACCTGTACTAAAATGTATTCGCGATTATGAGTAAGTACAAATTTGATGTGTCGCTTGTTATATCTGGTCTTAGTGAAGGAGTATTCGAACTGCAGCCTAGTGACTATCTATACTGTGAGGATGAAGATGAGTTATTTGATGAAGTTAACGACACATTGTGTGGTACACTTCGCAAACATATCAAGTTCTCTAGAGTATATACTTGCGAATCAGACTGGCGTTACCCGAAAGGATTTTTGGAAGAATGGAGGCGATTAAAGAATGAGCGCTGAAGATATAATTATTTTAGTTATCGCTAATATAGTTGGCAACAGCTCAAATAGATTCGGGCAATCACACGAGCTGTATCTTCCAAAGTCTCTAGAGTTAGAAGTACATGATAAGTGGGACAACTGCTATCATCAAGGCAAATACTATATAGCTGGAAATACTTTTAAAATCAATTTTTATGAAGAAGATTAAGTATAGGCAATATTACTACGATGGGAACTTTTCTAACCTAGAGTTAGAAGTTCCCGACGAATGCCGTATCTATGAGATAGGCTTTATGAATATATCTCACAAGATTGAAGAAGGTGAGACTAAAGCTTATGTTTTTCTTTGTCCTTCAGAAATCGAGGATTCTAAACTGCTTTGTAATGTTTATCTATCTTACCTAGACGATGTTTTTATAGAAAACTCAGAAATACCTATACAGAATGTAGAGGAGGCTCCTAGATTTGAAAATGCGTATATGGTAAGATACTACAAAGATGCTGTGGCAGAAAACAAAATATCAGCTATCCTGAGTAAAATAGGAAAGCTCAGTGAAGCTTCTGAACAGGATAGGAGTGACTTACAAGTATTATATAAGGAATCTAAGGGTATATCCGAAATATCTAAGCTTAGACGTATTACTTATAAAGGTATAGAGATAGGTAGTGTGTATTTCAAGAACTGGATAGATGGAACAGAAGTTGCTTCTATGGCTGTTAGTGAATTACCATATGGACGTATATGGTTTGAGGAGTTCTCTAATTCCAATGATATAGTTGCTAGGTTTAAGGAAGAAGCAGATAAAATCTATAATTCTATAATAAATTATTAATTATGTATTTAAGTATTCGATTAGACGATGACAGCGTTGAACTAATGCAGTCTGACATCGAAGATATGTGGAATTATCTGGAACAGGATACAGAAAATTTTGTATATCATACAGCCTCGTACATAGAAGGTCTGGACTTGGAGTATTATGCAGATGAGCTTAGGCCGCTATATGAGACATTGAAAAACTTCTTTGAAAATGAGTGATGTAGAAAAACGCTATATTTGGCTAGTTAATCATCTAATCTGGAATGGCTCTAAGCAGAAAAACGGGGTTTATTGGGTAAAGATAACCAAAGAGAATGCAGCCCTTCTTGAAGAGAAATATGAAGTGTGCGATACTCGCGCCTTGAAAGGAGGGCTTAAAGTAAATGTTATAAAAATGTGTGATAATTTTATTGTACTTGATACGCGATGAAATACGAAAAATTTGATATTCTAAAGAAAGCTAAATATTCTATCGTTCCGAATAATAGAGAGCTGTATGTAGTTTATGTAGAATGTGACGCAAACGATGGTGATTACATGAGAGATACTATTGAATTTGATAAGGAATCGTTTGAAGAAGACGAACTTCTCCTATTGGTTTTATCATATGTTAGTAAGTATTCCGGAAGATTTTCTGAGAAAGGATGGAACTCTGCAGGATACGGGAAGTATGTAGACGAAAACACAGATTTTCCTTGGTTGTCGGAGTATCTATCTGAAAATGATATTCTGATATTCGCTGGAATGTGTGATACCATGTGCCATAGCGTATCTCAGATACGTATAGAATATTATGACAGCGATGGAATAAAGAATAAGGTAGAGCTTCCTGATGTAGATAATCTTTTTGAAAACAAACGGGAGTTTGTGGATTATTTAAATAGCCTGTACAAACTGTATTATGATGAAATTGAATAATGGAGGAAAGCTCCCAGACAAGTTTAAAATAGCTAATCAAGAAATAACCGTAATCATAGAAGACTCTCTTCCAAATAACGATTACGGTTATTTCTGTGATGCTACTAACACTATTAAATTAGCGAGAACAGTAAAGTCTGAATATGAAGGAAACGTCTCTATGAGTGATGAATAGCTTAGGAATACATTTTATCATGAGCTGTTTCATGTTTTCCAGTTCTATTACAATAATGAATTTAATGAGATTCAGGCTCAAGTATATGCTAACTTTATGTGTGAATTTATAGAAACTACTGAAGAACCATTTTAAAAATATAAGAAATGAAGTTATCAAAAAGTAAGAAAGCCAATGTCAATTATTTGGCAAAGATTGTAGAAATTAAGAATTTTAGACAACACAGTAACCCAGAAGTAACTAGACTTAAGTGTTGCACCATCGATGGATTTAACATTATTACTGGTATTGATTCCCAGCCAGGATTGTATGTTTATTTCCCAACTGCTTGTTGCATTAATCCTGATTTTCTAAGGTATTGCAACTTGTACAGACATAAGGAGTTGAACAACGACCCAGAACAAACTGGTATGTTTGAAGACAATGGTAGAGTCAAAGCTATTAGACTTAAAAATGAACTGTCGGAAGGTTTTATTATGCCCATTATACAGTTCCAAAACTATATAATGTCCGTAACTAATAAAGAGATAGAAATTGAAGTAGGAACTGAATTTGATATTGTAGAACATGAAGGCAAAGAATTTTGGATTAACAAAAAGTACATCCCTAAGAGACAGCAAGGGCAAGGTGGTGCGCCACGTAACAACCAAACGAAGAAGGTCAAAGGAATCAGCAAGGTCATTGATGAACAATTTAGATTCCACTACGACACAACTCTTATTAAGAAATGTCCTAATGTAATTCATCCAAATGATTTAATCAGTATTACTGAGAAAATTCACGGAACTTCTGGTATATCAGCTTATGTGCTTTGTAAACAAGATCTGAACTGGAAACAGAAAATCGCTAAATGGCTTACTGGAGAAGAGTTCAATAAGTATGACTATTTGTATGCTTCTAGAACGGTAATAAAGAATCAGTTCTATAATAAGAATGTTACTCCTGGATTCTATGGGTGTGACGTTTGGGCGGAAGCTGATAAAATAGTTAAACCCTGCTTGTCTAAAGGTATGACTGCATATTATGAAATCGTTGGTTTCTTACCTAATGGTGGCTATATCCAAAAGAATTATGACTATGGCTGTATGCCTCCTAAAGAAGGAGAACAGTATACTCATGAAAAGCACTTTAAAGTGCGAATATATCGTGTAACATTAACTAATGTTGATGGTGTAGTTCACGAATTTAGTGCTAGGGAAGTTCAACAATGGTGTGCTAAGGTAGGTCTTATCCCAGTAGAAGAGTGGTATTATGGTACTGCCAATAGCTTATATCCAGAACTTAACGAAGCTGAGCACTGGAACGAAAATTTCATGGAGAAATTAGCTAATGACGCTAGATTCTATATGGAGCGAACTTCGCCATCTTGCGATAACAAAGTACCTCATGAGGGAATAGTTATTAAGATTGAGAATATGAAATCTGAGGCATTTAAGCTTAAATGTTTTAAATTCCTAGATAAGGAAGGAAAGGAACTTGACAAAGGTGAAACTAATATTGAAGACGAAGCATGATAATAAGTTATAATGTAGAGGTAGTTAAGAACTACGATGTGAATATCCCTAAGTTAATCGACCAAGTGGTGAAAACACTTAAGGAAGATGAAGAGGGAGAAGTTGAAGGCTGGATGATACTTAATGAAGCGGGAGATAACATAGATTATCATCTGCGGAACTTAGGCTTTCCTGACTCTGATTGTCTAACTGACTATGTCATTGATGATATTTTAGACGAAATGGAGAAAGAGCTAGTAAAACAAGGATATGAATGTTAAAGAGTACTTAACTAGTAAAAAGTATGGCAGTTTGCGTTACAAGCTGTCGTACTTTTTTCATAGTAAAATTCCTTTCCTTTCTCCTGGCTGGAACGAGTATCGTAATCCATGGTATCACTGGTGGAAAGCCAGAAAATACTTTAAACGCCCCAAGGCCCACTTTCTATTTAGAAAGAACTTTTGGACGTTTGGGCTTCCAGCTCGAAGAGACTACTACAATCCAGTAATTGATATAGGATTTCATGCATTAGGATGGAAGGATAAATGGGACAGTCCCAGACACGAATGGGACCCGATGATTTGTATAACATTTTTCAGAACTTGGCATTTATTATGGATATTTAACTGGGCTACTAAACATAAAAAGGATAGTATTACTGGCAGCATGGCTACTTGGGAAGCTATTCTAGACTATACTAGATATGATAAATCTCTAAGCTATGTAGTAGACAATCATATATGGTCGTATGACCGTGATGGTGAAAAGGTTTATATTAGTATAGTACCTAATATGACTAGAGAAGGACTAAATAAATATTCTGATGAATCCAAACACACTGAGAAAGATACAGAGATTGGAGGCTGGTGAATCGTTTATAACAAGCGAGCCAGGAAATTCAATGCTCCCTCTGTATAAGAGCAATGAAAAGCATCTTGTCACTCCTATAAGGTGGCAAGAATGTAATGTTGGAGATGTAGTATTTTGTAAAGTTAGAGGCGCTTGCGTTACTCACAAAGTATACGCGATAGACTCAAACAAAGGATGCCTTATTGGAAATAACAAAGGGCATATGAATGGATGGACTAAAAATGTTTACGGATTAGCTCATAAGATATGAAAATATGTGCAATAAGTGATTTACATGGATTTCTAATTGATTATATAGAGCCATGTGAACTTGTTTTAATATGTGGAGATATTGTTCCTCTTTATATGCAGAGAAACAAGCCACAGTGTGAGAAGTGGTTGAAGACTGTATTTGCAGATTGGATTAAATCATTGCCGTGTAAGAAGGTAGTATTTACAGCTGGAAACCATGATTTTGTTTTTGAAAATAGGGATTTTCTTTGGAATAACTCTGTGATTAAATTTCCTACAGAAGGAAAAGCTGAATTTCTTGATAATTCTCATCTAGACTATCTAAGTGATGAAGGAAAGGTATATAGAATTTATGGAACTCCGGCCTGCCATGAATTTGGTAATTGGGCTTTCATGTATTCTGATGAGAAACTGGAAGAAATCTATTCACATATCCCAGGAAATTGCGATATATTGATTAGTCATGATGCTCCCGCATTAAATGATTGTGGTATGATTCCGCCTGGCAGGTGGAGTTCTACTCCCATAAATGCAGGAAATGAGGTCTTGGCTAAGGCTATTATAGATAAGAAACCGAAGTATGCTTTTTGTGGACATATCCACGAAGGAAATCATTGGCTACTAGATGCAGGCGAGACAAAGACCGCCAATGTATCTATTCTCGATGACTCTTACGATATTAATTATGAACCTTTATATTTGGATATTTAATACTATTCTGGTCTATATATTTGGAGGATTAGTATTGTCATTAGTAATAGTTGGAATTTATGAGATAATACAGGAAGAAAAGGACTTCCTTGAAACCTACGGGTCTAGATTCATTTGTAAATATTAAAAATTAATCAAATGGAACAAGCTGTATTTCAAAGAATGTTGGGAGAATTTAACGAAGTTAATGAACGTGCTGTTAAGCTCAGAGATTTTATCCTAGGGGATAAGTTCAAGGAGGTTGACAACCTTAATAAAGACTTACTAGTCGCCCAACTAAAAGCAATGGAAGCATATATATCAGTACTATCTATTCGTATTGGTCTTAATGCTCCTAAAGATGAAATTTCAGAAGCCCAGGTTGTAAAAGAAGGTGAGTAAAAAAATCATTTTCACAGACCGTTCTGACTCACTGTTGACGAGTTATCTCAGGGATATATCTAAATATAAGATCTTAGATAGTACTGAGGTAACTCGTCTCATTTGTGAGGCTCAAAAAGGAGATGATGTTGCTAGAGAACAAGTCATAAAATCAAATCTTAGGTTTGTTGTGACTATCGCCAAGCAATTTCAGAATAGAGGTATCCCTTTAATGGATTTAATCTCTAGTGGAAATGAAGGATTAATGAAAGCTATTGATAAGTTTGACCCAGAAAGAGGAGTGACATTCTTGTCATATGCTGTATGGTGGATTAGACAAAGTATCTATAATTCTATATATTGGCAAGCACGAGAAATTCGTCTTCCAATGTCTCAGCAATTATTGGTAATAAGTATACTCGATGCAACTAATAAATTCTTGCAATCGCATGATAGAAATCCAAGTTCCGAAGAAATATCAGAAATGACTGATATTCCTGGGGAGCAAATTGACTATCTAGCACAGTTTTCTAATAAGTTAGTTTCTGTGGACGATTTCATAGGAGGAGATGAAGAAAACAGTCAAGTCTGTGATATTATTCCAGATGGTGAAGACCCCCTTGATGAACAAGTAAATAAAAGCTATGTAACTAAAGAGCTAGAGAATCTACTTTCTAAATTAACAATTAGAGAGCACGATTTAATCTGTATGTTATTTGGTATAGGAATGGCTCCTGTCAATCCTAAAATTATAGCTGATATGTACGGTGTTGGAGGAGAAAGAATAAGACAGATGAAAGAGGGAGCTTTAGCTAAATTAAGACGTAGATTTTCTAATCAACTTAAAAATTTAATGTAATGAAATTCGGAGAAATATTGTCTAAGTTACAAGAGGGAAAAGTAGTAAGAAGGAAAGTATTTCAGAGCAATCTGGTAATATTTATGCAGATACCTGCAATGATTTCTGGAGATGGAATACCTGCTATGCGTTCTATCCCTGATGATATGAAAGCTCTTATGTGTAGTTACGGTGTAGGTATTACATACCATGACCAGTTTATCATGTATGACTTTTCTGATAGGACTTGTACTTACTATCCTTTTGATGGTGAAGATATAAACGCAGATGATTGGGAAGTAGTTGATCCTTTAACTTATGACCCATATGACGACTTTAGATAACTATCCAATGGGTGCAGCTAATGACCCTAGAGCACCTTACAATGAACCACTACCTACTAAGGTTAAGGTAGAAGTAGGAGTTGAATTAGGGTTATTCGTAGATGTAGAAGTAATAGATGAAGATGATATTAAAGGTGCAGTTGAAGAAGCTATTTATAATAGGTTCAAATCCAAAGATGTTGAAATAAATAACATCGAAATCTATCAACATGATTTATTTAGTAAGTCGGAATAAAACTTTATTTATGTCTACAAAATACAAAGAAGTAAGTTTCGAAGAGGCAATGAAAATATTGTTGCCTCTTTCTTTAGTTCAATTTGATACTGAAACTAAGGGATTAGATGCGCATACTAAGGAGTTACTAACTGTGCAACTAGGTTGCAAAGAAAATCAAGTTGTCTTTGACTGGACAACTATGTCAGCAGAAGAGAAAGCTGAGATAAAGAATTATTTTGAGTCTGATAGAGTATTTCTTGGATGGAATTTAATGTTTGACTTAGGGTTTTTATATGTGCAGGATATTTGGCCAAATTATATCTGGGATGGTATGATTGCCGAGAAATTACTTTGGTTAGGCTATCCAGCTAATATAAGAGAAATGAGTTTGAAAGCAGCTGCATGGAATTATCTAAACTATGACTTAGATAAATCTGTTCGAGGTAAGATTATAAATGACGGTCTTACTGAAGATGTAGTAGTCTATGCTGCAGGAGACGTAATGTGGCTAGAAGACATTAAAGAAAAACAAGAAATAGAGCTTGCTAAGCAAGAATTAAATCTTGCTATGAAACTTGAGTGTGAGTTTATCAAGAGTCTTGCTTATTTCAAGCATTGCGGCGTTCATCTAGATGTCGTAAAATGGAGAAATAAGATGGCTAAAGACCTTGTTAAGCTGAAGGATGCTGAGCAAGAACTAAATGATTGGGTAGTTCAATGGGATTCTGAAAAGAGACATGAGCATGACGGATGGGATATTAAATATCCAGAACTGGAATTTTATAACCTTATGGAAATAGAGGATGAAGTAGCTAGACTACTAAAAGAGAAATATGTCCGATGCCCTCAGGAAGACCTTGAAACACCAGACGGAAAGGTTAAAGCTTATAGAAAAAGAGTAATAAGTCAATTTACTAAGGTAGATAATCAAGGTGATTTATTTAATGGCTTTGATACCAAGCCTAAGTGTACAATTAACTGGAGTAGTTCTCAACAAGTTATCAAGTTATTTGAATTACTAGGAATTAAAGTCAAGACATTTGATAAGCAAACTAAGAAGGAAAAGAAATCCGTCGAAGCTAAGCTTCTAGCTCCACAGGCTAAAGATTTCCCGATTATTCCTATTTATCTAAAATATCAGGAAGCTGCAAAAGTGGTTTCTACTTATGGGGAAAACTGGTTGAAGGCAATTAACCCTAAGACTGGAAGAATCCATGTAGATTTTCACTCACTAGGAGCTGATACAGCTAGAGTAAGTTCTGGAGGAGGAGTATATAAACTTAATCTACAGAATTTACCCCATGACAAGGAAACTAGAGCATGTTTTACTGCAGAGAAAGGTAATAAGTGGATTTCTGCGGATTATCAGTCTCAAGAAAGTAGAATCATTGCTTCTGTATCTAAGGACGAGGCTATGATTGAGCTATTTGAACATGGCTGTGGGGATGTTCATAGTCTAGTAGCTAAAATGTCTTATCCGAATATTATCCCTAGAGACTGTCCTATAGAGGATATAGCTAAATTATATCATGCCCAAAGACAGGATGCTAAAGGTATTGAATTTGCCATCAATTATGGAGGCGATGCAAATACTATAGCTAATAACAAGGGGCTACCGTTGTCAGAAGCTCAAGAAATCTATGATAACTTTATGAAGGGTTTCCCTGGAGTAAAACAGTATCAAGATTATTGTAGAATGGCGGTAATGAGGGATGGTTATATTTTGTTAAATCCCATAACTAAGCATAGAGCACATATATATGATATTGATGACCTCTGGCGGATTTCTAAGAAGTTCAATGACCCAGAGTTCTGGAATTATTACAGAGAAATGAAGAGAGATTCTCCTGGCTGTGATACCGTCCAAGACGTTAAGAGATATTTTCAGAGAAAAGCAGCATCTGAAAAGCAGTCTATCAATTATCGTATTCAGAACAGGGGAGCAATGTGTTTTAAGCTTTCCTCTATTAAACTATTTAATTGGATTAAGGAGCATAAGCTTCTTAACATTGTTAAGATGTGTGTTCCAGTCCATGACGAGTTTAATCTAGAATGCCCAGAATCTATTGCCGATGAAGTATCTAAGGTATTAGTTAAATGTATGATAGATGGAGGGAAACCATTCTGTCCTAATGTATTTTTAGGTGCAGATGTTACTGTATCAGATCATTGGATTCATTAACGAATAAGGGGCTATAGTAGTGATGCCAAACCTGAGCCCCCTTGGCCTACTAACAGTGCCTACAGTCCAAGGCGTAATGCTGAGAGCGCAGTTAGGGCATCATTTTTAATTAAATATAGTAGTGTATGAAAAAATTATTTGGTTTATTGTTAATAGCAATTATTGCTTTAAGTTCTTGTGCAGACAGCAAGACTTTTGAGAGAGCTGATGGAACTAAGTTTGTAGCTGAACCTTATGGTTGGGCAAACTATCAAACTAAGAAGATTGAGGGAGTAACCTATGAAGCGTGTATTGGTAACATTGTTTGGGATGTTATTGCTGTAGAAACTATAGTCATTCCAATATGGCTAACTGGGTGGGAATTATATGAGCCAGTATCTTTTGTTGAACCAAACGTCAAGTAATTATGAATGTAGAATTTACAACAACAGAATTAATTACAGATGAAGAGATTCTAAGCGCATTTGGAGAATCCATCCGATTTGACGAAGGGAAGTTTAAGATAGATTCTTTTATTGATTGCTTAGAAGACAGAGCTGACGTAATGGGTCTTTGTATTACTGAGAAATCTAAGAAAGAATTGTTACAACACCTTAAAGAATTAGTAATTAAATTAGTAAGCGAGTTGTAAGTATTGTTTTAATTAGACATAGTATGCTGAATGAGAATTTGATGGATTCCAAAGATATTATAATTGCTAAGTTAAAATTAGCTATAAAAGAGTTTCAAGAGTATGATATTGAGCGTAAGAAATACTATAGTAATGCTCTAGTGGAGCTTGGAAAATTAAAGGGTGAAATTGAAGAGCTTAGAGGAATAAATAAATATTCTAAGAGCTATATAGCTATGAAAGATGAAAATAGGAGACTTAAAGCATCTTTAGCTCGGAAAGGCATTAAAGAATTAACGGATTTTTATGATGTTAAGAATGTTGAATTAATCATTCAAAATCAGACTTTAAAAGGAGAAAATAGAAAACTTCGCGCCCGTAATAGCGAGTTGATTAAAAATAATAAAATGTTAATTAATAAATTGAATAAATATGAGTAGTTACTTAACTATATATGGTGTTCCTAAAAATGAAGGTAAGCCTATAGATATTGTTAGCTTTAGTCGGTCCCACTGTATATATAGTGCAATTTGCGATGAAGTTAATGTGGCATGGGCTGGAGAAAGTGAGGTATATACCAACTTGAATACTTCAGACTTAGATGGAGTTATTCATAGTATTGAAGAGGATATAAAATCTTCTGCTGAGAGATTAACTCTATATGAAAAATATGCTGCCAATAATCCAGATTATATTGAGGAGATTATACTCTTAAAGGAGTATCTAGAGGAGCTTACTACTAGTAAAAATTATTGTGAGTTTCTACGGTATATCATATCGTGGACATCTTTAGGCTTTTCTGACTTCAGTCAAATTTGTTGTAACGTAGGTTAACATGAAATTTAAATTAGAATTTACATTTGATATCTCCGATAGCTCGTTATTGATAGACGCTAACGATGGTAGATCTGAAGAATATACTAGTTTAGAAGATGTACCAGAAGATACTCTGATGGACGTGGTATATAATTATCTAGATGGAGTTATAGAAGGTATAACTTACGACCAAATAACTGTTAAGAAATTATGAAAAGGTTTTTAATTCATGTTTCTACATATTGGTGTGGAATGGATGATACATTTAGAGCAGTCGCTGAATCAGAGATGGAGTTATGGGATTTAGCCGAACAACTAGCTTATGATAACTTTCAAAGCTACAGCTGTGAGAACGATATAGCTGAGGAAGAAGGCTATGACCCAGATGAAATGGAAGAAAGTGACTGGGATGAATTATGGAGTAGAGTAGACGAGAGTACCTACTATAGTTTTTCCATAGAAGAATGTGAAGATGACGAAGAATGGAATGAATATAGCGGAGAAATCTATGGAGAAGACAAGGTTTTACAATAGAGAGGATTTGAAGGCTAAAGATGTAGCACGTCTTATTAGCATATGGGAAGGAGAAGCTGGAGAGTCTTTTACTGACTATTGTAACTTCTCGCGAGAAGCCGATAAAAACTTCTTACTATTCTTAGCAGAGAAGTATCCAATACTTTACGATTATCATTGTAAGGTTGCAGGCAATGACTGGCTAGACCATTGTATTCAGTATGTAGTTGACCACTGTGGGGAGTATCTTACCCAATGGGTTCCTGCTGAAGAGTATCGTCTCTCCTGGCAGTTAGAAGAGATGGCAATATACCCTCTTGCTGATTTTATTCTAAAGGATGATGGAGCATGGGAGGACTTTGTAGACTTCTTCACAAGTGAAAAAGAAACTGCAAGTGGAACTCCCTATATTGACTGCTATGATATTAGAGAATTATTTGAAAATGGAGATGTTTAAGTTTTACGAAGTAGGAGGTAAGGTACGGGATGAACTTCTCGGCCTTACTAATAAGGATATTGATTATGTAGCAGTTCCATGCGAGGAAGCTTTAAAGGAAAACTTGACTACCTGTGATATGTTTCAGTTATTATGGGAACATTTAATAGCAGAAAAGTTTGAAATCTTCTTAGTAACTCCAGACTGCTATACAATTCGGGCTAGGTTTCCGGAGGGCTATAAGTATCAAGGGGTAGCTGATTTTGTAATGGCTCGTAAGGAGGTGGGGTACATTCCAGGTACTAGAACTCCAATAGTTGAGCCAGGAAATCTCTATGATGATTTATTACGTAGGGATTTTACTGTTAATGCTTTAGCTAAAGACCCTGATACTGGAGAAATCATTGATTATTTTGGAGGTCTTAAAGATATTAAGGAGAAACTTCTTAGGACTCCATTACCTCCTATTATAACCTTTGATGATGACCCTTTAAGGATTCTCAGAGGCATAAGATTCTCTATTACCAAGAGACTACGGGTATCTGAAGATATGTGGCAGGCTATGAAGGCTTATGACTATTTAGACAAAATGCCAGTAGTATCTGAGGAGAGAATAAGGGAAGAACTGACAAAGTGCTTTAAGTGTAACTCATCTTTAACTCTAGGGTGGTTATCTGAACTCACTGATTTAAGAGATTACATTTTTAAGAACACTAATTTATGGCTTAAGCCAACTAGTGAAAAATAAATGTACAATATTATAACAGAACGTAATCTAAGAGAGGCTTTAGAATCAATTCCAGCACAATATACTGGAGATATGGAAAAGATAAAGCAGATTAGATATAGTACAGGTAGAGGAGTGTATATCTGTAAGATGTTAGCCGAGAGGAAAGAAAGTGTGGAAGAGGCAGTTAAATTGTATCACGATATAATGAAAGTAATTGTTAATGGTTGATTCAGAAAATTTATGTAGAAGAGCTATGGAAATCTATGGGTTTCCTGCTCAAGCCGCTATGGTAGTGGAAGAATGTAGCGAGTTAACTAATGCTATATGTAAGTTTAGAAGAGGTAGAGTCGGAGAGGATGATATTATAACTGAAATTGCTGATGTTATGATTATGTGCGAGCAGCTTTCCAATTATTTTGGAAAAGAAAAAGTTGCTCTGGAAAGAGAAAGGAAATTGACTAGACTAGAAGAACGTCTATCTAAATATGAACAAGTTTGAAAAGTATAGAAGTGTACATGAGTCTTATTGGAGAGTTCCGATAAAGTACTGTACAGAGGTTCCAAATAGTAAGGATTCTAGCTTTGTTATTATGGACTTCATGGGTAAGAGCTTACTATGTGCTTGGAGAAACAACAATACTTGTAAAGTCGGAATGCCTTTTCTCTGTAGAAGAATTATAAAGAAAGGTAAATCCGGCTTTATGTATAAGAATAAGTTTTATAGTTTAGAAACTAAATACGGTTGGGTATTTTAAATATGTTATATTGATGGAAACAAGAAAAATAATTATATGTAGAGGAATACAAGGCTCTGGAAAGAGTACATGGGCTAAACAATGGTGTCACGAAGACCCAGAACATAGAGTGAGATTTAATAATGACGATATTCGTAATATGCTAGGAGATTATTGGATTCCTAGCAGAGAGAAATTAGTTAAATGTCTTTATGATAGATTCTTGCTTGATTCTATGGCCCGTAAGTATGATATTGTAATAGACAATATGAACCTAAATCCCAAGACTGTTGCCGAAATAGAATCTGAGGTTGATTTATTTAATAGAGGGGTACGAGGTGAGTATGGATGGAAGTATGAAGTAGAGTTTAAAGATTTCTGGACTCCTGTTGAAGAATGTATTCGTCGAGACGCATCTCGACCAAATCCTATAGGAGCAAAGGTTATTAAAGACACATGGAGACGCTATAGAAACTTTATCATTCACGAGGATATTATGGCAATGAAGGCTAAGGCAAGTCAGCAGAATCCCGATTTGCCAGTAGCTATTATATGTGATATGGATGCTACGTTGTGCTTAAATACTAGTGGTCGTCCCTTCTATGGAGAAGGTGCTGCCGAGGGTATGGAAAAAGACGAACCAATTAATGAAATAGTTGACTTAGTAAGAGCTTATTGTAATTTTCATAATGTAGAGTTAATCATTCTTACTGGTAGAGAAGATACTCCGGAATCTCGCGCGGCTACTGAGAAATGGCTTGATGCGCATCTACTATGTCCAGACATGGTTCTTATGCGACCTAAAGGAGATTACTCAGCAGGACCAGACTGTAAGAAAAAGTTATACGAGAAATATGTAAAGGACAAGTATTATGTCCCTATCGTACTCGAAGATAGTACAAAATGTGTAAGAATGTGGAGAGACTTAGGCATTACTTGTTTACAACCTAATGACGGAAAGTTTTAAATGGATTTAAATAAAGCAGTAGAACATTGTTGGGACAGAAGGGATTATCCAGAGATAATCTCTGATGATGCTGGATTGGATATATCTATTCCTAGATTTATCACTAGAGGCCCATGGAAAGAACATAACCGTCCTAGAAGGATTACCTTAAATGTAACTACTTATATAGGAACTAGTTGGAATGCAGTTCATTACTATGGCAATTTAGACATAGAAGGTATAAGCTTTAGTCAGGAAGATAGTCCAAACACAATGACTATGTGTTCAGAAACCTATGATGCTGAAGAAAAGAATCCTCTAGCTGGAGGAATGTATCATATTGAATTAGTGCGGCCGGTTACTCGCGAAGAAATTGAAGAAGATAATTCACGGTGGTGGGGATATGAGATCGGTAGCAATACTAATGCCTTCCATTCTCCAGAAGATGTAATAGCTCTAGCTAAGGAAGTATGCAAAGCTCGATTTAAAGGGAATTGGATACTCAAAATTGTAGACTATAGTGGAAAAGATTTAGACGAAGAAATCTTAATTGATAAGTTATGAACAGTTTTAATCTCTACGAGGATATACTATCTCGTACATGGAATAGGTATTACTATGAAGTAGAAGCCGAAACATTAGAGGAAGCTATAGAAAAAGTAAAGGACGGAGAGGTAGATTGCTACGATAGTGAACAACTTTATGAAAGTACTGACGACTTAGCTCCAGAAGAGAACAATGGGTCTGCTACCAGAGAAATTTACCACGAAGACGAGGTCGTTTGGGACAATGCAAAACTAGTTAATAGAGGTGAAATAATCACCCAAGATCTCAGGAATATCTCAGACCAACTGTTTCACATTATGGAATCTGAACCAGAAGAGTTTAGTGCAGGCTGTATTTCGCTTGCATTAGTTAAAGAAGTGTTAGAAAAGTTAGGATGGACTGATACTGAGGACCTAGAAACTAATGGCTGGGATATAGACTATTGGGTAACTTTCATAAAGGAAGGAAAAGACTTCAAGTATATAGTTAGTGGTAGTTTATACTACGGAAACATTAATATAAGAAAGGAGAAATTTTGAAAGACGAATTTGGAGATAGAATGAAGCTTTATTATGAAGCACGTTCTAAGACATCACTTATGAGAAGAACTCCTGTAATCATCCGATTAGATGGAAAGGCATTTCACACATTCACAAAGGGTTTTGTTAAGCCCTTTGATGAGTGTATGTCCAAAGCCATGCAGGAAACTATGAAATATCTGTGTGAAAACATTCAGGGATGTGTTTTGGGATATACACAATCTGATGAAATTACGCTAGTTCTAATAGACTACCAAAAACTTACCACAGATGCTTGGTTTGATTACGAAGTACAAAAAATCTGTAGTGTAGCTGCATCTATGGCAACCTTTATCTTCAATAGACAATTCCAAGTACAAGTTAATGAACTTTCTTGGAAAGGTGAATTAGCAGACGAAAATCTGGCTAAATCTTACATACGTGCTATTAAATCAGGTGCAGTATTTGATGCAAGATGCTTTAATATCCCCAAGGAAGAGGTAACTAATTGTATATTATGGAGACAGCAAGACGCTACACGAAATAGTATTCAATCTGTCGGGCAAGCTTACTTTTCTCATAAGCAGTTAGAAGGATTAAATACTAATCAGATTCAAGAACTACTTTTCCAAGAGAAGGGAATTAATTGGAATGATTATCCTACTAAGTTTAGAAGAGGAAGCTGTTGTATCAAGAAGTATCATCAGACTATGAACCAAACTCTCAGAGGTTATTGGTATATTGACGATGAGATTCCAATCTTTACTGGAGAAGGGAGAGACTATATAGAGAAGCTTATATGAGCAGAACATTTGGTGAGCATCATCCAGTAGCACATAACCCAAAAAATAGGTTTCCTTCCCCATACTTAGACAATGAAGGTAAAAAAGAGAGACGAAGAAAAAGACGTGCTTATGGCTCTCAAGGATGGAAAGGATGGGGAGGAGAAATATACTTCAAAAGATTTGGGGAAATCATGATAGATTGTGTAAATAAGAGAAAAGCTAGACAGCTTATCAAAAAACAAATAAGAGAAGAGCTTAGAAATGAATTATAGGATTAACTACAATGTAGTTTTATTTAACGAAATCCTTTACGATAAAGAAATAAAGGTTAAGAACAAAGATAATGAATTGATGGCAAAATGTTCTCTTGAGGATTATTTAAGAAGAAAACATGGAGATGCATTTAGACAACTTATTATAACTAAATGTGTACCAGAGTATTTTAATGATAGATTGTTTAACGGAATATTTGGAGGAATGTTTTAATGATAGTAGATAATTTTGAATATTTATCTAAATTGTTTGACGAATTAATAGACAAGGATGATTTCTATTTCGTACAAATAATTCAACGTAAGAAGGATGGAGTAGAACTCCCGTCATATACTTCGGGCGCTAGAACTATTAGAAGTTTCTATTTCTTTACCAAGGAAGAATTTCTAAGACAAGAACCTTACATAAAAGACCTATGTAATAGTAATAACGCTCGTGCTTATTTCTGGATAAATCCAAGAAATACTTTCGATATAGCTTGCGAATCTATTAAGCAGTTTACTGACTTAATAAAGAATAAAAATACTAGACAAGGTATTGCTGTATATGACAGAGCTACTGGTGCTAGCAGAAGTACAAACTATAAGAAATTATGGATAGTTGATATAGACTCTAAAGATGATGAGTATCAACAGAAAATAATTTCTCTAATCAAAGAGTGTAGAGGTTCGGAAGGAGAGAGAATTAGACACATCATTCCGACTGTAAATGGATATCACCTTATTTCTAATGGGTTTGACAGGCAACAGTTTTCTCAGAAACTAGCCTTGTATCAGTTAGACCCAATAGATATACATGACAATAATCCTACACTTTTATACTATAACCAGAAATAAATATTAAGATGAAAACCTATACATACTATATAGAATTTAAGACTAGATGTGCTGAAACGATTACAATAGAAGCTCCAAGTGAAGAAGAAGCAAGAAAATCTCTCAGAGAGACTTTTAGAAATCTAACTTTAGTAGAGCTTATTAAGGAGGATTAAATGAAGAAGTTTATATATCACATAGAACATACTAACGGTATGGACCAAAATGTCTGGACTTCCGCAGAAAATCAGTATGAAGCAGAGCAGGAAATTAGACATGATTATCATTCAATCAAAAGTTTAACTTTAATAAAGGTAGAGGATATGTATTTAGAAAATGGTGTCGAAGTAATAGAAGCCGATAATGGCAGACTTATATTAGCTAATAGTGGTGCTTATTGTGATGAAGACGGAAATCCTACTGGTGGATGTATAGATGATGAAGAGTACGTCTATATAACAAAAACTGGCAGTGTTTATCATACGGATAGAGGTTGCGCATCTTTGAAAGCTCGAAATCCGAAAGTGGAAGAAATACCGCTTTCTGAAGCAAGGAAGAAAGGTTACAAACCTTGTAAAAGGTGTAAACATGGATAAGTTCAAAGCTTCTATAGTTAAATATATATGCCCAATTTGTGGAGAAGTAGCAGAGGAGGGAATCATAATGAATTCCCTTCTTTCAGAGAAAGCTGCTTCTGAAGTAGAGAAATTGCATGGGAAAGCTATAGGATTTTCTGACCATGCTTGTAAAAAGTGTTCAGAGTACAAAGACACAGCGGTATTCTTTATTGGAATTAATCTAAAGAAATCTTCTGATAAAGAACCTTATAGGACTGGACAAATTGTTGGAATAAAAGATGATTCTCCCTTAGTTTTACATTGTAAGGAATATATACGTTCTTTAAAGGACGGAACCAGATTTTGCTTTATTGATGAATTGGTAGGTAAGGAAATAGGATTATGGCAGTAATGAAACTAATTAGTAAGGAGGAGCTAGCTGACTTAATACGAGATAGTATTAAACTCAGTTATCTAGAAGCTGGAGGAGTTGATAATTGGACATGGTATGATGAAGCTCTAACTGAGTATAATGAAGACGACCTAGATGATGACACATTAACTAATGAATATAAGGACGCATGAGAACAGTAGCACAGAAGGTATTTCAAGTTGCCTATCGCACGAAGAACCAAGGAGTTGAAGGCTGGATATTAGTTGAAGCCAACGACTTCATAGAAGCCCTAGACGTGTTTAAGAGTCATTTTAAAGACTATGAAGTAACCGAAATTAGAAAATTCCGAGATATTATTAAACCACTTACTAAAACTATCACAGTAGAACTATGAAATTAATCAGACCTTCATTTGAAATTTTAGAACAGAAACCAAGAGCTATTGTTATTCCTGCCGATATGGAAATAGGCCCACGTATGGTAAAAGAAGAACTTCTAAGCTCTGTGTATAGACAAATAGAAATAGCTGGAAGAACCTGTTACAAGTCTGAAGATAAAATTACAGATACATCTGCTAAAGAGTTTGTAGAAAGAATGGTAAAATCCGGCCACGGAGCTATGCTTGAACATGGTACTGTTTACTTGTTGCTGAATATGGCTTCTAGACAACAGTATTTTAAATATTGTAGTAATCCGTACTCTGTAGCTAATAGTACTGGAGAAGCTGAAAAAGGGACTTGGTTAGGATTTGTTACCACCAATTATAGAGTTCTTGTGGAAAACAACTGGCTAGATGATTTGCAATATATCTGTGAGCCTGGAAAAGAACACGAGAAGAGAATTACTGTTAAGTTCGTCTGTGATAGAGGAGTATCACATGAATTTGTGAGACATAGAGTATTTAGTTTTGCCCAAGAATCTACCCGTTATTGTAATTATAGTAAAGATAAGTTTGGCAACGAGCTTACTTTTATTATCCCTTGTTGGGTTGACGGACTAGCTTTGCAGGAGGCTACTAGTGGTACTGTTATAAACCATGACGATTTTGGAGAGTTAATTGGAGAATATTATTACAGTTTAACAGGTAAAGAAGAACCATATTTTAAACCCTGGGAAATTACTCCAGAGAGTAATTTTGTGGCATCTCTACAAGTATCAGAAAAACTTTATCTAGAATTACTTAATCAGGGATGGAAACCTCAACAGGCTAGAGCAGTTCTTCCTAATAGTCTAAAGACCGAGTTAATTATGACTGGTACTATTGAGCAATGGAAAGGATTCTTTGTATTAAGGGATGCTCCAAGCGCTCACCCACAAGCTAGAGAATTAGCAGAACCTCTCCATGCTGAATTTATTAAAAAAGGTTACGTATGAAAAAAGTTAGAACTCCAGATGAAATACAACTGGAAATAACTCGCTTAGAATGGAAGTTAAGAGAGTTAAGAGAGGAGCTTCATATATCTGATGCTGTTAACAACCCAAACTATCAAGAATATAAAGGTAAATGGGTCTTCCATGATGCATACGAAAGTGGGTGGTCGTGCGTCTACGTTCTTGGAGTTACCATAAATGACGATGATGTATATTTTTATGGGTATGGGGTAGTATATAACGAACAAACTAAGGAGCTGACTGTTGTTAGTAAGGACTATCCAAGGGATTTCTATATTTGCTATCCAGATAATCTTACCATTATAGAAGAAAGCGAAGTAACAGATAAGATATTTGAGATGTTATCAGTAGAGTTTGAAGAGTGTTTCTAAACTATGACTAAACAATTAGTATATTCTAAAGATATAACTATAGATAACTTATTTGTTGGATTAAAGTACATTTCTTTGACAATTTCTGGAAGGATTTACAAGACTTCCAGAAGTTTCTTAGGATGGACACTCAAACCACAATATAGTTATACTCTCAGCGTTCCCTACATTGATAGCCCTTATTTCGATGGGGAGTATGGGACTAATAAAATTCTTAGGTCAAAAGCTGAGAACCTAAGGCAGATAATGTTGGATAAAATTTCTGAATTTGAAGAAGAAAATGACAGCAGGTGAATATTTCGGAGATTGGATGGAAGTAATAGATGGTCCTGAGCTACGTAGAGTAGTAACGTGGATGAGTAAGCTAGACAAATCCATCTTATGTCCTTCATCACAGAATGTATTTAAAGCATTTCAAGCTTGTTCTCTTAAAGATTGTAAGGTTGTCTTCTTAGGTCAAGACCCTTATCCGCAGCAGGGAGTAGCTACTGGAATATTATTCGGAAACTCGAAGGATACTCCAGAAGAGAAACTATCGCCTTCACTTCAGATAGTCAAAGAAGCTGCAATCAATTATGAAATCCCGCATAATCTCATAGAGTTCGATAATACTTTAGAATCTTGGGCCAAACAAGGTATATTAATGATTAATACTGCTTTTACTTGTGAAGTCGGAAGAGTAGGTTCGCATTATGATATATGGAGGCCATTTACAGCTAAGCTAATTCATAACCTTAGCACCAGAGATGGAGGTATAATATACGTATTGTTTGGTAATCAAGCATCTTCATTTAAGAAATATATTGTGAATAGTCCAAAAATTATTGAGGTCTATCATCCAGCTTATTTTGCTAGACAGAACAAGAAAATGCCATACAGTGTGTTTACTGAGCTTAACCAGGAACTATATAGATTATACGGTTATAAGATTGACTTTTATAAAGAGACTGAATATGGTACTTGCTAAAGAACTTGTAGACAAGTTAAAGAAAATCGAAGACTTTGACATTACTTATGAGTCAAGTGATAAGGATTCCGGAGAAATATATATTGACTACAATAACATAGTTTTTGTCCTAGAACATTATATATACGAGGGCAAGTTCTACCTTTCTGGAGGACTACATACTATAACATACAAAGGGAAAGAGTACTACAGTGATGTCCTTCCCTACTATCTCGACGTAGACTATGATTCTGATACTTATAATGGAGTTGATGAATTAGTAAGTATGATAGAAGATGATATTAAAGGATGTGACTTTAAGAAAAAGCTGCGCAGATTAATTAGTGTAGTCGATTCAATATATGAAGATTTTGACGAAGCTGAAGTAGAATTTATTAAATATTTATTAGAATGAGTTACAATATTTGTTTTACATTAGGAGACCCATCTGGTGATGGGCACGCTAATACATCAGAATATCATATAGTAGCTACTCACTCTGTTGAGGAGATTACTAATGCTTATAAGAAAACTACGGAATTGTTGGGATTTGATTTTGTAAAAGAAGTAGGCTCGGAATATGAAGCAGATGGATGGATTCCACAGGAGTATACGAAGAAGCTATTAGAACTTAACATAATAGACGACGAGTATATAACTACTGAGGATCACCAATATGGTCCCCCTGCTGGATGTTACTGGTTTGACTATGCAGAGGATGAATTCCTTGAAGTATTCTTCAATATAGTAAGATACTCCCTTCCAGACTTTGAATGGACTTCTAGAGATTTGGAAGAAGATACTCTATATCTTCTAGAGGGAGCAGCTTACGGGTTTGCATATCATGGCGAGTAAAAGAATACCAAGGAAAGTAAAGAAAGCTCTAAAGTATGTGTATTTATTGCCGAGGAGAAATGGTAATATGATACAGTATGGTGGAGTAGGCATAATTGGAAATAGGTCAAAGTGGAAACGCAAAGCTGCCAAGGTGTTGCGTGCACGAGACTATAGAAAAATGTTAGATATGATGACTAGTAGATTGAAAGATTTATATTCCTCAACGTCATATTCAAAACTTGATATTATTGAATCAGATTTTTTCGAATGGGAAGTAATTATTAAAAATAAATAACATTATGAGTAGTATTTCAAACATTTTTGGTAAGAAAGCAGTAAAATCATTTGCAGAACAACTTGCAGAAGTAAAGAACATTTTTAAGACTTCTTATGACCAAGCGATAGCTTTAAATGCAGCCATTGCTGAGGACATTAAGGTTAAACAAAATGAAATAGCGTCAATTCAGACCCAAATAGACTTTAATTCTCAAGTTGCAGAAGACAATAGTAAGTATATAGCTAAGCTTAAAGAATTGATTTCCTGATGTATCTGAATATCAAAATAAAAGAGGACTTTAGGACTCTTAAGAAGGATTCGGAATACAAATTTGACTTTGCAGAACGTAATAGGTATTTAATGGTAGGTCCAAATGGGTGTGGTAAATCCACACTCATAAATATCTTGCGCAGTTATCAATGCGATAATATTAATGACGACCCAAATGGGTTCGAGCAGGATAAGTTAGGATATTTAAACATCAGAAGTTTGCAAGCAGAAGCTGAAATAGAAACCGATTTTGAGAAGCTCTATTTCATAAGTTCTGAATTTGATGACCCACTATCTTTAGATAACTGTGCTACGGCAAGTGCTCTCGTTAAGAACGGTGGATTCTATCTAAAGAATAAGTCGAACGGGGAGCGGCAGTTACAAAGTCTAAGTAAGTGGATACATGAAAACAAAGCTGATTGGAACGAGAAATGCCTACTAGTATTTGACGAAGTAGATAAGGGTTTCGATTTAAGGTATCAAGTTGGATTGCATAATATGCTTACTAATCTTCCAGTTATGCATGGAGTAAAGATTCTAGCAGTATCTCATACTTTAATTCCAATGCTATTAGAGGATAAGGTATATGCTTTCAAATACAGAATAATGCTCAGTCCGTCTACTTATGTAGCACTAGAGACTGGATATAGTATAAAAATTAATGATTATAATGAGCGAGAAGAAGTTTAAGTACAGCCCTGACCATACGTTTTTTACATCAGACACGCATTTTGGTCATGCAAATATTATAAGGTTTTGTAAACGTCCATTCGAAAATGTCGAGGAAATGAACGAAGCCTTGATAGAAAATTGGAATAAAGTGGTCTCTGACGATGATACGGTCTTCCATTTGGGAGATTTCGCCTTTGGTGGAAGTAATGTATGGAAAGAGATTATTCCTCGTCTAAAAGGTCATATAAACCTTATTATAGGCAATCATGACAGAAAGAATCTTAGACAGGGATATATGTCATATTTTGATATGGTAGTACCTCAGTTGCAGATAGAAATTGAGGATAATTCTATCTACTTAAACCATTATCCATTTCTGTGTTATGGAGGGTCATATAGAGGAGTATGGCAACTGTTTGGCCATGTTCACTCCGGACCACAAGCTGATGGTTTGGATATTTCTAGACTTAGGGTATTATTACCGACTCAGTATGATGTCGGAGTTGATAATAATAATTTTACCCCAATATCATATAGGGAAGTTAAAGAAAAAATAGAATCTCAGAAGAATGAAAGTTTGGATAGGACTGTCTCCAGATGATGTTCAAGGGATGGAATTTGATTTGACTCCATTAGAACTTAGAGATTTAATAGGAAAACCTAACTGGGTTCCTACTAAATTTCTAGGTTGGAGAACCTGGAAGACTTCTGTATATTTTAAAATAATTACTTGATATGGAAATTCATGAAAGAAAAGCTGTAAGCGATGAATTAAAAAAGTATGACCATTTGGCGAAAGATTCAGACTTTATAGAAGTAACAGAATGGGTAAATGGAGAAGGTTGGGATATTTGTTTAAATAATAGACTGATATCTTTAACATATGGACAGTTAGAAGCAATCAAATATTTGGTTAAAGCTTTAGATTATAATAAATAATATTTTAATGAGGAAAATATGGTAACTGCACAAAATGCTAAATTGTTAACATCTTATAGGGAGGAAATTAAGTCTAATAGACTTGATCAGAAATACAAATATGCTATCGAGGGAATAGAAAAAGAAATATTATGGGCAGCAGAGGAAGGTAGGTCCTATATAACTTGGAGCTACGCTGTTGACGAGATATATTCCTTACTAACAAAAGAACTTACGCAAAGAGGATTTAGAGTAGAATGCTTTGAAAAACACTACCCTTCTTGTATATCAATACATTGGTAATATGAAAATAGAATATACTGACGGATGTATTTGCACATCACTTACAGTTGATGGAAAAGAGACTGCAGATATGACTCCAGAAGAGATAAAAGTATCTATACGAGCTATGCTGGATAGAGAAACCGATATAGCTACTCTTCAGGATGTATGGATGTCTCTTATTGAGCATCTAGGAGAATATAAAGACTTAGGACATTGTGAATGTTGTGGAGATTGGATTTCTAATTATACTCTAGAAATATGAGTTGTGTTGAATTACATACAGGAACTTTAACTAAAATTAATACAAAAGGACTTACAGTAGAAGAATATTGTGAGTATCTTTGTAAGAAATATGGTTATGAGATTGCTTATGAAGGAGATACATATGCTGAAACCTTAATGGATGTAGATGATACTTATAAAGTGTTAAACGGAGAACTGTATAAATGTGATGATACTCAATATCCAGAAGACACTTCCTATTTGGTTGACGTTAGAAGTAATGGAGATGGAACTTACAAGTACATTGCCCAATTTTACAATGGAGGCACTTGGTTAAATGGAGTTTTAGAAGAAGGATTAAATAATTTAAAATGATAAATATAAACGAATGTATAGCTAAAGCAATGAAGTCTAAAAATCAAGTAGAACTTCGTGCATATAAGAATCTGAAGGCAGAAATTCAGATTCTACAAACTGCTAAAAATGCTAAACCTTATGATGAAGCAGCTGAGATACAGCTTATTTCTAAAATGTGTAAGAAATTAGAGGACAGTATTTCTAGCTTTATAGAGGCTGGTAGAGAGGACTTGGCAACTGAATATAGGGATGAATTGGAAGTACTAAAAAAGTTGCTTCCTGAGCCTGTAAATGAGCCAGACATACATTCTGCATTACAAATATGGTGTGAGGGAAAAGGCTTTATTGAAGATTTCTATAATGAAGAAAATTCAATAGATATGGTTAGTTTCCAAATTCCAAAGAAAGAAATGGGAAATGCGATTAAATATTTGAAATCAGAATTTCCTCAAGCAGACGGTAAGATGATTTCAGAAATTGTTAAAAAATATATAGTATGAGCCATTTTATTGGGTTAGTATTTGGAAGTAATGTTGAAACATTGTTAGAACCCTATGATGAAAACATGGAGGTAGAACAATACGTTAGATATACAAAGGATGAAGCCATTGATGAGGTTAAAACCAGACACGCTGATAACTATGAATATGCCATCAAGCTGGCAGATAAGTATAAGAATCCTACCACTGAATGGGAAAAGGAACAGCTTGAAAGAGCTAATAAAATCATAGAGAAAGGGTTGTTTATCTCATATGAAGATGCCTGGGAAGAAGCTAAGAACTGGGGATATGAAATTGATGACGAAGAGAACTTGATGTCTACATATAATCCTGACTCTAAGTGGGATTGGTATTGTGAAGGAGGTAGATGGGGAGCATGGTTACTTCTTAAGGAAAAAGGAGAAGACGGAGAACCCCTCAATGCCATCTTTGCTACCAAAGAAGAGGTAGACTGGGATGCTATGTTGGAAAAAGATAGAATTCCATTCTGTTTTGTAACAGAGGACGGAGATTGGCATGAGTCTGCTAGTATGGGTTGGTGGGCTATGACTACCAATGACAAAGATGAAGATGTTTGGAGAAAAGAGTTTTTAGATTATCTGGAATCAGTAGAAGATGATGTAGAAATTTCTGTAATTGATTTTCATATTTAATAAGAATGGTAACAAGAATTGAAAAATTTGGAGCATCATGGTGTGGACCATGCAAGGTATTAGACAGAACTCTTGAACAAATCTCTGGGATAGAGATAGTAAAGCATGATGTAGATGAAGAGGAAGAATTGGCAAACTCTAAAGGCATAAGAAATGTGCCTGTGTTGATTTACTACAATGACAGAGATGAAGAAGTTAAGAGAACTGTTGGTGCCATATCTCTCGGAACTATTATGCAAATCGTAAACAATAATTAATATGAGAACCGAGGAAGATTTGATTCAATTGGTAAAGCTAAACAAGAAAGAGATAGAGCACTTATTGAACTTGGGTATTTTGAAAACCACGGAAAAGAGCTGCCAAGATTACCATATAGGAAAGTCTGATTATAGTACTCACGTAATTCAGCCGTGGAATATATGGAAAGAATATAATCTCAATCCGTGGGATGCTGATATAGTTAAAAGGGTTTTGAGAATTAAAGAAGAGCCTGGAAAATCTAAAGAGGATGCTAGAATAATGGACTATGAGAAGATTATTCACATCTGTAGAGAAAGAATTAGACAACTAGAAGAGGATAAACAAGCTCAGAAACCAGTATATGAGGCAAAAGGATGGGGTATAGGAACAATTTCTGTTCCTAAACCTACCATAACTTACAGTCTAAATGAAAAGGAAGCAGAGGCTTATGCTAAATTCCAAAAGGAGCACTATGAACTGCACAAGGGAATAAAAGCGTGCGGATGTTCAATAATATTTACTCATACTGGAATAGGACTAGGTAAAACTGTACAATGTAATGTATGTAAAGAACGCACTAACATAACTGATTACGGTACGTGGTAAATAATAAAGGGAATATAGGTTGGCGATTATGCCTTCCTATATTCCCTTATTTTTTTTTATTCTTCTCCAATACCATTTATAGTATCTCTCTTATACATTTTATATGTGTCTTGCAGAGAACGTGGTAATGCTTGAGATTTAGTAATTAATTCACCCATCGTAGTATCTCCGAATAAGAATCCTCCAATATCATGCCAAGTTTTTGCTCCCCATTTCACGGCGGCAGGACTTGTATTATTCATAACATAATCAAATATAGGGAGAGGTCCTTTAAATTCTTCAAAGCTACTCGAACTACCTTTGTATAATAATTCTATAGCAGCATTAGTTAGTACAGCCTAGCCATCTCCAGATTTTTTATGCTCTTTATATGCAGGATTTACTAGCTCTTCAAATAGCCAATATAGAAGTAGTGCTACTAAGGCATCAGATATCAGTCTTCTCCAATTTCTCATTTGCATAGGACTACTAAGAATGTTTTGCTTTATTCCTTCCCATCCCCTACCATGATATAATTCAGCAACAGTATCTTGTAAAGTTCTGAAAACTCCTTGAACTACTAGAGGAATATCAGTCAAATAAGGTACTCCCGTGTCTTCAGTAGTAATGTTACCATTATCATCTATCCAGAGCTTGTTTCCGTTTTCGTCCTCCTTCTAAACTTTCTAGGTTTCGTAAGAGGATTCCCTCCTCTTACCTAAGTATACATCATATATACCGTTCATCCAAGTAGAAAATACTCCAAACTATGAACCAATAGCTAAGTTTTCATACATAGCTTTTGTGCTTCGGTTATATGAACCATATATAGTATCCCCTAAGTTTTTGATTTCATCAATCTGATTTTGTGTATATCCGTCTGGAAGATTAGTGTCCAAACTTACAGGTAAGTTAGCATCTGGATTTTCTTCATTAAACTTCATAATCTAACTTAGATACAATGATTTTTGCTTATTATAAGCTTCCATGTTGCTTTTATCATTAGATGCCAGAAGTTTAAATCTTTCGTCCATTCTCCAATTGTATACCAGCTTTCCATCTACAATCGAATATGCTTTATGGGAGCCATCATGCTTTAATTTCCCCATAAATAGTACCATTCTATTAAGAAAGTCTGGCTTTCTTAACGTAGCATATGCCCAGTTGCCTGCATTGGTTATACCTCCTCTGTTAGTTTTATAACCCTCCTATTGCTATTCTATATTGATATTAGAAATCAAATATTTACTATTCAACTTATCTAATAAATCAATGCTCATTGCCGAATGTACTCCCTGTCTAAGTACAAACTGATATGCCCACATTACATCCTTAGCATCTACGTCAGTTCTATATTTAGTCATAGTTCTGACTACATTGGATAGGAATCCTCCGAACGTATCTCTAATAGCTGCTACAGGACTTGCCGCAATGTAAGCCGTAGAAACCGCTTTTCTTAAGGGCTGCAATCTTGCGATTATTTTTTTAGAGCTTTCCTCCATAATACTTCTGTTAAAAACAGCAGTCTTTAAATAATCGTCAATATGCTTGATGGTCTTAGCAAATTTTTCTGAGTTATCTTCTCTAACTCCAGTTAATTTTAACTAAAGAAGAATACCCTTAGCCCTAGTCAGCATCTTATTCATTTCCTCTTCCTAAAGATTTTTGTAAGAGTAATCTATAACTAAGTTCTGTAGATTAGTCTCAAAATAGTCCTTACCATACTTTGATAGCAATCTTTGTCTACCTTTAGTAGTCTCAGAGGCTCTAAATCTATTGTATGCTTGCATATTTTCGATATCGGAATTAATCTAAGACTCTTCCTAATCGGTTAGAATATCTTCATACATTTCTTTAAAGAACATAGTAGGATTCTTACAGTATCCTTTAACTCTTCTCTAGAAATCCTCAAAGTATTTACCTGGATTACTCCATCTAGTAGATGATGAAGCCTTTTCTAAAGGCACCCAGAGATACTATGGATTATTCTTAATAAAGGTTAGTATGCCCTTATCATCTTCTGACTTATAGGAAAAGTTATTATCTTTAAATCTCAACTTATTTATTTCAAACAAGGCTTTTTTCAGAAATTTTCTATCGTCAGCATCTAAGTCTGAGGTTGAATCATATGGATTCTTAAAGAATAATTCCCCATCCTTTTCCTAATATAGATGCTTAAATACTCTAGCCTAATCCCCAATTATAGCATTTCTAGCCTTACCATATCCTTTTGCTTCGTAATAGTCCAAGCAGGCTAAATTAAAGTCTGAAATCTAAGGCTCTAGTTTATTAGAAATTCCGTGAATTGCGTCCTAAAGTAATTTACTTATAATTCTTACCTATGTGTTAGAAATGTTCTGAGGTCTCGCTAACAGGCGCTCTACTTCTGATAAATCATCTTCTGATATTCTTATAATTCCAGAGAGTCTATCTAAAGTTATCGACGCGTTTAGTAATAGTTTACAGCATCCAGTTACTAATTCATTTCTCTCAGGATTAGCTAGAGTAGCTTTTCCAGTTGCATACTTTATAATCGTATCTGGAGACAAGGACATATGCTGTCCTACCAGTATTTTATTTAGTTTCGAAATAAGTTCTTCTAATCTCTGTATCTAAACTTCATTAGTTTCTGCAGAAGATAAGGAATCTATTGTAGTTCCATTTAGCATATGTTGCAAACCGTCAATATCTGAACCAGATATCAATTCTTTTAAAGAGTTGAAATCCGTCTTACCAAGATTTGGGGATTCATGTAGGATATCCCAAAATTCATTTATCAAAAGTTGCACAGGCGAGATATGCTCTACTGTAGCAAAGTTATTACTTATCTTCAATCCTGGGTCTTTCTAATTTAGTACTTCCTAAGCCTTGACGAAATTAGAAACAATTAACTAAATAGGATACTATTGACTTTGTATTCTTCCACCAAGTCCTCCAACTACTGTAAGGTCTCCAAGCTTTATATCGCTTCCCAACTATGGAATTATTTCATTTAATAGAAACATAGTCCTCATAGTTTCTATGTTTCCATAGGTAGCTTTCATTAATTCTCTACCCTAGTTATCTGTTCCCTAAAGGTCATTTAAATGAAATCCTAATATATTCGTTCTTCCCTCGAAGGAATGTATCTAATCTAGGTTTAGACCAGATAGAGTTACTAGATTTATCTATCCAGTTAAGGTATTTTTAAACATAATAATATTGCAATTATCTAAGGTATCATTCTTAACAACTTCCCACAAATAATTGTACTTATCTTTTCCATTAACTTTTACTACAGAATGTTCAAAATATGGGCTAAATAGCTAATCTAGGTAATCATTGTCAAATTTAGGAAATCCGAATCGTCTAAATTCTCCAATCTGATTAACTATACCCCTAGCGCTAAGTTTACCATTATCTACGTTTAGAAGCTTGTCTTGATTCTGTTTAATTATATCTACTACTTCCTTATTCTTACTCTTAAGTTCGGAACTCTTTACATTATAGACAACTCCATCTATAGTAAGGTTCCATCCTGTATCAGGCTATTCCCCCTACGTCCAGTATGTCCAATTCTTATCAATAAATTCTTCTATAGTAGAAGTAATTCCATCTGCTTTAATGTCCTTTTTGGGAAACACAGCTTTTAATTGCTGGTTTACCTTGTCAATAGAAGAGTCGTTTATAGTTATTGTTTCAGCATTAGATGTTATAAATCTCTGTGCTAGTTTCATAGATTCTTGCATCACAAATGCACCTCTATTATGACTATAGCATTCTGCTCTATTTACTACTATATCCTTAATATTTTGAAACTAATCATCATATTCTAATGTAACTGGAATAATATTAAATCTAATATCATTAGTATTTATTCCATTATACTATAATATTCTAGATAATAAGGCAAATTCATTTCTATATTTTTCCTTCTTTGCCTAATCCCAAAATGCTGGAGATTCGTGCGAACTTTTGATATTAAAGACCTCTACTGAACCATTAGGTTTCACTACAATATAGTCAATATGTCCAGTAATTGTATCGTCTCTTCCTATTAGTTTTGCTGATAGATTTAGATTCTTCATTATAACTGGAGAGGAATCATCACCAAATTCCTTAGATTCTTTACCGTTGCCTAAGTACACCTAGCGAAATATATCGTCGTAAACCTAATCATGTATAGCATCGCTAAGATGTTCAAAAGACGTACCTTTAGTATTATCTTCGGTCTGAGAATAAGAAGTTTCCTTACCTTGCTTAAGAATAATTTTATGTAAATCCCTACCATCTTCTGCTATTCTCTTCCAACTATTTCTTAATATAGAAATATGCTTCTCTATTTCATCCTTTGACAGTCCCTTCTATTCATATAGTGATGCCATTCTATCAATATAGTCTTCTACCTACAGAACTGGCATTATCTATTTTCCTAATTGGTCTATATACAGACCTGAGTCAATAAATGACTGTGTTGTGTATCCAGAAGCATTAACTTCTGCACATCCATTCAATACATCTACTCTATCAGAGAACTCTTTTTTAAATTTTCGTTTCCCTGCTTCCTTTAATTCAGACAACTTATCAACCACTCTAGTCTGACGATTATAATCCTTTGAATAAAGAATATCATAAGCAAGCTATGGACTCTTTTTCAATATTTTTATTAATTCATCGTAAGAGTGGTTGTATTGTCTTTTACCTACTAACGTGTACTTACAATCTTTCATTTACAGTTTTCTAATATTAATCCTTTTTCAATCCCCTTCTCTATAAGATTAGAAATGATACGATTTTTCTACATCTATCCTATCTAAGACGAAACTAAAGCATTTACACTAGACTAAAAGCCTAAGTCTGTGTCTAAATCCAGTTTAATATTTTTTCTAATATTTTGTCTTATGTTTAGGAATTGCTGTCTGAACAAATCTATAGCTTCATTAGTTCTGTCGCTATAATAGAATACATCGCCATTCTCAATCTATCTAGCTAAGTATCTTACGACACCTTCTTCTATTCTATCTATATATGCTAAGTTTTTGTAGAGGTCGTTGACTCTACTCTTAGTCATCTAAGATACTTTCTTATCATAGAAATTCAAAATGTCTTCATAATTTTTAGTTCCATCCTTCATATCCTAAGCCTTAATAGCTCCTAATACTATATGGAATGTTTCATGCAAAAGGTCGTTAACACTAGCATTGCTCTAATTTATGTAAAGCTAGTTATCATAAATAAAGGCTTTGACATCATCTGTACCATTTGGAAATATTCTGTTACCGTTTTGGTCCTACAATTGCGATAGTTGGTTATTATCTGTAATGTTGATTTTAATAGGAGTGTCCTTGAATAAGGTATTCTCTAATGATTCTTTAAGATTGAATAATGTACTAGTTAAACTTTGGGTTGGAGGATTGCCCTACACATCTACTCCAGTAGAATTAATAGTTATTCCAGAATCTGTTAGAGATTTTATGTAGGCAGTATAATTGCCATCGTTGTTTTTAGTACTTCTTTCTATCAAATATTGCTTAACTGGAGCATTATTAATATCAAAAATAATTTTCCTTATAGCCTCATAATCTGCATCCTCCATAGTTCTTCCCTACATGGCATTAATAGAGTAGCCGTTTTCTGTCATTGCATATAAAAATATTCCAATTTTCTCTGGCAAGTCTAGGGAGGAAATATCGATTCCCTTTTGTTTATAAAATGCCTATATTTCTGACGGCTTCTTATTAGTAATAAGGTTATGTTCCTAAGCAAGCAGCTTAGTTTTAGGACCTATGGGATAAGCTATAGAACTAATAGTCTATCCAGGATTTGTTGGAAACTCTAAATGAACATATCTCTTTCCGTCAGAACTTCCTAACATCTGCTTCAATTCTATCTTGGTCTATTTACTAACGTTGGCAGAACGGTTAAAACCTTCAACTGCTAATTTAGCATCTTTGAGAGATCTAAATTTAGGAGGGTCATATAAGTTAGGACTAATAACGCTATTACTAACAATGAAGATATTCTCTCCACTTTCATTAAGATGATTGTATATATAGTAACCCTAATATTGTCCATTATCAACACCATCTTCGTTTACTGGAGTAAAAATGTTCATAGTATCATACCCAAAGTTAAACTCATCCTTTAATACTCTACCTATTCTCCTTAATTTAATCTTATCATCGTTAGTAAGCTTCTTTCCCATATAGCTGTAAACTATCTAGTCTTTATCTTGAGATATATCTAAAGCATATAACTAGCCATCAATCTCCACATTCTAATATCCAGAAAAGAATTGCTAAGCATCTTCTAATGTTGCTATATTATCATCATAACTACTAGATAATTCTAGTTCTCCTAAAGCTCTTCTTTCTTCGTTCTTCCTAGATAGAACATTATCAAATAATTTCTTAACCTGAGGTTTAGTAAGTCTTATGCTCTATGGTACAGATCTACCTACAGATTCAACGTGGTAGTTGGATAGTATTATGTCGTTTTTGAAGTATTTCTATAGTAATTCTTCCATCTCCTCAGAGTTAAGATTTATAAATTGCTATTCGCTGACTTCCTAAGAAAATTGGGGGATATAGGTGGCAAGCCCCTTGTATAACTCAGACTTACCAAACTATTCTCTTTTCCAATGTAATCTCCTTAAATATCGGGCTAGGTCAGACTCTGAGTCTTCATTAATTACCTACTACTTATTAAGTTCTCGGCAGAAATCATTTAGCACAGAACCAGAATCTATAATCTGGTCACCGCTCTTAATAAGCTTAGTATAGTCACTACTGTTATTTAGGTAATCTAAAATAAGATGTTTAATTGTAAAAGATTCTGAAGGGGTAGAATCTACCTCTTTAGTAATACGCTCTAAATTCTTTTTGTAATTATTTCTAATAATGTCTAACTTATCCTTATACTTCTCAGATAAGTATTCATCAAGAATTTCATTATCATTTATAACCTATTCGGTTAAATATTTTTTGTGTTCGGTTTCGGCGAAGTTCTATACATCGAATTTGTTTCTAAATACATAACTTACTACTCCATTCACTACTACTCTTCCCTTTAACATATCTCCGTTGGAGTATGCTTTGTCTACAAGAGTGATTATGTAGGGTTTATCAATATCTTTAATTAATTCCGTTTCCTCTGGGTAACGAAGTTTTAAATTCTCGAAAGAACAGTTCCCTATTAGCTGTTTATCCAAGAAGTATTTTTGAGAGTTTTTTACTCTTGTAGATGAAGTCTGCAAGTCGTAAATCAACTACTTTATTTTATGTTCAGGAAGGGTGTCTAGATATTCTACAATATCTTGAAGAGAGTCTAGCTCCTTTTCACTAGACTCTCTATCAATTTTGAAATTATTTTTCCCTCCTATCTCAAGAATTACATCACATTCCATATTAACATAATTTGTAAATAAGCAACCTGTTCTATCTTATATATTGTGCTAACTACAATACTCTATCTTTCATATTAGCTTCTCCGGTTCCAGAGAATATAGAATTTTCTCTAAGTCTCTTATGAAGTTCTGGGAACATTACTAATGAGTTCTGTGAATAGTTATATATTCTTTCATCTATTTCTCCCTAAGTAAGACCCAAGTGGTCTAATTGTAGTAGGGATTCTGGTTTACTCATGTCATACTTCCAAGTATAATCAGACTTATCATAGTATCTTTTATACACGTCATATCCATGAGCTGGATTAAGAACTTTAACATAAGGCTCTGTCCTATAATTTAATGCATAAGTAGAATATACAGTAGGGGCCATAGCAATTAAGAAATCTCTCTTAGTTGGCATAATATATTTAAAGTCATCATTATAATCTTGTTCAGACATGAATTTATAATAATCATACAGAACATTACCTTCTCTGACCTAATCTCTAAATATACCAGTCATGTATTTTCCTCCCAATCTGGTTCCATTCACTGCCAGGTTATATAGCATCAGTATGTCAGCTACTGAGTGATTCTAATCAAATTTTTCATTAGCCAACTCTTGAATACCTATTAGGTATCTATTATAGGTCTACTTGTTGGTCAGACTCTAGTCAATTTCAAATAGATTAAGGGCTGTTCTTAACATACTCTTTCCCCTATTAGAACTCTATACTAATTCTTTAACCAGGAAATTATCTGGGTAAGTATTCTTCAACCACTCAAAGAAATTATTTTCTACAAAGTTCTTTAGTGAGTCAATTCCATTAAGAGAATTTAGATATAATTCATCTGACCTTACTAAATTATAATTAGAATCATATACTTTAGTATTATCTACTTTAGATATATCTATAGGCTCATCCTTAGATAAGAAATATGATGTTATCAATATCTTATCAGCATACTGTATGATGTTTTTATAATCTCTGTCAGATAGAGCACTATAAGATAGTTCTCCTAAAGAAATTAACTAGTCTACTATTTTAGACTTATTTGCAAATAGATGTCTTTGCTATAGAGTATAATTTAATAAATCTAGGTTCATTTTGTAGTGTGGAATACGATTGACCATATCAAGAATATTCCAACTAGATTTAATTAAGTTATAATATGTAGCAGCAAGCTCCCTATATGAAACAAGGTCTCCCTATCTAGTGTTATAGATGGTTCTAGAACTTTGGGGAAGTACTACTTTCTCATCATTCAAGAATTTATATAAATCAAAATTTCCATACAAGTCTGTCCTAACTGCATCCTCTAATATTGAAACTATTTCGGCAAGAGATAACTCTGGGTTGTTTCCCTAGATACTCTTTATAGTTTTTATTAGACCACTTTCTGTCTTATTCTTAGAGGCTTCTGGAACAGTTGGCAACATAGAATATTTTTCTAGATACTGTAAAAGTTCCTATTTGGTACCAGAATTTCCAGTAACTATATCTTCTTCATCGGACAAATTAACAAATTTCTACTTGTTAGAATCTACAGGTTTCTTTATACCCATTCTTCTTTCTCTAGTAGATACAGTGGCATACATCCTCTTGATTAGTTTAATCAAGTCCATATCTGTTTGTGGAATACCCTAATTCAGTTTCAACCACACAGAAGCCAATGTAGAAGTCTCGTTCGCTTCATCTGTTATTCTCTAAAATTCATTCAAGTCGAGCTTAAAGTCCAACATAGAATAGTTACTATTCGGATGAATCCTGTTATAGTCTTCTATTTGAGATCTTATATCATTTACAATCTAATCTACGTATCTAAACACATAATTAGTATTCATATTAGAAGTTACTGGCAACTCATAGTTTGACAAGGCTACCATAAATTCTGGACTATTGGCAGATAAGGGTTCGGTCTTAGCTTTAATATATTTCTATACAAAATCTTTAAGAGACCTAGCCTATGCTGTCTTATACATAGAACCAAGTTCTTTAATTACCCAAGAATACTCATTATTTACTCTTCTCGGAGTGCGACCTTCCGCCATTAATTCCATCATCATATCTGCCTCAGCTTCCATAGCTTCCATCTGAGATTCCATAGCTTCTATTCTTTCCTCTGGAGAAAGGTTATCCTAGGGATTAACTATTAATTTAGACAAGTCTATGTCTCCATTTAGAGTCTTAATAGCGTTAGTTACAGAACTTGTTTGATTTTTATATAAATCGTTTCTACTATACTTATCTATCAACTCCACTACAGGACTAGTCATAAATGCTACAATATCCTTAAGATTGAATCCCATCATAACTAGGTGTAGATGATATTTAGCCAAGTTAGTACCAGCATTAATTTTAGCTAGAATTAACTCTTTAGCATTATCGGTTGCTGCTGAAAGAATCTGAGAAATTAACTAGTCTACATATTTATCATCCATGTCTATCTAACCATCATATGTAGCATAAAATTCTTCCTTAATTTTCTAAGATAGCTCTGGAGAAGCATTCCACAAGTCTGGAATGTGTTTTACAACCACGTTCATTAGTTGGTCAGTAGCACGCCCAGATAATCTACTGTATGAGTGACTCATCTTTAGGAAGAATCTATCTTTCTGATTTCCATTTCTTAATACATTATGATAGTAGTAAGTAAGGTTAAACCAGTCTTTTTCACCATTAGCAGCTATACCAATTACGTTTTTACCAACCAAGTTCTGGTTTTGCATTACGTATTTGGTAAGCGGATTCATCATATTTAACTACTTAGTTTTAGCTCCCTTTGGAGATTTGTCAGCCTCTTTCTGCAAGTCCCTCATTGTAATAGGAGAATATGCCTAGTCTCTATTTCTAATGTTATGAACAACATTTCTAATATTAGCACTGGCTACATTTTTGTATGCCTACTCTCTCTATCTATAGCTTACTTTATAGTTTTCATGTTTCTGAATCTGCTCTATAATCTTCTACTTCTAATCAGCATTCTCTCCAACTATGTAATTATATCTTCCATTATTACTGTCTATCTTATATATCAAGTTAGCCATTTTTCTAAGTCTTTCCGGACCAGATGAAGATAATATACTATTAAGTTCGTTTTCTATAGAATATTGCTCTCCTTCCACCACAATTAATTTATTTCCTCTTGGTAATGGAAGAGTCTTACTAGCATCAACCATTTGCTCAGAAGAATAATTGAATAATGGACTCCAGCCTATATACATAGCATCATCACTAAACGATTGTCCCATAACATAAGCCTTATCAATATCGTAGTCAGAACCCTACAAATATGTCTAAATATAGGAAACATAAGCAGTGTTAGAGGTATCAGCAGTCCATCCTACACAAGTCATAGGCATGAATGATTGCAATGACTGTGCTGGGATACGAGAAGAGATGAAATGAAGAGATGTTAAGAACGATAAATATTGCTTCTTGTACTACTGGAGATATTCATAGTAAGACGTTCTTATCTACCTGTACTATTCCTAGAAATTATTTCCAATTAGGGCATTTCGTAACTCAATCATATGCTACTAAAATCTTGGAAGTTTCTAAATTTCCTCTGGAGTCATTAAAACTCTTTTATTAGATTCCCTATCATATTTTGTATCGTTTCCGAAGTCTACAAGACTATTGGCGATGGTTCTCCTAAGATCTGGGTTTAATTCTATACCAGTATTAACCTATATGTCTATATACTTATCCTGAGAATAAATGTTATTAAGTATAGAAGAGATTTGGTGGAAAGCATCTGAATTTAATACATCCTAGTCTTTGCTTTTTTTGTCTAAAGCATTTCTTATGTCCTAAACGGGGGCTATCTTGTATAAAGTATAGTTAATTAACTACTACTCTCCATTAACTAATTCCGATTTAGTATATTTGTATCTTTTGACATAATCTATTCTCTACAATACATTCTCCACGTTTCCATTCTCATCTTGAATAAGTCTATAGCGAGACTTGTCTATCTCTTGATTATTCTAGTCTAGAACCTTTCCGTCTGAATATTTCCAAGAAGATTGTATATATTTTCCAATCTTTATTCCATCCTGGTGAGTATAAATTTCATTATTGTCATTTATATATTCCTAAGTGTAGTCAAACGGGTCTTCATATATATTGAGAGTTTCTATTAGATTACTAAACGAAACCAAGGTATGTTGACCATTATTTTTAACAAATGCGAGGTTATAAAATCCAGCAGGAATCTTTGGAACCTCGGTCTGTTTTCTAAAGAAGTTCTCTCCCTAATCCATAATATCTGCTAATGTAGCATCTCCAGTCTGGAAGATGTCTTTATACATATTACCAAGAACTATTTCAGCTTCGGTGTTTTCAAGACTTCCTGGAACTATATCTAATGTCTATCCATTAAGTTCAAACTTTCCTTCATCTAATAAGTCTAAAACATCCTGTATTTGGGTTTGTTTTGGTCTTTCAGATTTTGGTAAGTTCCAAGAACCTCTAATAATTGGATGGTCATATATAGTCATATACTTAGTAACCCCATCAGTAGGGTCTACATATTGCCATCTTAGAAGAGATGGTTTTAAATTATTAGGCTTTGTTATGTTTAATTTGTAAGTATGTTTGCTAACATTAGAAATCTTTTTATACTCTCTAACCTAAGCAGATTTTACTTGGTTGCTTTTATCAAAATATGAAACAGTATAGGGTTCAGAAACAACTTCTAAGTTAACTCCAGAGTGCCTTTGTTCATTTTCTATTATGCTCTAATATCCTACTATACTTCCCTTAGTTAGGCCCCCTATTTTTGTATCCAACTATTCCTGAGTAGTTGGAGATAAACGTAAGATAGCCCCATTAGGTAAGACCTATAAAGCAGCATTGAATAGTCTAATTTTCTAATCTTCTTTAGCTCCTACCCACGGAGTTCTTCTCTATAGATTAGAATCTCTTCCTCCTGTCTTAAAATGAATGTTCCATTTATCTGAATCTATCTCTTTCTCAATAACAAATGATGAATTTTCATCTTCATTTAATGTAATAGTAAACTTGTTGCCCTTTTGATTAATTTTTACATTATATTCGTCCTCTATGTCAAATATTCCATTTTTGAATTTGTAGAAATCAGCCATATCAGATAAATCGTGAGATATTACAGTTCCATCATTTTTGATAATATTAACAATATCAGTAGGCATAAACCAAGACTTATCCTTTACTTGCTCTGCCTCTTGTTTAGAAGCTAGAAACATATTTACAAGCTGTCTATTATACTCAGTCGTATCCTAAGATGTTATACTTAAATAAGGAATAAGAGAAATGTCTATCTTATCAGAAGACTCCTAGATCAGTGTGGCTAGATCAAAACTTGAAATCCTTCTTTTACGTTCTCCATATTTGTTTGGGTCAACCCCATTTTGGGCACACCATGCTTCTAGTCCACTTCTTAATTTTCCCTTAAAGTCATTTCTAGCTCTCTTTAAAACGTCCTCAAAAAGATACTTCCTATATGTTTTGGTTTTTGGGTCAAACCATTGAAAGTATTGAACTACATTATAGCCTGGCGCCATAACATATCCAGACCCAGGGTGTTTACGCTTAATAGACTTGGAATTAATTACAGAAGTAATATTAGTAATAAATTGTGTATAAATACTAGGATCGCTAAAAGGAATCTTTAAACCAGAAGACGAGTTATCTTTGTTAACCTTAAATTCCTTGTTTATTTCCTATTTTAACTTTTCAGTTAAATCCATATCACTATTACTCTTGGACTATACTATAAGTTTTCCAACTATCTTATACAACTAGTACTTAGCTTTACTTGGGTCCTCAGCGTAATCTTTGAAGTATCTTTGTATATTAGTTAATTCCTGCTCAGAAGCCTAGAATGCTGATTCAGCCAATCCGTAGTAAATCTCATTTACAGATTTGTAATCCTTTCCATATGCTGCACAAGCTGCAACTACCTGGGAGAACTCTGTTAATTCCGAGTCAACTACATCATGGTCAGCATTAAGTTGAATACCTAACCCCTATATATTCAACTAGAAAGTATTAAGAGGGACATTATTAGTCCATACATCTTTACTATTTATGTTCTTAGCACCATTCTTTACTGCAGAGTTATTAAATACATATGCTACAAACTTATCTTTAAGAGGTTGGACTATATCATTTATAGAAGTTACCTTCGGATTAACCTTATATCCAACATTAATTACAAAGTTAGTTAAAACCTAATTACTAAATTCGGAAGTTACTCCTTTAGCATTAGTACAATTAATACCTCCAAGGGCAACAAACAATTCATAAAGACTATCTATTGTATGAAATCCCTATCCTCCAACTGTGCTATGCTCAGATGTATTGTCACTAAAATAGTGGTATATCTTATTAGAACCTTTTCCTAAAATAGTCTCTACAGTAAAATATCCAGAATTATCTTTTCCAAAGTCAGTCACCTAAACTATTTCTCCAAGCTGGTTCTTATAGAACAGCTTCTCTCCTCCTAGAATTGCTTCTCTAAACCATCTAGAAACTTCTTCCTAGTCATATGCTGTCTACTGGAATTGATTAATGTTCTTAGTCAAATCTATAGCTCCATTCCAACGTATATTATGCATTTTCTTGAACATATTATACTAAGCTGAATTAGACTATAATGATTGTAACATCATCGCATTAGTCTATCCAAATGATGCAAACTTAGCCAGAAATGACGTTAAGTCTCCAGTCTAATCGTCCCATATAGGCTTTCTGTTTGTTCCAACTCTCTAATCTCCCAAAGAATTATTTTCCAAAATAACTTGAATAGGAGACATAGTTGAACTACCATCCTAAGAATCTATTTCATCAGATTCTCTTAGGTTATTGACCGGTGCTGACATATCATATGCAACAGCAGCATTAACCTTACTAGCAACACCATTTATTAAACCAGTAAGAGGATGCTACAAAGTAGCTGGAATAATAACATTACGTTTAAATTGAGTTCCCTATGCAGTATTTATAATTTCTATGATAGTTTTATCATATATATCCTACATATTAGGCTTTCCATCTAAATCATTTATAGCTCTCATTGAAGAAAACTCTTCGATAAAATTATCAAGAGAACTAAAGCTTATTTTGTTATTATTTAGTATATTTTCTAAAGCCTTTCTAGCTACATTAGTTTTTATCGGATTTCCAATTGCTCCTTTTATGTCATTAACAGCAGAAACTATTTTATTAAATAATGTCCCCTTTGCCTTATCTGGATGATTTATTTCCGTCCCAGATAAACTTAGTCTTAGGTTATTACTAAATAAACCCTCTATATAGAAGAATTTTTCCAAGAATGGATTCATTTCTGAATCTTTCTATAGTAGCAATTCTCCCGTTTCTTTATCAATCCACTTGTCAGCAAAAGCTTGTCTATCTTTTACTTGAAGCAGTTTAGTGTCAGACAATAATCTAACTGTCTAAGTAGCAGCCTTCTCATTTAATTTATTATTAATCCAAGAGTTCAATTCCTAAGTTGAATCAAACAATCGGAAATTAACACCATATTCTCTAAGGTTTTCTAGGAACAGTTCCTACTGTTGTTTTAGAAATTTCTTTAGACGAACTGGCTCATTATATAGTTTAGCATAAAAATCTGTTATTTCATTAAGGTCGCAGAATTTCTTTCTATTTCTGTAATCCTTGTCTTTCTCTAACTCTATCTTCTCAAGATTGTGTTGGTTATAACTAAAGACAAGAGAAATTAAATCACTCTCAGTTCTATTTCTTAGGAATGTTCTAACATTATCTAGTCTGTTAGACGTAAATACATCTCCTTCCTTTCTGAACTATGCTCCATATTCAGTAGTCAAAAATGACATTAGTTTTTCCATTTTTGTTACTACGTTAGCTTGAATTTGATTATGGGCAGAGAAGAAAGTATTTCTATATAAATCAACAAATTCTTGACTCTTATCAGACATTAGATCCATTATGTTATCACTAAACATAGATAGATTAGACATATAATTTAAGAAGTTGGTCTTATCAGAGTATACAGTAGGTTGGAAACATATTCTTCCAGTCTTCAAGAAGGAACTATAGAACTTATCTAGGATTGCGTGTTGAAATAACTCTGAAGAGGACATATCTCTAACAGCTTTAACATCGCCGATGGGTGTAGTTATTTCCCCATCAATTACTGGGTCTATATCTATAGCATTAGGATTCTATACAAATAATAAAGAGTTTGCTGGTCCTCCCTCTTGGCGCTATTTATGCAAGCGTCTATTTAATTCAGAGCCTAATCTTGATATACTATAGTTAGAGACACTTGAACCAGCCTTATTTAAAGATGTAGAGCGTACAGACCTACCAGATGCTTCCACAAAGCTTTTAGCTAAGTCGCTAAGTGCTTTATCACTAGTAGTTACAGGTTTAAAATAAACTCTATTAGCCTAGATGTCAAAGACGTTAGAGGATGGCTTCTTAGACTCTCTATTAAATAAACTTGTATATTTAGAGTTCTCCATCAAAAACTATTTCATATCCTAATCTCCAGCGAGTTTTACCTAGTTATCAATGTCGGCAGTTCTAATTGCTAATTTTAGGAAATGATTAAGATAATTCTTAGAAAATAAGTTATTTTTTGGGTCGTAAGTATACTTGTCCTTATATCCCTATAACGCTTCTAGCCCTTTATCAGATAGAAAATTAGTATCTAGATAATAGTCGAACATTTCTAATAGATTATTTAGAACCGTTTCGTACTCATTTAGTAGTTCTTTATTTTGAAGAACTTTATTACTAAAGTCTCTAAGGTTTATGCCAGCTAATATATCTAACATTGGAACTTCTTTTCCATTTATGTTTACCGTAGAGTTCTCTAGCTCTAAGTTGTCCATAGTAGAGAACAGTCCCTCCATATTAGAAGCTCCTTGATTGTATCTGAATCCAAATGTATATAATGTTCCTTCCTTTCCCGAAAGTTCAACCTTAGATATAAACTTACCAGTCTAATCTGGCACAGAGGTATAGTTATATTTAGACAATCTATCTTCCCCAAGTTTATTTATCTATCTGGTCTTACTTCTAAAAGTAATTCTTTCAACAGAATCAAATAAGTCAGCATCCCAATTAAATTTCTTCTTTACAGCAAATAAAGATTTCGATGATTGTAGATTACAATCAATATAATTGTTATTTACATTTCTATAGATAATGGCACATAAATCTGAAACAGTCTCTAAGAATTTAGTTCCATATTTTAGGTTATCATTTACTCTTCCTAATTCTATAGATATATTTGAGTTAGGATTATCTTTATTCAAAATTTCATTATAGAATGAATATAGTATATTCTTATGCTATTCTGAGAACAGGTTCTCATTGCGCATAAAATCTATCATTCTACCTCTAGAATTTTGAATAGCCTATGGTTTAAATAATATTTCTAGAATATCTACAATATTGTCTAAAACATTAACATTCTATGTATTAATTAAATCTTTCAGCACTCCTACAACAGCTTCACTGTTACTTGTATCGAAATTGATATTATTATTCAATACGTCAGATAACAAGGATTGCCATGCCTACATCAATGATGTCATATTTAACGTCTGGGGAAGCAATTGATGAGACTCATTATATTTATAAACAAATATAGTGTCCAACATATCCTTTACTCCAGTACTAGTATGAGCTTCACTTCCCTCATTATTAGCAGTTTCCCATCCTGCCTTTTGATGCGCATGAGATTCTCTCAGTGCATATTTCTTAGCGTTCTATCTCTATGGTTCTACATTATTCAAGAAGCCTCTTTCTATACCAATACTACTTCCTAGTTTCTAAGCCAATAAATCATCGAACTGCGTAAGAACTATATAATCATTTACGTAGTTTAATAAATCATCTTTAGGATTTTCTATCTCCTGAATAATAGGCAATACTTCATCCTTAAACTCTGCACCTCTCTCAATTTCTTTCAGAAGTTTGTCCTTAATTTCTAGATAGTAATTAGAGAATCTATTAGCCATAAACAGCTAAGTCTTCGCTTCAGAGTTTGTATAATTAGTATTGTACTTGTTATTAAACCATGTATTAAGTTTAGGGTTATTTAGTATAGTCTTAATTAGTTGTCTATAGAGATATTCTTGCTATACTTTATTTTTCTGTAGGATTTTATCCTCTAGCTATTGGTTAAACTTTGTATTTCTATCAGGGTCTTGCAATACATATTTTCTAAAAGTATCTATAACATAGTAGTACTGACTAGAATTTAACATTCCGTTGCTATACATACTTGTAATGGATTGCAAAGTAGAATCATTTGGGAACTATTCCTTTAGATGACCAAGAATGCTCTCAAATTTCCCTTCCTTATAGTCCACGATTCTTTTGTTGACTTCATCAGAGGTCAACTCGTACTTAGTTTTCAGGTAGTTATTATATATTAACTTCTATTTAAGTTCTCTTCCAAAGCTGTCAGTTACTTCCTGAATAAGACCAGTATTTATCGGTCCATATATTTCTAATAAAGTGTCTTCTACTTTCTATAATTTTCTTGCTTCTTGACTCTCATCAGTTTCCATTTCCTTTTCAGCCTCAGAAATCTGAGTTGTCACTTCTCCGACACTATTCATGTCGAAGAAGGTTGACAACACAATATTTCTAAACTTCATGGCTTTTTCTGGTAATTTGTCTAAAGAAGCATTAGCTAGCCCACATACTATATTGTTTACATCATCAATAAACTCTCTAGAAGTTTCATCCAAGTTTTCAGAATCTGTTAGAAGTAATCTTTTATCCTAACCATCTTTGGATTTATACTTAAATTCCAAAGTTTTAATAATTCTGTCCTCTATTCCAGGTCTATTAATTTGATTATACAATAACTTTAAATCTGAGGCTAGTTGCTAATAACTTTTTTTGTCGTACTTAACATTACAAGCTGCCATAGTCATTTATTTTTTAAAAACATGAAGTATCTACATACAATAAGTAATCAGATAAATTCCATTTTAAATCTGAATCTTCTAGTTGTTCTATTTTATTATTCAAAGTATCTTTCATACTTACTAACAATTCTAGATAGCTTTCTACATTTGAAGAGTTTGATAACATTTGCACATCGCTATCATCCTAGAACGTTTCCTCTAGCTAATTTAGGAAGTCCTGATGTGTCATTATATCCATTCCTGTTGGGTCAACAACCATAGAATCAAACGACTGTCCAGTAATCTCTTCAACTGAATTAGTTTTATTTGGTGTCATAGAGATATACATATCCTCAGTGTCCAAACTCAACTCTCCAGTGCCATCGTTTACGTCAGTATATATTATTTTTCCATTTTCATACTTTACATCTTTTATGGTAGGCTATCCTAGCTACATATTAATAAGCTCTACTATGTTATCAACAGATGATCCGTTTCTAAAGAAATTAATCAATTTTCTGTTGTTCTATATAGTAATATATTCCATATAGCTTTGTTCATTGTCCTCTTTTCCTTCATTAAGAAGGAAGTTCTGGAATCTAGTTCTATCCTACTCATCTACTATCTTAGAGGAATAACCTACATACTATTCCACTGGGTTTTCTACCTTGGTTTCTTCTTTTAGCTATCTCTTTCCTCCCTCTAATAATTTAGAAAGGTTAAGGGCAATACCTCCAGATATAACATCAACGTCAACGTCAAAGTATATAGGATTAGTTCCACATTTTAGGAATGCATAATCCTATCCATTTTGTCCTCTAACGTTTATTTGTTTATAATCCTGACTAGTTTCTAAATCTGGGTCTACAAATATTCCATACTTAAACGGAGCTTCCTCAGTATAGGCATGAGGCTCCTCTAAGCTCTATACAGTACCATGAAAGATAAGATTAAACATATTAAATAATGTGTTATCATTACCTTTTCTCTCCAACATTCCATCCCCAAATAGCGCTGAAATATCAAAATCAAACTTATCAGTATTATTCTTTGTGTCAATAGTAGTAATACTAATCAACCCATTAGCTTTACTATTAGTTTGATATATTCTTGATTTAGTAGCAATAGCTGAAACAGCCTTGGGGAAGAAGCTGAACATTGATTCTGCAGGAATAGTAGACGTTGATATAACATTTCCGTTTTCGTCTGTTTCTCCAATTACTATGTTCTTATTATTTGTATGAATAAGTCCGGAAAGATTTCTTTTTTGTTCGTTCTTTCCTATATATTCATTCGTAGCATAGTTAGAACCATCAGCCTTAGCCAGTCTAGTAGCCATAGGTTTAAAGTTTAATCCAGCCCTTCTAAATATTTCAGGAGGCTCATTAGCTGTTAGCTGTTCTAATATAGACGATAGAATAGAATGGTACTTATGTGCATATTCTTCTTCTATAGCTAACATATTAGCCTCATTCTTTCCATATACACTAGAATTACTAACATCAAATGACCTTACATATCCGCCGATGTTTTTGTTGGTTAGGTCAATTCCTAGCCTAAAAGTAGGTATATCTTTGCAGTATTCCTAGTTAAACTTTATTAAGTTTTCTAAGTCTGCTGCTGTTACTTTATACAGGTTTAGTAGCTTCTATACCTCCTAACTACCAGCATTTAGCTAAGTTATCCAATTCTTGCCATATCTACTAAATAGTTCAGATTCAACTTTGGAAATATCTAGTATCTTATTGCTGTCATAACCATTTTCTTGTTTCCACTTATCTAATTGAGATATGAAATTTTCTAAGCTTGCTCTGAAATTCCACATTGCAATGAACATCCTAACTCCTAGAGTATCCATTCTCCAAGGCTTTTTAGCTTTTTCTCCTTCCCCAGTTAATTGATTCTATATTCTATGAGTAATAAGTTCTGTAAAACTTAAACCATGATTATTAAGAACAATCATTCTGACTTCTGGAGTATGTGCATCAGGATTTCTCTTTTGCTCTATATATCTATCGGCTAACTCCTCTGGAGAAAGATTAGTATTAGATGATGCAAATACTACAGCCTTACCGAAAATAGACTCTGATACTTTTCCTTTCAATACATCTGATTTATTTCCCAAAATATATACTGGAGAAACTACTTTTCTCTTGTCAGTATCCATGAAATTATTATAATCAGATATATAGTTTCCGTCTTGGTCCACTCTGTTGTTCTCGACAGTTGCTATACTTAAGGTTCCGCCAAGTCTTCTTGGAACTTTCCTCTTGACCAGTCTAGTAGTCTAATGCGATTCGTACATATCAGGAGTAAGTTCTATAGCATGACCTTCTGGATGTTCAGAAACTATTCTTCTAATAAAACCTTCGTACTATTTAACAGATTCGCTCAAGTTATCTCTAAATCTTTCTGCCTTAATCTTATTCTCTCCAGTGATTTTTCCATCCTTAATTCTCTGATTTATTTTATCCTTTATAGCCTACTATACAGCAGGTTTTCTTAAGTTATTAAAATCAGAAAGAAGGCATATATCAAATACAGCTGAGAATGGAGTATCCTAAATAGTTCTACTTAAACCATCTAGTCTACAAGTAATAGATACAATATAACGTTCTCCGTCTATATCTATGTATGTAGGTTTCAAGTCGGTTCCTATTCCAAAGTTGTCAGAATCAGTAGCTCTTCTGACTTCTAACTATAATTTTCTGTTTTTCCAAGCCTCACTAAATCCTAATAGTGATGTCATAGCTGGGTCAGTTACATTACCTCCAAATATGACAGAACTTTGAATTTTAGTTATAATATCCTAATATCTCTGTTTATCTACTCTCTTGGTGATTGGCTCAGTTCCATCATATATAGCATTAATGTTTCTTCTAACAGAAGTTTTTTCTCCCGGAAGCCATGCTGGATATTTTCTTTGTGTCCCATCAGGATTAACAAGAGTCTCTTTTAGTCCTGTAATTGGTACTACTGTATTAGCTTCTATCAGAAGATCCGATAATTCCGATACTTCTATATCTTGACGCTCAGCTGGATTCTTTTCTACGAAATCCTTATATATTTCTGTTTTATTAGATTCTAACTGTTGCTACACTTGCTCTTCAGAAGCTTCTGGATTAAACTCTGGAGTATTTTCAACTGTTGGAGATATTACTAATTCTTCTCCCTCTTCCTTAACTTCTGGTTCTTCCTTCACTTCCGGAGTTTCTTCCTGAGTAGTCTATGATAGGTCTAACTTATCTAGAGCCTTAGAATACTAATCTCTAAATAACTAAACTTGGTTAGCTAAACTAAATCCTATAGATTTCATATCATCTTGGGTATTGGCTCCAACAAGTCTAGATAATCCCCTATCTAAGAAAATAGAAGCAGTCTTTCCTCTAGACATTAGTGTATAAAATCTTCTTAAGAAAGTTACCTTATCATAAGAATTTGGTCCATCTAAGTCTACAGATAGGTCTATATTATCTACTATAACATAATCGAATTCCTAACCCTGCATAAATTTCTTACCAGGAACAATTTTCTCTGTTAGAGGTTCTCCTAAATTAGAAAATCCTGCAGATTTAAGCTTCTAATATGCCTACGAGTTAACATCTCCTATGAATCCTATACTAGCATCTTTATGTTTATCCTATAGTATCTTTATTACTTCGTCTATGTTTCCTCCGATTAAGTCTCCATTTATATCATCCTACTAATTATAGACTCTTAAATTCAACCTCCTGATAAGATTTGGAAGCTTGGCTTCAAAATCATGCCATAATTGGTTATCTCCAGATTCTATAATATCATTTGCAGTATCTAATATTGCAGAAACTTTATTATTATTACTTTGCTTCTGAATATTAGAAGTTCTTAAAGACTCTTGAAGTTTAGAAGTTCTGGTAGCAAATATATCATTTGTCGTTAAATTTTCTATCTGTCCGTTTGAATATCCAGACTGGTTAGAATCGCTAGCCAAAAATACCGTTCCTCCAACTCTTTCTGCATACTCATCTAGCAAAGCTATCTATAGACTATTCATATGGGCAGCTTCATCTACGAAAACAAGCGGAGCTTTTATATCAGGATTGAATTTTATTTTGTCACTTTTAAGGTCTATTTTAACCCCAGTAGCTCCGTTCTTAGCCCATCTTTGCATAACAAAGTAGTCTGTCTCAGTCTTATATTCTGTATTCTTTTCGTTTTTGTTTATTTCAGAGGCCGCTCTTTGAAAGCTTTCGTTTATCTTATCCCAATTAGGTAATAACTTACTAAATATATTTCCGTCTCCTTCTATAGTATAAGAGGTTCCCTCATTAAGAGAATTTTGAAGCTTAATAGCCTAAGATGTAGTAGGACCTATTACCAAAGCTTGCTATTCATAGAAGCGCTATCTAATGTTTTTTAGTACAACCTCAGTCTTTCCAGCTCCTGCTACTCCATTTATATAAACTACATTTGGAGTAACTGTGCTATTAGGATTAACTAATTTAGCTAATGCTTTAAACCCAGCCTTATATGCTTTAGTATGAGCAGCTTCCCCAAGTCTGGAAATATTCTATTGTACTGTTAGAGGAGCAATATCCTCATTATCTTTGATAGAATTTTGTACAGATTTATAGTAGTTAGATGGATTATCAGACAAGACTGATAAAATGTACAAAGCCTTGTCATACTTAGTAAATTCAGTAAGATTTTCATTTAACTTACTGGTCTATTGTTTTTCTAAATCAGTGTAATTTCCTAAGTACCTTTTCCAAAAGTCTGAGTTAGCAAAGAACTACTCTGGAGTCCATCCAGTATCTTTTAATATCTTATTAAAGTTATTATGAAGAGTCTGTTCAAACTGGAATAGCTATCCGAGCTGATTCTCAGGGTTTCCATCAAAAGGAGGTAAAGAATCCAATCCTTCAGATAAATCATATTCCTTATCTCCTACTGTAAACTAGAAAGATAGTCCACGACCTATCTCATATCTTAGATTATTTACAACATTCTCCGTATCAACAAGACGTCTTAACTTATTCATACTATTATTCTCGGATATTCTCTTCCATAATTCTATTTCAGTATTCAGGTTAGTTACTTCATCCTATAATACTTGGGCATAATCCTAACTTATTTCTGGAAGAGGTTCCCATTCTCTTGTAAGAACATCCCTATGCGTATTGGCAAACTCATTTATCTGCTTATTCTAACCAAAATAATGAGTCCCATCTGGGGATACTGATGCAGAATATACATATGCGGAAAGTAATTCTAGAGCTTTCTATGCATTATTTAACTGTTTAGCCTGAGTATCATTTAGCTCAAATGAATCTAACTTATCCTAAGATATATAATCTTTATACACCTAGTCAAGTATATAATTCATGTTGAATACCTCTTCCTAATTATCAGACATTTCCTTAGTTATAGAAGATAGAATATTTTCTAAAGGACTGTGTGAATTTACCTATAACTTATTATAGAATGAATATACTGGGTTCTTCTATATTCTACTAGACAGATTATTTACATATCTATTTAATGTAGAAATCTGTCTTCTAACTGGTTCTCCAGCAACGTCTCTTGGATCACTAGCGTTGTTAGTAAGAAGTTTAAGTTTAGAATCCTTTCCAAAATTCATAGGAATCTACTTAAGAGCTGCACTTAGTACTTCTGGTAAGGCTGAAGATTTTCCAGAAAAATACTTATAGATGGCAGAATCTGGAGTGTCCAGACCTTTTATTAATTCATCAATAGTGATATTATCACCTATCTCTCCATCACCTTTTATTCCATAGTCCTTTCCTACCTATTTTGCAAAGTCATTTAATATTACCTAAGCATTTTGACTCTTAGATTTGAATTGCATTGGAATAGTGTTATAGAGTTCCATAGCTGCTAATTCCTAATCCTGTTCATCTGCTTCGTCATATTTTCTTTTTGCTTCTTCTATGGCTGCGATTATCTAGTCCTTATTTTCTAGGTTAGATTCTCTTAGAGGTTTAAGTATCTTATTTTTCAGAGTTCCTCTCTATACCGCGTCTTTCATTGGTATAAGAGTTTCCAAGGGAGGAATAGTATCATTTAATAGGGTTATTACTTTATTTGCCTATTCTTTTACTATAGTGTAATGCTTGTCCTGCAACTATTGTTGTATATCATCAATATTTGACAAATCATCTTTTAAATCTTGCAGTATGGTTCTATATGGATTAACATCAAACTTACCGCCCTAATCGACAAACGGATATTGCATTTCTCTCTTGATAATGTCTTTAAGTCTATATCTAATGTTTTGCATGATAGTCCTATTTGTGGAACTATCAATCTAATAGTTTATAGGTCTTAAGATATCATCAAACTGCTATATATAATCAGCTAGTATCTAATTATTCAAATCAAATACTCTTTGCTGTCTTTGATAATACTTTTGAATATCATCAGGGGCTTCTGTATTGTTTCTAGCATTATACTCTTCCTCAGATTCCTCTATTCCGTTCTAGTCGATTAATCTAGAATCCATCGTATAGAACGGCTTGGCATTGATATATTTATCTAATGATAAATCTTCTTTATTATATAACTAATTTAACGCATTAAAAATGCTCTTATATTGATTAGCATAGTCCTACTGGGCTAACATCTATGGAGATACAACCTTCTCTAAAGCCTTATATGCTAAAAAGGCTTTATCTAAGTCTTTAAGCATAGTCTCTTTAACGTGGTCATTCCACTAGTTATTCAAATCTATCTAATCTTGTATTGTAAGTTCCTAAGTAGGGTCTATTTTGTTAAGTAACCACTTAGTTCTGTCAAGTCCCAAAAATGCAGAATTAAGAACTGGGTCTAAGGCAAAGTTAAGTTTTCTAGTATAGTCTAGAGAAGTGTCTCCAGATAGAAAATCATTCATTTTCTTCTGAATGTTATCTACCGACGTCTAAAACTACTACAAATTCTTAATTTTATCCTACTTTTCTGCTTCTGTAGGAGAGTCTGTTATTCTTCCATCAAGAGTTCCATCGGCAGTCTCTGCAGCCTTATTATAAGTATCCTTAGCTTGCAACAACTAATTCTGTAACTTTCTAAACTCTTGATAATATCCAGTCACGTGAGAAGCATTCTTATACTCCTAGTATCTTGCTTCTTGTAGAACCATCTTGTCGAACAGTTGGTCTTGACTAAGTTTTGTACCACTTCCAACTATGGCTGCCTCTAAAGAATTAATCTTCTCTAGTACCCTATTACCTACCTATTGGTTCTAGGATTCTTCGCTTTTGTCTGTACTTAACCAAGTAATATTTCCGGCATCATCTTGAGAGTATTGTAATCCAGAAATTTTGGTATTACCTGCACGACCTTTAGATACATATCCTTTTACTATATTTCTTAGCTCCTAAGCTCTTCCATCATTAATTAAGTCTACTAGGTCTTTGTCCCTAGTTTTGTTAAATCCCTTATACTTCTCAACTCCGTAGAATAATCCTCCACCAATAGTACCTCCAAGTAGAGACATTGAGTATCTCTCTAACATATTCTCAAAAGCTCCAGTGTCTTTAACGCTCTTATCATACATCCCTAAATCTCCAAGTAGAGAATACGTAGCTTTAGTTAAGTCTGTTACTAATTCTTCACTTACCTCTTCTAAACCTTCTCCAAGAGCTTTACCTACTCCACCCAAATTGTGGTCTTTAAGATTTTCTACAAATGTTTCTGCAGCTCTCTTTCCAAAAGCCGCACCTTTTTTGTACCAGTTGCCAGGACTATCCTTAGTTCCGGGTTTATATATAGTATCGAGAGCATCCTTTAGTTCTTTCTTTACAGCCTAGCGTCCCTACTTAATAGATTCAGCAGTAAGATCATCATAGAATACTTCACCCAGATGTGCGAATCTATCTACACTAAACATAGCAGCAGTACTACCTAAAGCCACCCAAGCAGCTTCCTTTTTTGTAGCTCCTCTTTCTAACATATCAGAATATACATCTGTATTAGAAATTAATGTCATATAGGCTAGTGCTAAATCAGCCCCTAGTCTTTGTTTCTTTCTCATTGTTTCTACTACTGGGTCATAGTATTTTTTCATACATAATTGGCCAAGAGTAGACTACTTCCATAATTCGTCAGATGGAGCTTCTAATCCTTTTAAACTTCCCCCAACTTTAGATTTGTAAAGTTCAAAAGCTTGTTCCTCTGCTTTCTTAAGAGCCTTCTTGTCACCAAACCAAGTTACTGCCTTTGCTATTTGTTTTTGCTATCCCCATTGTAAAGCTATATCAGAAATCAAATTAGCCAGGTTCTCAAATGAGAATGTATGCTCACTGCTCCATACAGAGTTAGTAGTAGATAATGATTCTCCTACAGCTGCTGCTCTATTCATCCATTTAGGAGTTTGATTATCTCCTGAACCAAATAGGTTAGTCACCACGCTATGTAACATAGGTAGTGTTTTAGTTAACTCTTTAGCTATTATGGCTTTATAATAATATGGAGCCGCAGGAGTAAACATAGGTGCTATTAATGCTATATTTTTAGCAATTACTCCTGCAGTACTCTTTTCTAAGTCATCAGAATCAAAGAAGTCTATTTTATTTAATGCAGAGTCCTCTTTAGTAAGAATGTTAGCAGCAGATAACACTGTCTTTCCCAATGGGGAACGTCCATTTAACTTTTCGTAATAATAGGTTCCTTCAGGATTAAGTTTATATTCTCCTTTTTTATGTTTATTTCCCTATTCATCTACTTCGTCTTCTTCATACTGCGCTAATACTAGAGGATCTTTAAATAGGTTGCTAACCCACTTTATAGGATTACTAAATAGGGCATAATCCTCAGGAGTAGTATTTTCATACTCTCCAGTCTCCGGATTGAATATTTTCTAAGATTGAGCTAACTCCTATTCTGATTTAGTTCTCTTACTAGTGGTTCTCCAACCTTCCACACCAATCTATACCCTATCAGGATTATAAGTTGGCCCTAATGTAAATTTACTATCTTTGACCTTTGCATCAGCTCTATTACTTGCAGTATCAAAAGCATCTAGTTCTATTCCAGTAGGAAATTCATTATTCTAAAAATCTCTCCATCTGGATGCTTGTATTTCGTAAAATTTATCAAACTTTTCTCTAGAGAAACTACCGTTCGTATCTTTAAATAGAGCGTTATCTTTTATAAAGTTTGATTTCAAATACTAATCCTTACTTAGAAACTGAGTATTTTTAGTATTTAAACCTCCAATGGAAACTAAATCATCTATATCTAAGGTAGGATTACTTAAGCTTGATAATATCCAATCGTTTTCAAACATAATTAATTATTTAATAGTAAAGAAGGATCTGCCTTCTGGAAAGTTACATCTCTTCTCTGATATTCTTTTTCTAGCATCTATCCAGTGTTTGTATCAAGTTTTTGATTTCCTCCTAAAGCTGCAGCCATTTTATTCATATTAAGAGGAATATAAATATTTCCCTTAAAGATATGGTCGTAACTGTTTGGCATTAGCCATTCTGTCCAATCATACTCATCAATGTCTGGATATTTAGTATCTTTACCAGAACCAACTGCTAAACTTGTTTTTAGTTGTTCTACTAAACTAGGAGTTTGTTTAACTTCTGTTACAAACTTATTTTGTTTTTTGTCAATGTCTATCATGTTGTCAGTAGTCATTCCTGACGCCACAAGGAAAGGAGCAAACTTAGACATATCCAGCTCCCCAGTAGGTTTAACTAATGATGTAAGCCCTGGATACTTCTCAGTATCTCCGAATATTTTTAGTCTATCTTCGTCTGTCTGACTACTTAGGAGAAACTCAGCCTATGCCTTAGAATATTCCTCCAACAAATCAAAGTTAGGAGAACCATCGGAATGAACTGGTAAATTTACTCTTAGTAATCCCTTACCATCATATGCTATACTTAGTAAAGAGTCGAGGTCAACTTTTTGATTTCCGAAATATACTCCATTATCAGCATTAATAATTGAACGTAACCCAGAATCATTAAGCATATTTTCCATAGATGTTCTGCCTATATGATTTCCTTTAGTATCTTTTACCTATTCATACGCTGTACCTTGTACAGTCAATCCTACCCCAGAGCTATTATCTAACTAATAAATAGTATCATGACCTCCATGACTAGCCTATATCTAAGTTACTAGGTCAGCATCTAGATTTTCTCCAACGCCTTCCTTACCCTTGCTTGAATCATTAGAATCATCTAAGTCTAAAGAGAAATCTGTAGTAGAGCTAAGCTTAGAGTTTATTAATGTCTAAACTAATTCTATTGCTTCTGCATCAGTCCCATTCTAAGTTTTTGTCTTTAGCAACGTTTTAGCATTAGCTGGTAGAGTAGAGTATATATAACTAAGAGCAGCCTATGCCTGCATAGCCTAATTCTTAGTTAATAATTTTCCTTTATATAAGTTATCTACAGTAGCATTATAGTTTCCGGACTGCTATTGAGCATTCATAAATTCTTGTAACCCATTAACTAATTGACTTGCCTAAGTCCTAGCAAATCCTTCATTTGATTCGGAAGTAGCACCTAGATTTCCTATACTATCTTGTATCATTTTAGTAACAGACTCTATTCCGATTCCATTCTTTACTACCTTAAGTAGTTCATTATTATTTGCTAACTAGGGAGACTATGCTCTATAATATAACAATTCTGAGTTTGTCAAAGGTTGGTATTCAGGGTTCTCCTTTAGTTGGTCTAAAGAGAGAAGTTGGAAATCTCCCTCGCTATTAGAGCAGAAGATTTGACCTCTATCAGTAATTGCAAGCTCATTAATTCCTCCATTATCACTAACAGTCTTAAGTGCATCCTTATAAACTTCGTGATTAAAATTAGCAGTTTTCATTTGCTACAAAGCCTATAAATATCTAGATGCAATATTGGAAGTACTGGGGAATGGACTATACTATTGGTCTATGTAAAAATTCTGTAGAGTTTCTGTTAAAACAGCCATATCACTAGGAAGTCCATCTAGCTTTTCTAACATCTTTAATAAGTCTTTATCTGTTAAATCAGTAGTTTCCTGATTGTCGCTAGGAGCTGCAGAAGCTCCAGTAGCTGCCCCACCAGTAACTGTTACTGGCTGATAAGAAACAAGAGGGGGAAGGGCGTTCCCCCCTTGCTATAGTCTTAGTATCATTTTATCATTGAAGCTTTTATAATTCCATACAAACTCTTAGACAATCTGTCTATTGCCTTTTCATTTCTATCAATAGTTTCCTTTATTTGTTTCTGGAACCTCTCTGCATCAGCAGTTTTGGCTTCTATTCCAGCTACTGCTATTTTAGAACCATTCTTAGCAGAAACTACTCCTCCTTTTTTGATTATGCTAATCTATTCTGGAATACTTTGCATAGATTTTCCAGACCATCTTGTATTAGGAATATTATAGTGCTATCTTAGCTATTCATTTTCTACCCTAGATACCTTCTGCATAGCTAATCTATATTGGTTAAATTCATTAGGTTGTAAGCTAGAAGGATTAGTTCCGGATAGGACTTTATTCCATACCGATAATTCTTCTGCACTTAATCCAGCACCATATTCATTTGGAGCATAATTGACAGCATTATGAATATCAGAACGGGCAAAATTATCTGTGAGTGCTTTATTTTCCTACTGCTTAACTCTTTCGTCATATTCTAACTATTGTCCTACAACATCCCAAATATTAAACTTCTTAGCTAGATATGCCTATTCGTATTTACTCTTATCCTAATCAGCTCCCCATTGCTATGCTCTGTTAAACATAGCAGTTTCATGTCTGTTAGCAGCGTTTTCTTTCTCCTGCTACCAAGCTAGTTCATCGTACTATCTTTGAACCTAATTACTCTTCTCTTTTCCAGCCGTTCTAGCTTCTTGTCCCTAAACCTCAGCCTACAACTATGTTGCAGTTTGTAAACTTCCATCAGAAGTTATAGGTCTACTAGCTAATCTTCTAAGATTAGCATAGTTACGCTCTCCTTGCATTTCTGCATCTAAATCGCTTCTAGTATAACGATGTACTTCGAATGGGTCTTTCAATAGTGGAACTACAGATTCTTTAGCTAAATCAGTAATTCTCCTATTCATTCTATCAGCATACACCGCTCTTGGTAATCCATAAGCTATAGTGGGATTAATATTACTAAAGAATGATTTATTCTGTTTGTTATCATCACTAGGTTCTTGAGAAGGTTGTATTGCCGAGGTTGCAGGAGTTTCTGGTTGGTTCCATACTGCTATATCCCCATTGGCTTTTTTGTAGACATATCCAAAGTTTCCATCTCCTAAGTCTATTTTATGGATTCTTGATTTCTTTTCCTCATCGGACAAGTTATCAAATTCTTTCTCATATCTATCCATTCTTCTCAGCCAGGTAGATGAACCAACAATATCCTCCAAATTAGAGTCATAACCAATATTCCATACATTATTAGAGTTATCACTTCTGTTTCCAAACATATTCTTAAATAGTCTATTATGCTCCTAAGCTCCAGACTATTTATATGTTCTTTCCTAGTCCCAATATCCTCTAATTTTAGCTGCATTAGCATTGTATGCACTTACGTAATCATCCAGAGATTTTCCCTTAAAAGAAGAATCATAATATGATTGTAAGTCCTATCCTACTAGATTCGGATTGGAAGTATAAGAATTATTTTTAGTATAAGCCTCATTCAAATCCCCAGCTCTATAATGCCCAACATTCTCGTTAGTAATAGACGGTCCAGCCAATGACTAATTCAATGAATTATTCCAACCAGTTAAATTCTAAAATTTATAAAGTTTGGAATACCATTCTGGGAATTTTCCAGCATTTTGAAATTTTCTTACTCTAACAAGATCTAGAGTACCACCATCTTCACGTTTAACAGTTCTTCTATCATCCCTTGATGTTTTCTTTTTCTTGTTAGATTGTCTATGAGGAAGTTCTCTATTTCTGAAAGCTTCAATAACGTCGTATCTTCTCTAGTTAAACAGTCTATTATACATATCCTATTTAGCTTTATATGCTTCCTCAGATTGAAGTCTTGCACTCCTTTCTGGGTTAGCTTCTATGGCTCTCTATAATCTCTATTCTCCAATATCCTTTCCAAGTCTCTCTCTTTCAGCTCTAGCTAAACCTTCTCTGATTCTATCATAGTTGAATGGAGACTATTGAGGTTGTTCAATCCTAACCTACTATTTTGGTATAATAGCTGGAGGATTAGATATAGGAGGTCTAGACGGATTAACAGTAGGAATAGCACGGGAGAATCCCATAATGAATCTAGCCTAATTAGCATCAGGCGATACTATTTCTCCCTATCCTGTTGGTACGGCAAGTCTTTGCTATCTAGTAGCCTCTGCCAATTCATCCTTAGCTCTCTTGATGTCATCTTCTACAGAAGTAAATTTTCCTTCTCTCTTAGCATCCTTATATCTCTATAAGCGTGCTTGGAATGAATTATCAGTACCATCACTAGCCCTATTCTAACGTCTTTGATTTAGAGTCTATATTTCCTATTCAGTAAGCTTTCCTTTTCCCGATTTAACTCTCTATCTATTAATAGTAGCTATTTCCTAAGAAGTAAGTTTTCCAGTTTGAGAACTAAGTTCTCTTAATTTGCTAATATCAAACGTACTTCTCTATTTATTACCTTCAGTTGCTTTACCTTTAGCTCTGTTGTATGCTTGTGGATGAATAACTCTATTGTAGGCATCTCTAACTGCTGGAATTCTTAATAAGGGTATATTTCTAGTTCCTAGCCATTTTTCTCCGGGACCAAACGTATGCTATATAGGAAGATCTCCAGAATAAGTAGTTACTGGTTTGTCAAAGTCATAGTAATAGTTTTCAGAAGTTATATCTGCTTTCCCTTTACCTTTTCCTAAGCCAAATCTTTTCCTACTTTCAGCTAGCGTTACGTTGTAAGGACTAAGAATGGTATTCTATTCTTTAATAGTAGCTGCCTCTCTAAGTTTTTTCATATCCTGTTCGGATATTCTTCTATATCCTTGTTCAGTCTTTAACCATTCATCATTGGTCCTAGCAGCATCAACATGAGATTTAGCCTTAGACGCTCTATGAGTAGCAGCGGTACCTCCTAATACTATCTAAATTCCATTAGCAATATTTCTCCAATCCTCTACTGTTAGTGATTCTGAGCTATTTAACTTGCTTAATGACTTGGTAATTTCTGGAGCATTTGATATACCCTGTGCTGTACTTATAATTGCCATTAATTTAGGAGCAAATCCAGCGATCGCTTTAATAGTCTTTGGAATCTTAGCAGCTCTAGCAAAAGGTATTAGAGATAGGGCATCTAGACCGTAACTTACAGCATTGTTTCCTAAGGATTCTAAAAATCCCATTCCTTCTGCCATATCTGCAGCCTAGTTTGCTGCAGTAGAGGCCATTCCTATACCAGCAGAAGCTACTGATCCTACACCAGTCATACTAGCTATTAAGCTAGCTACGTCACCTCCTATAGCCCCTAATCTAAGAAGGTCTGCTTTCGACCATTCTGTATGTGGAGCCTAGTCACTTTCTATCTATTCCTTAGTTCTTCCGGTAGCGTAAGATTTCTACTCAACTTTCTATTTTTCTTCCTATGCCTTGTTTCGTCTACTCTCCATATCTTTGAAAGTTCCCCCAAGCTAATGTTTTTGAGCTTCATTAGACTTTTTGTTTCTCTTGTCATATTCAGAGTATGCCATTCTTTTCTTTAACTCGTCATTTAATAGCATAGACTACTCTTGATATTGTCTAGTGTTAGGATTGTAAGCTATATAGGTCCAATTATCATAGTCTTCTGACCCCGGCAATACATAATATCCATTCGGCAAAATGCTCTTTCCCTGTTCATCTAAATACATTGGATTTATAAATAGGTCAGCCTAGGCTGCTAGGTCTAAGTTATTAGTTATATGCTATGCTGTAATGTCCGTACCATCTTGCAATATTAAATTGCTCTTACCTCTTATAAATTTACTAAGCTAAGGAATATTTATATACTACCGTATAGCCTCTCTAACAGCTTCTTTATTATTTGGGTCAGCATTAAACTTCTTAATTGCAGCTTCTTCTACTGCCTACCTAGTATAGGATAAAGGTAAAGGTATAGAAGGCTCTCTACTCTAAAATGGGTTTGAAGCCTAATACTATGAAAAAAACTTATCTCTATCAGCCTCGTACTATAACTAATTTCTCCTGTCTATTATCTTTTGGGCTTGTTGATGCTATTGTATTTTCATTAGATCTTCTGCAGCCTATTGTACTTCGGTTTTCTTCTACTCCGCACCTGTGGCAAAGAATTTACTCAAAAACTCATTTCCTATCCCAGCCTAGTTAAGCGCTATAACATCCTCTGAGTTATATCCATTTTCTAAGTTCTATGCGGCTGCACGCAGTTTAGAAATGTAAGTCTCTCTATCTTTAAACGGAGTTCCAGAGAAGTCATAGTTCCCTACATTATTTAGATAATTTTCTATCTACTCCTTTAGGTAAGCTGCCCGATTAGTAGTACCTCTTAATCCAGTTGTTTCGTCTAAAGTATCTTTTTCTAAATACGGACTTAGATTAAATTCTCCTCCAGCAGGGTTGTTAGCAGTCGTCCAATTAGCTAAAAATCCATGCTTAGATAGATTAAAAGCGTTAGATTGATTCTGTGTGGTCGGCTTATTTTTTCTTGCATCTCTTAATGCCGTGCCAACCTTATTAAAAAATGTTGCTACCTATCTATTAGCCGAAAATGTACTATATTTTTTCTACTAACGTTTTCCCATAGTATTCAAATCGTCAGTAGTTATTCTGTCTCCTTTGTCGTTATAATAATATTCTGATCCAACTGGGTCTATATCGTCATTGTCAGTATTACTTAGCTAACCAGTTGAATCTATTATTGATCCAGAAAAGTCAGTACTAAATCTGTTAGTGTTATTAGCAAGCTAATCTTGTAACCCTTTTAAAAAGTTATCATACGCGGAACGAAACTCCTATCTCTATCCCTCATTCCAATTCTAGGAATTTACATATGACTAATAGTTATGGTTAAGGTTACGAATGTAATCATTTAAATCCAATTCATCGTCTCCAAACTTATATTTCACAGAAGCCGACTTTTGATTTGTAGTTGGTGTAGCCATAATTCGTATATATTAAAAAGAAGGGGTACACCTAATTCAATTTTAGATATACCCCTACGTGTTAAATTTGTCAAGCGTTTATACGTCTCACTAAACGACCACCTCTGCGGTAAACAGGTTCCCCTTCTGCTGGAGCTGGGGCAGCTTCCTGTGGGGCAGCTTCTTGTGGACTACCTCCACCTCCCAATGCTTCGATTAACATTTGGCATACTTGCATAGCCATTTCACAATCTTGTCCTTGAACAGCTTGCTGTGCTCCTTGAAGTAACATAGCTGTTGGGTCTTCACCACCTTGAGGCGCTGGAGCAGGTGCTCCTGCAGGCATCGGTCCTCCTGCCTAAAACTTATTTCCTAACTTCATAAATTAAAAATTTAAAATGTAATTAATGCACTAATTATCTATCTATCTTATGTACTTCAATACTACATATTAAGATCTTCATAACCAAGAATTTTTGATACGATGTGTATATTGTTAATTTTCGTCGTTAGAATTTTTGTCTTTTCCTTCTGGAACTTCCACATATTCTGGCGGACGAGTATTTTGACCCTTTAATACCTTAAATATATATTTGCCCAAAGATTTGCAATATTTATCATAATCTTTGTCTTTATTTTCGTAAGCCTTTTTAGCTTTCTTAATGAGAGTTCTTGTTTCTTTTCTACTTACGATTCTTTCGCCTCCCTAGAGATACATCTAAGTAGTACCATCTGGAGCAAGCACCTTCATAACATATCTGTCATAATCTTCAGAGTCGTCTATTTCAAAATCATCTCCTTCTACAATACCAGAATCCTAATTAACTTCTAGAATATACTTAGCGTTCATGAACGGAACTAAGGTTTCATCTTCTGGCTAAGCCTTATATACTAAGACTACTTCATCATTATCGTTAATGGCTATCTAGTCTAAAGGTATTTTAGTATCTTTCATCCACATTTCTCTAGTATCTTCATCCTCCCATACAAATAGCATACCTTCATCGGGAGGAAGATTTTCTACTCCCATTAGACCTTTCTTTCTATCTTCTTCTGTCTTGGCAACTTGACAATTATATGTCTTATCACCTACATTTACCTTTACTCTATCCATTATTTATATTTAGAATTATAAACTGAATCTAGAGAACTTACGTAAGAAGCTCTTCTAGTGGCTTCTTCTATTCCTCCTTTAGGTCTTACATAGCCGAGACTAAAAGCTCTTGCCTTACTGGATGCTGGAGTCCTTGCATTGATAAATACCTTTCTAGCACCTTCGGCATTTTTGTATCCAGACCCCGTTCCTCCATGATGCCATAATCCTTCTCCAGTTTTTTGTTCGTTCTTAACAGTGTTAACTATATATTCTGCTTGTCGCTGAAGTTCTGGGTCTATTCCCTTTTGTACTGGTCCTCTCATCTTATATGATTTCATATGGTTATATCTGTCGGTACCAAATCCCCACTAGACTAACCCTCTTCCTGGCCCTCCTCTAAGCTACTTTTTGTGAGGGTCTGCCCCGCTTTCAGGAAGAATAGAAGATAATATACTCAAAGAAGTATTATAACCTAAGTTCTTAGAGAAGTAGTTATGTAGCCAATTAGAATTTTCCCAATTAACCGGAAATTTACTAGATAAATTCTATCTTGCCTTTTCTGGAGGACTAAGTACTTTTCCTGCCTACTAATACTTTATAATACCACCGTCCTTGAAACTTCTGAATACCGCTGTAACTCTATTAGCATAGTCAGTAGCTTCTGCATACCTTCTCTTACCTTTGTTCTTACCAGTAAGTTTGGCGGTAAACGTATTAATGTCATCATTTTCATCAAAATCATATAAATGTTTCAAGAACTATAACTTATCAGCTGCATATTCATCCATAGAATTATAAGAGCGGAATTTCTATTTGATGGGATTGCCTTTAGCATCATGGTCATTTCCCCTAACATAGTCGCCTTTCCATTTAGCTCCAGTAGTTAGGTTTCCAAAGTTGAATTTACCTTGTGCAGAACGTCCCCAACTGCTTTCCTGAGCATCTTGGGCAATTAACATCTTTATTGCATTATCATTAGTCACTCCTGCTTTTCTGTAAGCAGCCGCCAAGTCAGTTACCCAAGTATTTCTGTTTTTATATGGACTATTCCATTTCATCTGGAATCCAGGAGCTTTTACCTATGATAAAGAGATAGAATAGCTAGTGGTTGCTGGCTCAGTAACAACCTACTATGGTCTAGGAGAATCCTAGGAAGGAGCATCTCGATAAGGGATATCAGGCTAAATAAGCTAGAAGGTGGGAACGACTCTAGAGGGAGTTTCAATACGTTTGTAAGATACTAACAAATCATTTAAGTCCATCTATTATTCCTCCTTGTTTTAATGTGTTAATTAAACCTGTTCTATCATCTGTGTTAAATAATATTTCTTTTACTAACAGTTTTCCAGCTTCTATTGCTACTTCATCCTTTTCTTTCTAAGAGTATTCATAGTCTGTATATTTAGAGTATAACTCCTCCAGCTTTTTAGTAACTTCTAGTGTAAATATTATTTCATTTTTTTCTATCTCTGCCTATTGCTCTCCTTCATTATCTATAACTGGAATACCTTTCTTAGTCAAGTTATCAGCATTTTCCATGTTATGTTTGCGAGCATGAAGAGCGCCTTCTGGAATTATATTTTTCTAATTAGTTTCTTCTATTTCTGGAGCGTCTATAGGTTCGGGTTTACCACCATTTTTAAATTGTTTAGGCTTCCTTCTATAGAAGTATCTATCTTTCTCAAAGACTAAATCATGAGAATCTTTTAATCCATTTTCCCCAGAATGATAAGTATCAGTTTCGAAATGAACTTCTGGATTACTCTATTCATTTCCTAGCTTTAAAAATTCATAATCTCCGTTGGGTAACTGATAGATGCTTCGTAGGTGATTCTTTCCAATTCTTAAATCTTCATCAGAAGACTTTCTCCATGCTTCTAACTCCTCGAATGGTAGTACTTCAAAAGCTTTCTTAAGGTCGTAATTATTCGACAACCTATCTTTTGGAACAGTATCGTACCAAGACTAGAAAGTAATCTTCGGAGCTGCTCCTGTTATTCCATCTACTTTCTCAGTTTTTCCTCCTTCCTATAGAGTTATAATAGGAGTCCATTCTAATTCTCCTCCAGATTCAAACTACTCTACAGCTTCGGTTATAACGGGTTGCCACTCATTCAAATCTATTGCTCCCTATATCTAACCTCCTAATTTATGAGACTATATATTAAGTTTTTTAATTCTCTGTAATTTAGTTCCAAGTCTAGCAGCTCTCATATATCTCTAATCATATCCACCGTTTAGGTTGAAGCCATACTAAATATGGTTCAAATCTGACATATTAGTAGCTATAGAAGATAAATCAGAAGCCTAGTTAGCTATATTAGTCATAGTCGCCTATTGGGACTCTGTTCTATTTATGAACCTATTAGCTGACCTTCTTGCCCCTCCACTGAATAATCCATATTTCTTTCCAGCTTTTTCTTCTGCCGATGCTATATTTCTAACAGTTCCACCGTAAGAACCTCCTACCTATTCTATAGTATCTCTATTAGCAGAAAAATCCCTAGTTTTCTTACCAAAGAAACCATTAATCATACCAACTGGAGTAAGAGATAATAATTTGCTACCTAGTACAGCATCGGTTTTAGTCATAGAATCCGTACCCATTCCACCCCATTTGGTTAATACGTCACTAACTAAACCTCCTGCCTTCATTATTCCTCCGACTAGAGGATTTATGCCCATTACTACATTTGAAGCCTGGTCAAACGCCTAGTCTCCTGCTTGCTATAATGAACCATATTTACCAAGGTATCCATCTTTATCGCCTCCAATTAGTCTGCTTAGGAAATCTGAGGCTTGTCCCACTGTATTCCACCCTCCTAGTTTCTAGAAAGTTCCCTATGATTTCTAAGGTGTAGTACCTACAGACATACTCTTTATCTATGTAATAGCTTTAGAGGAATCTCTATCGTTTTTTAGCTTTAAGCTAAATAAGTCTCCCATTCTAGCATTAAAATCTATAAGACTATTAGTAGGAGCCATTATCTATTCAGCTCTGTTTCTGAAATCAGCGCTATAATCAGTTCCCAGCAAATTCTACTAAGTAATAGCATTACCAGGGATGGCTAATCCATTCGTAGTCATATATGGATTCCCAGAAGGAATGGAAAGCCCATAATAGGCTTTCGCTATTCTTCTGACTTTATTTATATTCTTATTAAGCATAACTAATTCTATATACAGTATTTAAGAAATCTATAACAGCTAATTCTTCTCCAGAATATCTAATTCTTATCTTTAAGAATTTATCCTTAACATCTAACTCTTTTCTATTCTATGCTTCTCCAAAGTTATATCTATAAATACTAACATCGTCTAACCAGTTAGTTAAATCCAACGGTTTCCAATTTCCTTCGGAATTGTATCCAGATAAATCATATAAATTGTAAAGAGCGTTATCTTCTCCCCACTCTGGATGTACTGGGTCATTTCCTGGGAAATCTATACCACCAGCTGATAAAACCTAATCCGGTATAGGAGAATTATAAATAGGAAGAGTTGGTAAGCTTTGTGAACTATTCTTGGCTTTTGCCCAGGTAGAGTTCTGAGGCTATATTAAGGAACCAGAGAATTTCCTTTGATATTCATTCTTATAGCATACTAAAATAGGATTAATTGTAACTTTCCATCTGTCCTCTAAATACTGACAATTAGCGGAGATAATTGACCTTGAATCATCCTAACTCAAATCGTCTATATCTACAGCCATAGCATGATTCCAGATTCGATATTCTTGTCTATTTGGATAGTAAACTACTTCCGCTCCAGATAAATGACGATAATCGTGTGAATCTGGATAAGTTACATGAATATAATAATCCTCTATCTCATTGATAGTATCTTGTCTAGTATAGTACTTATGTGGGAAGTCTGCAGACTTTGGCTACTATCTAGGTTGAACCTTCAAGAAGTTCCTATCATAAGAAATATCAGCTCCATTGTATTGCCACAATGCTTTCATAGCTTCCTGTCTAAAATACATATTTACCTTATCTTTTGCAAAGTCGTAGGTCTCTCCAATTATTTCATAGTGGAAAGATTCAGGTTTTGCCTTATTAGCAACAATTTCAAGATTAGTAAATATCTTATGTATAGAAGGGTCGTTCACTACTACACATTCAAATTCAAATGGATGCTGTCTTCCGTACCAATAAGTAGGATATATATCATCTGCTATGTCAATTAATCCGGCCTGTCCATGCTTCCAAAAATCCGTAGACAAGAATTGTAAATTCCATCTAGGAGCTATACCAACAACAGACTCATAGTAACCACCATCAATTAGAGATGTTCCAGACTAAAATCCTGCCTTCATATTATAATATGCATCACTTAATTTAGAAGCATTATAATCATCGACAATAGATATAGTTGCTTTAATATTCAATAGTGTTACAATTTTATCTGCATTAAGCATCTCTTCTCTCGGAAGAGTAGGACGCTTTCCTGTTATATCCTTGAATATTGGATATTCTAACATATCTTGTATCTCTAATGTCTAGTCATCAACTGTGTCTCCAAGCTTTATCTTATTAGTATCATAATCAGCATATACGTGTTTAGCCTTATTTCGATAATAAAGCTCTGACAATAAAGCCTTTGATGTATACAAGGGCTAATAAGTATAGAATGTATCACCAGCGCCATCAGATACCTAAGTAAGCTCCTGACCATCTTTATAGAATACTGGACTATATTCATCTCCTCCTTCCTTAAATTTTAGACAATATAGAGGCATGAAAGCTCCTGCAAACATAGCATCATCTGGAAGATATATACCTCCATTAGCTTCTCCACAATTTAGAGGGACTATGTCAAACTTCTTATAGTTTCCATACTAATCTCTCTACAAGGAGTAGGAAATCTAATAGTGAAGCTAGGCATCTGGAAGTATTCTATTACTTAAGGATAATATTCCAATGTATTTTTTCCTACTAGTTCCATCATTCGCTACAGTATAGTTTTGAGTTACCCACTCACCTTTCTTATTCACATAGGAAACTGGAACCTTAAAGTTAGTTACTACTTCTCCCTATTCATTTTCAGAGTTCTCTATAATTACATTAGATAGTGTAATACCGTCAGCAAAAGAACTTTCAGTATGACTTGTTCCCAGTTTAGCAATCCACTTAGAAGTATTTCTATCGAATGAGAATGGAATATTATTTATATTTTCCATATAGCTAGGAACCCAACTATAGAATGTTATAAATTTCTATAATAACTCATTCCAGCATAGATTCCAAACCTTTTCTTCAAAGCCATAAGTATTGTCATAGAAAGTAAATAATACGTCTCGCTTGAAGGCGTTATATACTGTCTTTACATTTCTAATACCTATTTTGGGAGTAAGTTCTCTTTCGCCTAAAGTAATATTTCTATTTAGAAATTCTTGAACTCTAAAGTCTGAAATACAAGTAAGAGTGTTCCCATCAGTGCGCCAAATCTTCTTAGCAACTGTGTCAACTCCATAAACATACTATGCAGAATCTCCAGTCTTTCCTGGGACTTTGAGGACACTTTCGGGCCACTGACTACCAAACATATCAGAGATAATTTTTGGGTTCTCTGGAAGCACATTAGATGTGTTTATATAGACATTTCCACCTGTTCCCTCACCTGCGACTGCTCTTTCATTAACAGGTATCAATGCTATGCCATGTTCAAATACACATAAAAGATTAGACTCAAGAGAAATTAATTTTACTATTTCTCCGTATTCGCGAGTATAATCTCTATAATGAGTGCCTTGGAAAACTCTAAACCCATTCTTATAGGCATCATTAACGTGAATATCAGAATACATAATACGAGTTCCAAACCAGTTCTTTATATAGGGAACATCAGGAAGTTCAAAGTTCCATCTTTCACTTAAGGATTTAGTAAAACCTTTGTTGTATACCTATGATTCTGGGTGCTTATATGTTCCCTCAGTACTCATAGGAAGGTATGGATAGTATCCTCTAGGATGTCCACACATAGCCGTTTCGTCTACATTAGATGCGTCTAAGGTACGGATGTTTAGATTATTTGATGACCTAACCTTGAAAGTAACCCACATTCCGAGTTGAATAGCATTTACGTCTCCAAGATTTATCTATTCATATTTCTCAGTATTATTTGGGTCGTAATTTTCCTTCCATGTATTCTCATCTACTATCTCATCATTATAAGGAGCAGAAGGGTCATTAAAGTTTCTATTTACTCTATGGGTAAACTGACATAAATAGCAGTCTCCTCTATAAGCATTAAACTAATATCCACAACTTCTATCTTCCTATCCTACTATATTACTAGGAGGATTAATCAAATATTTATCTGATTCTTCTATATCATATCTATCGGTGATAGCATTAAAAGTAGAAGAGTCAATCATTCTAAGGTAAAAATAGCTCTACATATTAGCGGTAGAGTATCCTGGTATGTAAATGTTTACCGTTTCCGCAGGTTGGAATTTATTATCCTTATCGTTAAATGCAAGATAAGGTCCGAAACTTCCCCTAATTATATCAGTATTTATCTGCTTATTAGATATAGTTTCTGAATCCTCAGTATCATTCTTTTTAGAGTACTCAGATTTATAATCCTCTGCGATACATTCATATCTCCAAGCCTCTTCAGCTTCCCCAGCTCTACTTCTAAATAACATATCGTCTACACCCACACACTTTGTGTTATCAGGTACAGGAATTATCTTTACTGAATAACTAGTATTTACATTCCTATCATAGTAAGCGGGAACATAAAAATGTCTATCGTTGTTGGTAAAGTAATTATACGAGTGTCCATTTAAACAGTTAATATTCTAGGAGTTAGTTAATTCCACAAGATGTTCATTTCCTGTAAATATCTAATTATATTTAGCCTAGTCTACTTCATAATCTGGGCACAGTATTCCAGCTACGTAATTGCTATCAGAATCCTTTGGAATAAATCTATTTCTAAAGTCCTAAGTTAACTTTCTTGAGCTTTCTGTTTCTGCTATCTTATATCCAGAAGGAGCCTAAGTTGCTCTACCATTTAAGGTTTTTTTCGCAAAGATAGAAGCAATGCCGTATCTTAGTTCCTGAATACCTCCAGCTGTGGCAACAGATAATCCGGCAGCCGCTCCTACGGCACCAGCTCCTACAGCTAGAGTTCCCACAGTTCCCAATCCTGCTCCTAACCCTACTGTACCTGCAATTGTTCCTGCGATAGTCCCTACTGCAGAAGCTCCAGCGGTTACTGCTCCTGCCATTGTAGCTCCAGCTACTGCAGCTGCAGCGGCTCCAGCGGTAAATACAGTAGCAGCAGCTAAAGCAACAACTCCTACTCCTATAGCAACAGCCTTAAGAATCTTTCCAAATAGTGATGATGATTTCTTTTTAAATTCAAAAGAGTATCTATTTAGAAATCCTTCTGAAATAAAATTAACATCATTAATATCACTAGTTGTAACGTGAGTCATGCTTAGTGACTCAGATAATTCTGATAAAAATCCATCAGCAGTAGGAATAGTTGGAGTCTTAGCCTCTTTATCTATCCCTATAGTTATTCCCTAGGCTAGGATAGTTGGAATCCTAGTCTACCTTACAAAGAAATATCCTTTAACATATTTCTTAAGTTCTTGTATGGTAGCATCATCTACTCTAATATCAACCGAGTATATAGTATTAGTATCCTTAGAAGGATAGAAAGATACTACTCCTTTTATGTTTTCATAAGAATCTGCTCCATCATATCCTAAAAGGGTGTAAGATTCCTCATTATAATTTACATAATTTCTCTCTTGAGTAATTCCATTATTTATGTAAACTGGAATATTAGTATATTGGTTATCTATATACTTAGGATTTTCTGCAGCTAAAGCAATTTCCTAGGTTGTTCCAGCACTACCAAATTCCTTGATGTTGTATCCTCCTCGAATGTTAAACACAGGAGATAATTCTCCATTTGGAAGAATGTAAACTATTCCGAATCTATAGATTTCTTTACCCCAATATCCAGTTTTGTTATATATAAAAAGAGGGTCTAAATATCCTTTGTTTGATGTAGAAACATTATAGTCCTAATCTATATCCACAGTATAAGTTTCCTACTTTAAATAAGGCAAGAATCTTAAGGATAAGTCGGATAGTTCATTATATGGAATATCTGGTTTGTGCACATTAGCTAGAAATAACATATTCTAACAGGTAGCAGATGTAACTACGCTATCGACGGTATTATAGCTAAGATTAATATCAGTAGCTGATAATTCAATTATATCTTCATATCCAGTAACTATTACGTTACATATTTCCGCATTATTTACTAAGAATTTCTTATCTATTTTCGCGTATTGAGTTTGAAAATTCTCCCCAGCCTCCGCAGTACTTCTAGAGTAGTATACATAAACGTAATCGTATGAGGGGTCAATGTTAGTAAGCTAAAAACTTACCTATTTGAAGCTATTTTCGTTTTTCTATCCTGTTTGTACGGCATAATAATCGTCAAACCCTATAAATATACTAACTAAGCTAGACTCTCCAACAAAATCGGTTTCATTACCATCTGCATCTGATAGTTTAAAATAAAAATGGTAATTTCCCACTTTCAAACTTCCTCCAGAATGTACTCCTCTAAACTCGATTTTTGGTATCTTTACAACTCTTTTGTATAACGAGGTGTCGATATCAAACTAATCTCCCTAATCGTATATGTTAGTATCATTGTTTCCTTTTCTATCTACGATTTCATATGTGTTCTTACCAGTTGCACTGAATCTACTATTAATTAGTCTAGGTATATTTATACCGTCGTTAATTATCAAGTTCACAGAGCCGTCATAACTATGCTATGGAATTATATGAACTGGGTGTTCAAGAGAGAATTTTAATTCGTCCGTAATGAAATCTACTAATTCTCCAGACTCTCTCAAATAAGGGTCAGTTTCTGTAGTAGGAACATTATACCATGCATTATTAATATCTGAATCTATTAGTGCTTGTTCTAGATTAATTCGGTCAGCATTACGACCTTCAGAATAAGCTTCTTCTATCCATTTACCGAAATCAGAAGGAGAAGAGACAGTTTCTACTGTCTCTCCATCTGGATTCCAGGTATAACTATAATTACTAGGATTTCCTATCTTATAGTTATATACATTATTTTTCTTATAACGGTGGGCTGTGCAATTTATACTTATCCCAAATATAGACCACAGGTCTCCCAGAGAATATAATTGCTCCTTATATTCATACATATTCTAGGTAACTCTGTAATTTCTAAATGGGTTATATTCATATACCAAATTACCCTTAGTTGGAAGCATCTTAGTCTATACATCCAAACTAATGTTTCCGTCAAATAGTTTAATCCAATCAATCATAATATTTTAATCCAGAATAAAATCCTGTAAGTGATCTAGATGAGTCTCCCCTAATTTGAGTAGTTACTTTCACATAATATGTTCCAGTAGAAGATGACGGCACTTGAGATAAAGCTAACTAGTTATTTACTAGTGTAAGCTGCCTCTTAACTCGTTCTATATTGAAACTACTATAATTTCTGGCAAATGAAGTCTGTATTGTTTCTCCATCTAATATATCGTAATTAGAAACTCTTCGTAAGGAATATCCAGTAGTTACATTAGCAAATTGCTTAGTAGATGGATTATAATAATATATAGCTCCTTCGGTAAAAGATTGTGTAGTAAATCTAGGAATGTCAGAATAGATAGAATTTACTATAATTCTATTAGATGCACTAACAGTATCTGTGGTAGGAGTAATATATGGGATTTTTATTTCTAATGGATTAGTTCTTAAGCACCCATATAATTTTAAATTTACATTATTTTCCATTCGTAAGTCTTCCTACGTCCTTGTGCTTAAGGATGATTTATTGATAACCTATTCTAGGTATTCTGAATACTTCCATCCCCTAAACACTAGCAGCTTATTATTTTCTATATTCTCACTAGGTTGCAATTCTATTACTACATCTCTACCGTAGATAGAGTAATTGTCGGAAAGATATACATAGTTATAAGGATAATACTACTAAGACTACCCTGTATCTGATGATAAGTAAAAGAGCTATGTTAAATATCCAAGTACAATAGGAACGTAATAAGTTAGAGAATTTCCACTCTACATATGGTCTCCTGGTTCTATAACACCATCTACAGATATTCCGCATAAGGTTCCTCCCAAATCCCCATTTCCAAATGTCTATCCAGCTTTTACTAATTTATTAGAAGATATTACTATATTGCCATTTTTTCTAGCATTACTATGAGCTGGATTGTTACTATTATTATACGCGAATCCCATTGGGAACAAGAACTTAAAATTATTCATGATTTTATCATAGGTGAAAGACAATCCTTCATGTATCGGCTGGTCTCCGTCATCATTTATACCTCTGGTATTATTATTATCAGGCTCCCCAGCTACGGTATTAATCCCATTTTGGTCAGTATTAAAACTAGCAATAGATGAATTATACTCAGTAGAAACACGTCGTTTTTCTCTAATAGAACAGAAGTATATTTTAGTATATTGTATTTTATTTTCCCCACTTACTCCCATAGAATATGTTTCCAAGTCTTTTACATTAGTAACAAAAGATTTCAGAATTTTTAAGGGAGAGGTATCTAACTAATTATAGTAGTAGTATTTACTGTAGTGAATACCTCTAAGAGTAAGAGGATAGCTTTTGTTTTCGTTAATCCTGGAATTGGCCTCATCGTAGTATATCTTATCAAGAGTAGTATTATATACACTAAAATTAGTAGTTGAAGTTTCTTCCTATTTCTTTGAGTCTATATATACTAGCTCAGCACCTTCTGAGGAATTTCCTACCTTTTCTCCTTCTAAACTAGAAGACAGATGGAAATTATTTGAATAGTTCTAATATGCATCCTAAGTATTATATAACTCATCTCCATTTCCCTAAACAGATGAATTTACAAGTTTATTTAGCGTGTCAGAAGTTGTAGCATCTACTTCTCCAGTTAAATTCTCTGCTAAAGTGGGGTAAATCCCAGAGAATATAGTAGTATCCTTTTCAGTAAATTTAACCTAAGGTTGTTCTGGGTAGTTTTGAATATACTCATTTGCTAAGAATATTCTTACATTTATGTTACTAAGCTATCCCTCCTCTAAATTAAAAGTATTATAATCCTACTAAAGCCCTGCTCTAACTGCCATCCTAAGATTATCATCCTAAGTCCTGTCCTAGTTTACGAACTGCACTGTGGCAGATAATGATTTAAATGCGTTTTGGCTTGTTATAGGACTAGAAAAATCGTCATTAGCATAGTAGCTTTCCTGTTTTATTTCCCACTTATCCTTAACAGTTTCAAACGCTGCCTAGCAATCCAAATTTAGGCTAAACTATAACCCTCTAAAATCCTAAGTAGAGTAATAATAATCATTAAACATAGTATTAGTCCAATACCATCTGAAGTCTTCTATATAGGAAGCCTCATCTTCTATGTATTCGTCTAATACGCCAACACTGCAATACTTAACTATAATCTTAACTAAATACAAACAATTACTATATAGAGTTCCAGCATCGTTTAGATAATAAGACTGTCCGTCCTACATTTCATCTATAGACACCACTTTCCCACTAGAGTCAAGGTACACATTTGAAATAGTAGCGGCGTCTTTAGAAACACTCTCACCTTTATGGTAAAAAGTTGTATTCTTTTCATCCTTATTATTTAGCTTATAATTAGTTCCAGAAGTATTTAACGTAAAATATTCTGTAAACTTACCATTGTAAGATATTTTTCCGGAATTGTGATAAGCAGCAGCAAGCCCTTGATTATCATAGAATAGGAAGACTACCTCTGAAATTCCCTTATTTGGTTCAGTATAAGCTTCTAGTCCCCAAGTTAAGGTGCTAGTATTTTCATAGTTATAATATCTCCATGAATTGAGTTCTATGCTTTTGGTTCCTATCTTCTTAAAGTCTATATATCCGTCTTGAGAAAACTCTCTAAGTAGTCCATAAGGCATAGAAGGAGTTAGTTCATAATAATAAATAAGATTATTAATATTCAAATTTTTCCACTCCTCTATAGCCCCTTCAACAACTTTCTATTTTAAAGGAATAAGAAAATCAGAGAAATGTTTTACTATAGGATAATTAAAAGTATTATTGATAATGTCGTCAGACATAGGTTTAGCTGTAATTGCCTTTAACTCATTGTTATAATTAGTGTAGTAAAGTACTTTACCAGTCTCTTTATCCACTGCACTGGATGAACAATTAAAATAATATTTCCCCTCATCTGGAGTTCCATCCTCTTTTCTAGATAAATTAGCTTTTATCAATTCTACATTATCTAGACCTAATTCCTATTTAACCTAATTTAGCTTAGACTTAGACTACGCATCATAAGAACCTGAGTTTATAAAATTTTGAAAAGTTCCAGTGTATGTCTCTGGACTATATACTCTAGAAATAGTTTTATAGTTATAATCTATATTAGGATAAGCAACAGGAACACTTGGTCCATCAACCCAATTTTTATTCTTTCCTCCTAGGGCCCAGCCTCCGGTATCCTTCTCCCAGATCTGATACTTACCAGCATGAGTATCGTCTTCCCCAGTCCATTTAGAGTTAGTTAATACTACAGCATTTGGATTAATATTATTATTATCAGTACTCCAACTAAAATTCCAATAAATAGAATATCTATTAGATTGATATTCAGAATTATCTTCTACTTCTTTAGTATAAGCGCTCCAGGTGCAACTAAATCCGGTAATTTTTTCTAATTCTATTAGTAAAGCTAATTTACCAGAGACTTTGGAAGAGAATACTGAATATGCAGAACTAACCATAGTTCTATAACTGTCTAAATCAGGCTTTCCTACTATCTTCTATGAATTTTGTATATAGAAATCATTTTCCTTATACCATTTAGTAGAAGAATCTAAGTAAGTAATCTTTCCAGACTCTTCTATACTAACTACATGAATTTTAACTAGCTTCGGGAATCTTTCATGTTGGTGAGAAGTGTTACCGTAATCTGATAAATGTTCATGATTTCCTTTACTATCAAGTTCAGCTGAATATATTATATATTTATCGCCTGAAGTCATATCTTTAGTTCCGTATAATATCTTCTTTACAGAACTAGCAACTAATTCCCCATTAGGTTCACTTCCATTACTTCCCTGAAAATCTGTCCATTTTAAGGACTATCCCATTCCTCCTATTTCCTCACTACTTATATTTCTTTCTGGACTTGGGAAACAACCAATCTGAGATTTGTTAGTAATCGGATTATAAGATACTATATAGATAATATCCCCAAATTCACAAGTTCCCACTGGAACATATCCCTCCGGAAGATATGCTGTCTCCACTCTTCCATTACCCATATCATTCTAAAGAGACATCTCGTTCCCATTAAATGTTAACAAGGTAGCATTAAGTGCAGATGTAAGAGTTGTAGCCTATGTATTATCTGGAGCGAAATCCATTACTAATCCTTCTGCGAATGTATTTTTCGCAGTCATAATTGTATTAGTCATCGTTTCTCTTGTTTTTGTTATATTTTCTTAAATTATCTGAAATAAATTGATAATTATAATTAGTTAATAATATATCCTAAAATTTTAGAGGTTCTCTAACTAAGATTAGTTCTGCTTTATCTGTAGTTAATTCTTTCTTATATAAACTAATTCCAAAATCAACTGGCATAGGTAATCTGAATATTGCTACTCGGTTACTTTCTGATATATTACACTCATCATATATTTTGTAGAGGATGATCTTAGAAAAGGTAAATCTTTTCTTTGGTCGTCCTCTTTTATTTTTCTAACTCAAATATTCGTTATACTAATTCTAAGTTAATGCAAAGTAATAGTATCCATCCCAAGGGATGTGCTTGCGTTTATACATTATTCGTAATTTAATTCTCATTTTATTTTTATAGTACTCAAAATACTTTAGAGAATCATTCATTAACTATCCACAATAAAACCAAAATCCATTTCTGTTAATTAGAGTATCTCCTCCATAACTATTATGTAAGTATAACGATTTCCATCCGTATTGCAAAATTCTTTTAATATCCGACTTAGGAATATTTGGATATTCTGCACAAATTTGGTCGTAGTAATCCTATATAGTTTTTAGTACCATAACAATTAATACTATTTACCTCTGTTAGTATTATCTACGATTCTCTACTTATCTTTTGCTGATAAGTATATAGGTTTCTCTCTTGGAAGCCTCTTTTCACTCTACATCTCTAGAGTAAGCTAATATCCGCTAAAGTTAGACATTACAAAGTCTATGTCATTCCATTTTCCATTCTTAAATGCCTTCTTAAATTTTTTACCTTCTGTTCTTTTCATATACATATATGCCTATGTCCTAGCCATTCCAGGTAATTTAAAGTGGACATTATTATCTATAATATCATCTACTACCATCTGAACACTTTTGGCAAATATAGATGCCGCCAAATCTCTTTTATTTCCATCAGAGTATGTTTCCTTACACTAGTCTGAAGTCATTTTCAGTTTTTCTACTGGGAAATTCATAAAAATGTCATGCAAAGAAAAAGCATGACCCATTGCATAATTCTTATTACTCATAATCATAAACAAAAATAGGGAGACAAATTGCCTCCCTATATATTTTACATAGTTGGTTTATAGCTCTTGTTATAAAACTTACGTCCCCAAGAAGCCTATACATTAAGTATTTTATCCATCTCTTCTTGAGATACATATTCTGGAACTCTAGCCGCTAAGCAATGCTGTAGCCACTAGCGCTTCAAGTCCTAAGCCATTTTCAACACATTCTAATTGTTAGTACGTATTGCTTCCTTGTATTTCTATACATAGGCAATATATTCAGCTATTGCGATAGCTTCTTTATCGTTTATTTCGGGAAGACCTTCCTCGTCAAGTAGTATTCCATGATATAGAATATTTACTTTTCCTGCACCTTTATTAACATAAAGTTTATCTCCTACTCTTTTATATTTAACGAACTTACCGCTAACATAAAAGGGATCTAGGAAAGCTTTTCTACTTTCAATGTAATTCTCAGTGTACAAAGACTATATGTCTCCAAACTCTTTCGTATTACTAGTGTAGTCCCAATCCTCTGGACCACAATAGGTTACAGCCTCTATAATGTCTACATTACAAGGTAATTCGACTGACCCATCCTAACAATTTATATCTAATAGTGCTCTATACAGTCTGGTGTTTTTATTTCCAATAAAATTGTATGCCACTAAACCGATTTCCTCTAAATCATCATTATCTCCCTCAATATCGTATAGCGTCTAAGCTAAACTTATAGCGTAATGAAAATTATTCTATCCCATATCATCCTCCTGTTACATACTACTAATCATTAGGCAGAGGCTAAGCTGCAACCTATCTATAATAGTATAATTTTTCCTTAGTTAGTTTTTCCTTAACTAGCTAATCAATAAAGCTAGTATTTACATCAGGCCCATTAAGTTCATCAGTATTACAGCAACTGTACTACTTTAGCTATCTTGGGTCTTTGAATACTGCAACTACGGAAACCTGCTACAAGAATGGTGCATTAAATAGAAAACAATCTAACATTCCGTTTGCATTTGGTGCGAAATCAATCCAAACGTAGGGTTTTTTCTAACTTCTTTTTCTATACTTTCTGTTATTAAATTCAGATAACGATGTTACTATCGTAAACTTATTTTGCCTATCAGTAGAACCTATATACTCAATAGCTTGCTTTCCGTACTATGAAATAACTTGTGGTATTTCGAAATGAGCTGTTATAGTATCATCCGCACTTCTCACTCCACATTTACATCTCTCAAGAGACTCACAGTCTACGTCGATGCAGTTAATCGCTATCAATAGGTCTTTGATAGGAAATATTCCTCTGAGAAAATACTAATGTAATATGGATAATCTACAGGCTACTATTTCATCCTATAGCTAGTCCATATTCATAGATAAATTCTAATGATAACCTCTTAGTCCAGATACAACATCATTACGAATTTGGGATGCAAGTTTCTCTATATACATTATTCTTCTGTTTTATCAGGATTAGTCATTATCCTATGTTTGCAAGTAAAGTTATAACATCTTATTCCTTTTAAATAAGTAACTTTAGATTTTAGAGTGGCAATTTCATTACATTTTGCAGATATGGCTTGGGATTTCTCTAACATAATTTTATCCATTTGCTCTCTCAATTCCGATATCTACTTTCTAAAATCGCCTTCAAGCTCATGGTAATCCTTTATGTACTTATCACACGTCTTCTACAAATAATCATACTAGTCTTGTTTGAGGTCCGTTTTTCTCTACTCAACATCGACCATTGAAGATTCGGCTTCAGCTTCTACTTGTTTCTTTTTGCTCTTAAAAGTGCAAATATAAGTAATAACTGCGCCTATACCACCACTGCCTATTACTGCTAAGGCCCATTCTAAAATTGACTGTTCCATACCTTAATTAAAAGAAAAGGCGGAACAGGGTAGTCCCGCCTTTAGTTTATTTAAGCACCTAATTCATCTTCTTCATCTTCACTTACAGAAGATACAGATTCAGCATCAACGTCTACTACTGTTCCGATAGTAGCTAATGCTGCTTCCCAAGCAGCAATTAGTGTAGAATCATTTTTTACCCAGAACACATGAGTAGTAAAAGAAGTCATTCTTTGTCCTACAGCGTGTAGACCATCATTAGTAGCTGGAGCTTCATACTCTACAATATATTGGTTGTAAATAGCTCCAACAATAGGAGTTTCTACCTGACGGATATGAGTCCATTGGTAGTTTGCAGCAGTCGGAAGTCTCAAGTCTTTAATAATTTGAGAGTAAGTACCGAAGCTATTCTTTCCTCTTTCGTCTAGCTTAATGTCAGTAGCAGAAGTTTTCGTTGGGTCTAACTCTGCAACTTTTTCTGCATAATCATCATAAGCATCGAATGTGCTAATTTCGATTTTGCGGAATCTCTGATATTCAGTAGCTCCTTCGAGAACAAGTTTACTACCAGTTACAGAAACATTAATTAGGTCTTTATCACATAAGAATACATGATTCTTTTTAAGCATATCTGCTACATTTTTGGCAATAGTAGCAGCTTCGTCAGCTTCTTTAACGGTAAATTCAATCCAGAATGGCATACCTTTTTGAACCCAGGGAGTTGAATAAATGTAAGGTTCTGCGCCTTCAACACCCAAATAAATATCGAGTCTGCAATATGTTTTTGCTCCTCCTGCTCTTAAAGCAGCTAAAAGAGTAGTATCACCGAAATCAATAGTAGCTTTACAAGGCACTGCCTCATATCCAGCTCTCTTTCTAATAGCTTTTACGCATCCCTTAACGAATACAAAATCTCTTTTAATCTTTAGAGCATCAACTTCTTTTCCGTCGATGTTTGTTTTGCCACTCTTGAAAAGATAGGTATTATCAGTACCTTTCCCGTTCAATTTACTTGAATCTGGATCCAGATTCGAATTGATAATTGTCTAAGTTTGAAAATTTAAACCTGTTGCCATAATTAATTAAAGTTTAATTAGCCTTGTTGAGGGGCTGGTTGCTATTGCCCAGTTGGTCTAGCAATAGATTGAGTCATCTAAATATTGTTACCTAGTCTTGGGTCATTTACACGCTCCATTACTAAGTGTACCAACTCGTTTATAATCTCTTGGTTTACATAATCTGGGAACTCCATAATTTGAGAAGTATCTTCTGTTAAGTCTATTTGCTCTTGGGTTAAGCGAATAAACTGAGGACACTTAACATAATCAATCTGCACTTCTACTAATTGAAACAAACTATCATCCTTACCATATCTAATTTCACAACGAACATTAGAAGTATTTCCAGCTCTCAATGCAATGGGTTTTTCAACTAGAGATACTTGAGTATCTTTTCCATTTACATTAAGCTTAAATGTTCTTTGGAAGTTAGAGTTTTGACTTTCAGGAGAAGTTCCTCCAGCAGTTCCTGCATCAATATCATTATCTTCCCACTCTCCTCCAGAAGCTGAAGTAACCTGATAAATGCCATTCATATCAGTACCAACTTCTTCTAATCCTGTTCCTGTTTTCACAGAAGTTCTAGGGTCAGTAGGTAATACCTACTATTGGTTAAGATTGTGGACATAATAGTACGGACGCATAGGCGAAGGTCTATTATAAATGTCTGTAATGATTTGACTCCAAGAATCGGCAGTTAATCTTGTTGCAGGGATTTCAATATATGAGCCTGCATCCCAGCAATCTTTTTGTTTAGCAACATAATAAATGCAAACACAATTCAACATATGTAAGTAGTCAATAGGCATATACACTTCATACGTAGCACCGTGTAGAGATTGAATTGAGCGATGGGCTTTACTTAAATAAGATGAAGCCTAACCAGTATATCCTCCTTCTGGAGAATCCTAGTTACCAGTAACTGCTTTTGTGTTCTAAATAGCACTATCTTTCGCAGCTCCAGATGCTCTTCCTGCAAGTTCTACCTTGTGAGGAGTCAAGAAAGTCGTAGACTTCAAGACTCTCAAATCATCAGTAGTTTGCTAGTTAATATCGTACACGTTGTATACCTTATTAATATACTAGTTTATAGCTTTATTAAATAAATAGTTAAATTCATAAAGCTTAAGTGAAGGTGCTTGAATTTTACTAAGTTCTATTAGTGTAGCTTCAAAAACCTGTCTTGCGGTCATTTCGCATTATATTAAAATATTGATAATTAATCTTCAAACACGTCTTGATATGTGTCTTTTCTGATTAAGGCTAGGGTTTTACTATTTCTAGATAATTTCATCCATTCAATTACTGCATTATCAGTAGCACCTAATGCAACTTTACCATCTTCTCCATAAACGAAGAGTCCGTCTTTTTTAACGATAACTCCCTTTTCACGAGCTTCTATAAACAGCATACGAAGTTGAATATCTCCTCCAGTGTAGCAATTAATAATTTTCTCTGGAGTTTTCTCAGCTATAGACAATAGATAGTCTTCAACATCAGCATTTGGCTGATTTTTCATATCTCTACCTAATACCTTAGCAACGAGCAATCTTCCTTCATATCCACGCTCATCATTCATGATATAATTAGAAGCCTCTACAATAAGTTTACGTCTAGTAACTCTACGTTGAGCCTCAAATCCGGGTCTATCTACATAAAGCTCTGCAGTTCCATATCTAGGTCTTTTAGACCGTGGGTCTACAGTTCCGTCAATTAGATAGTCCCCTTTATCATTCTTTGCAAATCTGTCTGGAGCGATGAGGTCGCAATTTTTAATTGCTTCCCAAACAGCGTTCTCATAGACATCATCCAAATTAAAAGTTTTACCATCTTCTATTACAAACAACTCTGTCTCTGGAATATAAGCAGCTAATCCTTTTGACTCTTTTTCAATTTCTTCTGGTGTTAAAATAATATCTCCTTGAGAGTTAACCCTTTTAACACAATCTGCATATCTGCCACGAGAATCTTTTTGAGGTTGAATATAATATTTCTGTCCTACTTTACCAAACACACTTCTTAATACAACGATGTTACTCTTTAAATCACCGTCTTGTACTTCATTAACCTTTTTTGCCATAATTCATTTTCATATTTTAAAGAATTAGGTAGGGAAGCACCTCGTTCCCTACCTTATCTAATTTTTGTTTAATCTTATCTTATTTAAAATTACTCTTTACAACGAAGAATAAATGAACGGTATGGGTTGAACACTGCAATACCAGCGTATCCGTGGATAGTCATCATACCTCCAGCAACAGGAGTAGAAACTACACCGCTGTCACCACCTGAACGTCCACCTACACCAAGTACTTCGTTAAAGATGTAGTCTTTTCCTTTCAGAGAATACATAGCTACAGGAGGTTGAGTAGAAGTCTTACCAGTCGTAAGGTCAATACATAGAGCGTATGGTTCTAAGAACTCTCTACTTAATGTTCTATCAACTTTAAATGATACAACATTTCCACCCCATTCATAAGCATCAAATGTAGCACCTACTTTGATGTATTTTCCTTCTCCGCCTCTAGACCACAAGTAAGCTCCATCGGTCTTACGAGTTGCTAGATAATCTCCAAGAACTCTCTGTACAATTCCCCACATTCTTTCGTTTACCATGAATACAAAGTGGTTGCCAGTAGGCTTCTCAGCTTTTTCAACCATCGTAGAAATGATAGTGTGGAATGTGTTAATAGTTACTCTATTAGCAGCATACTTAGAAGCAAATCTTTCGATTTGAGGAATCATACCGTCACCAATAGGAATTGGACGTCCAGTACCTCTATCAGAGATAGTAGCTTTACCGTCTACTCCGATGTTTCCTTTAGCTAATAGAATCATATTTTCACGAGCATATAAGAAGTTTTCAATTAAGTTCTTCTTCATAGGCTCAAGTTTGTAAATCTTTTCAGTTAAGCATCCTTGATTTTCGCCTTTACCAACCTTAATGAAAGTATCTTCCATTAATGCATATTTAGAAGAGTAGCTATCGTCAACACGAATAGTTGTCATATAGTTTCTCATCTTTTCAACGTTAGATTGATACTTAACGAAACCAGTATCATGCAATTCTGGCTTAGCGTTACCAATGAAACGAGTTGTATCACCAATTTGACATCCATCCTTATCCAGGATTGACGAGTAGTCATCATCAATAAGTCTTACCATTACAGACCACATATTGTCTGCTTTTCTAGTAGGACGAGATACAACAAAACATTGCTATCCAGTTTTTTCAATTTTGAAAATTTCGTGTAATTGATAATAGTTTTCTGGGAAAATCATTTCAATTTCTGAGCCATCAGCTCCATCTTCAACAGGCACTGCTGCGAAGGGGATTCTCTTAATATAATTAGTTTCTACTTCCCATTCGAAATAAGTAGAATCAATATTCTGGAATCCAGTAGCTTTCTTGGTATCTCCGTAGAAAATATTTCTTAGAGCTTCTGTCAAGAAAGTTGCAGTAAGTTCCGGATAAAGACGAGATACAACGCCTAAACGGTGAGGTCTTTCTCCCAAGAATTTACTAAAATCTTCATAAGTTCTAGTGTCACCCATCGTTGGGCGATTAGTTACAAAACTCGCTACAAGCATAATTATTCTTTTTAAATGTTAATAAATCTTAATACCAATCTTCATCATCTATAAACACATCGTCTGTGGTTTTCTTTTGTGAAGCGGGTTTGTTGAACACCAATTTAGCTTTAGGTTTTCCTTGTAAATCTAATTTGGCTTGCTCATAACCTCTTCTATAGTTATCCTGAATCTATTTATTTAATTCTTCTACTATTTTATCCTCATTAAGAATCCAGAATGCAGCTTTAGTAAATAGAGCAGGGTCATTCATAGCTCTACCAAATGCACTTAATCCTTGGTCATCTATTTCTAGCATAAATGAGGATAAATCTTCTATATCGTCGTCAGATAGTTGCAGCGGTTGTCCAGCAAAGGAATCAAGTTCTTTAATCTGTCCTTTAATAGAGTCAGCAAATCTATTATAAGCAGCTTCCTCTCTTGCGGCTTTCTCGTTAGCTATCTGAGCCTCTTCATCTTCCTGAAGTCTTATGTACTCTTTGCGGAGTCCTTCTACTGTTTTCTTGAATAAACCTTCATTTTGTTTAGCTAATTCAAGTGCTTGATTAATTTCCTCATCAGAAATATCCGACCCGACTTTATGTAATAAATCCAATGCATAAACTTCGTCGTCAGAAAGATCGTCGACTTTATATCGTTTAGTTGGTTCTGTTTCTGGCAATAGAGATTGAATATACTCGTCAGGAGTCATTCCACTCTCTCTAATTGTATTAATAAGCTACAATTCGGAGTCGTCAAAGTCCTACTGTTCTACTTCTTGGTCAATCAAGATATTAATCTATTCTTCTCTGCTTAGAGAGTCCCAAGCTCTTTCTACAATAGCACCAGTTTCGTCTTCGAATTTAATTTTTCCTGGGTCAGTAATACCTTTAAGACGTAGTACTTCAGTTGTTAAATCTTCATCTGGCTATGCAGAAGGCTTTTGCTAGCCTGCAGGCTAATCACCTTCATTACCTTCTGGTTTTTGCTGTCCAAGGTCAATGTCCCCAAACTCGTCGTCTTCAAAAATTACATCATCAAAATTTTCCATATTCATATTCATTTTTTAGTTAATCATACAATATATAAGCATTGATTAGTTATACAGCAATTAAAACCTAACTAATTGTTAAATTTTAATAATAAAAAATTATAGTTTCATAATAAATACCAAAGAATAAGAACGTGGTTCTATTTTCAATGGTTTATTAGGCCATTCAGAATCTGACAAAGTCTACTCTTCGCTAGTAGCAGAAGATAATGAAGTCCCTTCATCTGTTTCCAAAGATATAGAATGGGTATGGCTTCCACCAGTAGCAGTACCTCCCTATGTCTTTATATTAGACACTCCATCTACTGTCCCAGTTTCGGTAGTGATGTCTTCTCCGGTTACAGAAGTAACAAAAGTCTTAGAAACTGATTCTATACCCCAGTTGTAATCAGAATATTCCAAAGATACAGATAGATCTCCAGAACTTCCCGTAGTTCCAGATAAATCCCCACTTAAGCTGTGAGTATGGGCTTTATGAGGATGACTATGTTTTGGTAAGTAATCCTATGAAAGAATTAATTCATTATTTTCGTCAAGTATAGAGTCATTGTCTCCGACTTCATCTGCTGAGGCAACTGCTTTAATAAATTTTCCCACTAAATTGGGAGTTCCGTTAGTTCCGTCACATATTGCCCAACCTTCTGGTAACTCAGCTTTACCATTAAACATAGCTATTGTTCCACTAGGAACTGCTAGCTTTAATAATTCTTTAATCCAATTTATGTTAGGAACTATAGCATTATATTTCTAATCACTAAAATCCTCTGGTATTTCAATATTTTCATCGTATCTAGGAAAGTTGCATCTTTTCTTAAATATGACATCGTATAATTTAGAATTTAGGCCAATAAAATTATCGGAATATATACCTACTCCTACCTCTTCTTGTTCTTCTGGACACTCTTTAAGAGAATCAAAATCTTCTTCATTTACAACTCCTATCCTTGTATGAATAGTATCGTCTGGCCTCTCCTCTAGAGTGTCTTCGTCCACTATAGTCTTAGATCTATCTAATATATCTATAGTATTTTGAATAATTTTAATTAGAGGAGCATTGGCCAAATAGATAAACGAGCCTTCACAATTAGTCAAGAATAAATTTGAAATAGAAGAGTTCATAGATATAGTTATTTCCTAGGAATCAATATTTACTATATCACATTCCACTAGCTATCCTTTTCCATAGACATCCTAACCATTAATGTTAGAAGGTCCTGATATAATAGTAAATCCATCTATGCCAAAATCTGAGATTCCGGATAAATTGCTAGTAGCTGCGCTATCACCTGTCGGAATAGTTAATTGCATTGTGCCTTCCACTCCATCAGCCACATATAATACCTATATTTTTATGTCCTATGTTGCTACAATATCCCCTATATCAGCAGTAACTTCAATATTCGTATCTTCCTATTCATAGTCTACATTTACCTATATGCTTAGAGGTACGATAACAAATACCTTTCCCTAAGAGGGAAAGGAGTTGGGATACCTTAGAGTACAAGTTACATTGTTTTCATCAGAATAGGCTGACTGAATAACATTACTATGCAAGCTGTAGACAATTACATCATCTAATCTGGTAGCGCTAGTTCCTCCAAGCACTTGTCCCATATCTCTCCATACCAAAGAATCTACTTCTAGTATAGACTTACCATCTTTCACATATAACCTATACCCACTAGTAGAAGTAGCATTATTAGACTATATGAAAGTTCCAGTCTACATAGCTATACTTAAATAAGACCTAAGCTACGTATCTAATGATATAGCTAATTGCTCGTTTATTTTAAATTGTAAGCTTGGACTAGAAATGGTCATGTTTGACCCGTCATTATAGATTTTCAGATCTTTTATAGTAATTTCATCAAAGTAAGTATTTTTATCATTTCCAGTATTAGATGATAAAGCAATATACTCAGACAATTGCCCTTCTTTAGCTAGGTAAAGTTTATTTTCTTCTATTACAAATATGATTCCAGCCTTTATACCAGCCTACTGAGCTTCTTCTAAAGTTTCATAATAGAACCCTGCATTAGTTAATGCCGTATATTTCTAATCTGTGGTTACTTCCTTCTGTTCTGCCAAGAATGATACATACGTAGTTCCTACTTCTCCAGCTAGATTTACTTTAGTTCCATCTATAGAAATCCATACTTCGTTGCCTTCTTCAGTAGGTATTAAATATATTCCATTATCTGAAATATCATCGGAACTAGATGCAGTTTTTAATATATTAGTGCTAGAAGAGGCAATTTTACCATTCTTTATAATATCAATAAATTTGCCTCCCCACTAAACTTTTAAATCTCCTTTTGTTTTTATAATAAAATTAGAATCGGTAGAACCAATAGTATTATAGGTTTTACCGAACATATTGGTTTTACCTTCTCCCATATTATTTTATAGTCAGTACTTGTCTTCTGTTTCTATTAGAATAACTTATGTGAATCCAATCTAAGTTATGCTCATCTATTAGCTAGTCAAATGGTAATTTCAATTTTTGAGCTAAATCAAATAACTTTTTATTTTCCGATTTAGTATCTAAAACTGTACGTATATCGGCAGCCTATCCAGTCATGTGTTGGCTAGTACTAGCTCCTCCTACAGCCCTATTCAGAGCTGGGCATCTATAACCACTAGTAACAATAATTGGCTTGCCATATGCCTCTCTAAGAGGGTCTAAAACATTTTCAATAAGAGCTATCAAATTTTGCTCTTCCTCTTTAGAAGGAACGTTCTTGATTCCCTTCTACTAAGCAGTAGTGCTTTTCGTTAATTCTTCAATAGTAAAAAATTTCATAAGATTATATGTTTATGTGTTCACAGTAATATATAATCATAATTACAGATTTACCAAAACAAAAATAGGAGAACTTCCCAATCTCGGAAAATTCTCCTATTAATTATATAGAGTTATTTTATCCAGTTTTTAAGCTGAGCCTTAAATAACTTTTTTGCCAACTAACCACTTAGATAAGCAGCTTTTTCAGAATATGGGTCAATACCAAACTCTTTACATATATGCATTTCAACATGGTTCTTCTCATGGTTATAAGTATCTATAAATTCCTCTGCGGAATCCGGTCTATTTATAACTATGATGCTTTTGTGTTCTTCTTGGTTAGTAAACGTAAAACCTGAATTTTCGTAATCCTCTATCCTAGAAGCTGCCCTATGTAAAACATCGTCTGGACATCCCAAATCCTCTAATCTACTCAAAATGTATTGAACATTGGGATTTTCTACAATTATGCAAACTTCTATATCCCAATCGTATTTCTCAAACAATACTCTGAAATGTGTCATATCACATCCTCCCAGTCTACCATAGTTCCGTTAGCTACCATAGTAGCATACCATCTTCTCATAGTAGTACCATCTCCAGCGTCTTCATCGTCTATGGTATCTTTAATGTAAAGAGCAAAATGCCTTTCATCTGTTATACTACTTCCGTAATAATCAGCCTTACACATATTGCCAATTTTACTCTGCTGTTCCATTGTAATATTACAATTATCAGAGTCAATATCATCTATGAATTTCTATAGCAAAGTTCTTATTATAGATTTCAACATTTGCATTTAATTTTTAAATATATAAATAACATTGTAAACATAACAAGAAGTACAAAATACATTCTCATCATATTTAGATCGGAAAGTGGTATTTTAACTATATCATCTATTAAAGCAATAATGTTTGATAACAATACATAATGAATAGGCACTCTGTGCCAAGAACAAAATTGGAATATGTAAGATTGTAGATATAGAGTAATAATAAAACATATTGAAAATCCTCCAAATACATTTAAATAGTAATGAGGTAACTCATAATAATTCAATACTACAAATACAGTTTCCATTAATGCTAAAATAAATGGAATATATTTTAAAACATAAATAAGAATTTTATAAAGATGTTTATTTACACTTTTTTCCTGCTTTTCCACCTTTTCCGAATCCTCCCTTAGTACTAGATACTTTTCTTCTTCCCATAATTGTTATTCCTCCGTTGAAAAATGTTCCAATATAGAATCTATTACTGTATCTATATATGCAACAAACTTATCTCTATTAGGTTCTGCAACATTAAAGTTAGTAGAAACCATAGACGTATCAGCTGGCTTAAAATATCCGCAGTCTCCTAGATATTCTGACAATTCCCCAGAAACTGTTACAGAGAAATTTATATTAATAGCACCACTTACATCCTTGCTAGCAGTTCCCTCCATTACCCAGCTATCGACTGTATCTGTAATTTTATAAGTCTCATTCTATTTTACAATTTCCATAATTACTCGTTTATAAATAAATCAAATATAATCTCCATTAGGTCAGCAGCCTTAATAATGTTTCCATTAATTTCTACATCATTTCCAGAATTAACATCTAAAATGTCTGAGTACTCATCTAATGATAAAGTATCATCTGGTATATCTAAGACTTCTTCTAATCCCTTTTGAATAAGATATTCCTAATATTCAGAATTAGTCTTGTTATTTAGCTCGTTAAATCTAGCATCCTCTTCTGGTGTTCTATCAGCTTTTTCAGACAGCTCTCTTAATTCATCTGTAATAATCTGATTGGCAAACTCTTGAGCATCGGCATCAAATTGTTTCTTAATTTTATTGTAAGCCATTCTAATGCGCATAATCTTTACTTTTAACTCTTTTGGGAGTTCCTTGTCACCATCCTTAAGAATAACCTTGGTGATTACATTTTGTTTTGTCAATACATCATTTAAAGTCATAAATCATTAATTTTAAATACATTCTATTATACTATATAAATTTTAATTTGACAACATAATTATGTTAATAAATATTAAATATATCTACCAACAATCATCAAATAAAACCTTGCTACCGGTTTATTACCATTCGACGTAGTAGTTGTTCCTAGCTCTCCGTTTCTCCAGGTATCATTATTCGTATTTTGCTGGCTAAACTTTCTTATATATACATTTCCTGTTGTACCACTCACACCACAGATAGTCATATAATCTCCCATTCCTGCACTTCTACCAGTAATAGTACCATCTCTAGCTGATATGGCAGTAGAACCATCAAAAATTCTTACCGTGGAACAAAAAGCTGCATAAGGTTCACAATGTGGAATACTTATTATCAAGTTACCATTAGAACCTGCATTATTAGTAGTAAAAGATATACTACAACATCCACCCTTTTTTACAGAATACCAGTAAGTGGAACCTGGGGTACTTCTATATATCTCACCACACCATACTATGACTGGATTTGAATAGGTTCCAGTAAACGAATATGAGCTTGCAGATAGGGATCCTGCATTTAAGTATATAGGCTAGGCAGATGACCCTACACTCGAAGAATATGCTGCCACTGTTGTAGCTGAGCTATAATAAGCTAATTTACCAGAAGTTCCTGAGTTTAGATTTGAACTAAGAGAATAAGTCATTGCAGTTACAGTACCTCCAGTCACGTATACACCCTTAGTTGCTGAACCTGCGTTACCCTTGGCAAAATCTCCCAGACCTTTATAAGAACCTCCTGCTAGTAACACATAACTGTTGCTATTTACTGAATTATGATAAAAACCAGCACCTGCTCTAATATATCCAGAAGACCATGAGTTTCCAGTAACATGTGATTTATAAGTACCATTATTCGGAGAAGTAGCTCCTACAGTAATTCCCCCATTAGTAACTAAATATCCATCTGTTCTTATCTATCCAGTATTTTGATAAACCGATTTACTCCCAAAGGTTCTAATCCAAGTACTGTCGGACATATACCATCCACCACCATAACTTTCGGAATACCATCCTGTACTTCCAGTACTTCTGAACCAGTTTGAAGTATAACAAGTATTGAAAGTAGGTGAAGTTCCTGAATTAGAGGAAGCTGATACCCTAACATTTGCCCAATAATAATTAGCTGGATCCTTTATATCAGAAGTATAGGCTATAGTATACCATGAAGAGAACGATCCCGCAGAAGCATACCTAAAATACATTCTCGTATTATTCGGAAAAGCTAACTATGATACATACTAATTAGATGTTCCATGTTTGCTTTTAAATAGAGTAATTATCCCATTGGCGTTATCCTATGATACTGGCTTGTTTGAGGCTGAACCTGAGTAAGTGTCATATACTAATCTATATCCATCTGATGTCCAACTACTTGGAGAGTTAAGATTACTTATAGAACCATAATATATATAGTTTGCCTTATTAGAATTAGTGGCATAAGGTACTGTAATATTATTAGTAGTACCTGCCTTTGTCCATGTAAGATAGTTTCCATTAGTTCCCAATGAAGTAACGTACCTTCCGTCAGCAGTAGTCTAGGTTAAAATTAACTTCCAGCTTCCCCAAGCAGAAGAGCTTGTGGATGTTCTCATGTATAAATTTCCACCATCTGTAAATCCTAGCTAATGCGTCTAACCTCCTGAGAAATCTGTAGTTCCTCCATAAGGCTTAAAGTGTAAGATTCCATGATAAGTTCCTCCATTACTTAGTCCATCTGTGCTATTATATTTAAATTCAAATCTAGCTCCGCTAGAGAACTATGCTGGAGTATTATTAGTACTTCTAGTATCATGAGATTGTAAGTACCCAGAATAAGATGAGTATGGGACAGTTAAATTATTAGTTGTTCCGTTTTTAACCCAAGTCACATATGTACCATTTGTCCCTAGAGATGTAACATATCTAGTATCTCCATACCTATGATAATTATAACTATCTAGAATTAATCTCCAACCTCCTGCAAATGTTCCTGTAGCTACCGCCCCATTGACAATCTATCTCATATATAATCCATGAGTAGTTCCCATATTATTAGGTCCAGATAGAATATCTGTATAGTATGTAGAACCCCAATACATCCTCAAGCACTAACCGTTTTTATAGGCTGCATCCTAACTATCAGAGGGCATTCCCCACTATCCTCCAGCAGCAGTTCCTCCTACTACAAAGCTTCCAGAGGAGTAATAAGTTAACCCAGTATTCTAAACCGAAGAAGATGAGTTAATTCTTGAAGATGCAGTAGCGTATGGGACTGTTAGATTGTTAACTACTCCATTCTTAGTCCACGTTAAGTAATTTCCACTTGTACCTAAAGCAGTGACGAAATTAGCAGGATTAATGTAGGCGGTATAATTAGAGGAATCCAATATTTTTTTCCATCCTCCACTAAGAGTAGTAGCTGTTCTCCAATATAGTCCAGTAGAAGTATTAGAAGACATTAATATCTACCCATACCATCCAGACGCGGTCTACATAGTAAATACTCCAAATGCATCTACTCCGCTAGGCTTATCTGCAACAGAATTACTGCCACCAGCGTGATATAAATATCCGGGAGTAGTTTTGTTAGCGAGAGTATCGCTTATTGTATGAGATAGTATTCTATTAGCTGTAGCAGCATTACCAGTAATTGAGATTCCCCAAGTACCGCTTGCACCTCCACCGGTTTTAGTTACAGTATAATTAGTATAATTTCTGTGAGTTAATACTCTAGTCCAAGCAGAAGTATAACCACTTCCGTTGCTTGTATAGAATAACATTTCATTAGCAGCAGGATTACTTACTCCTGAGTTATTATGTGGAGTTATATATAACTACGTCTTATTCGTATCACTAGCTCCCCACTAGAATATAGCTGTTCCCGCCAATGGAATATTTACACCAGTATCTGTAGATACATATCCATTATTAGCGTAAGCCCAAGAACCTCGTTCAGCAAATGCTACAAATGCCTTATTAACAAATGTAGAAGAATATGTATCAGCTGTATAAGCTGTTCCAGAAGAGCCATGATTAGCAGTTTTATTACCTCCTACATATCTTCCATCAATAGAGCCAAACTAGTAGGTAGTAGTAATAGTTACATTCTAACTACCATTAACAGAAGCACTACCAGTAACTGCACCAGATAGACTAATAGTTCGTGCAGTACCCCAATAAGCTGTTACTATATTAGTAGTTCCATCAAATGATGTTCCATTGATGGTTCTTGCAGTCTATAGTTTGGTTGCTGTTGCCGCATTGCCTGTAATAGAAACTCCAAGAGTCGTACTACAGGCTGTTGGTGTACCTGCATTTAGGTATATAGGAAGAGTCGCAGAACCTTTTGTAGCCGTTCCAATCTTTAAAACTATTCCAGTATAGTTAGCACTATCTACAATAGTTTTCCATGATTTTGTATTCAAAGTTGAGTCTGTACTATTTCTCCAATACAAACTTCCAGAATACGTAGAGTAGAACTGCATATATCTTGTGCTTCCACTTCCAGCATTAAACTATACTAGGTGTCCAGAAGCTCCTGTATACTTTACATTCCAGCTACCACATAGATTATTACTAGTCGCTAATTCGGTAGTTGTAGGAACAGAACTTGCTATAGACTAATCTCCTCTAGCTCTAAAGAATGAAGTTTCATGTAACCCGTCTAATAGGTCTGAATTAAGGTTAGTAACCACAGTTGTGCTAGTTACCTTTAATGGAGAGGTGCCTGTAGCAATAGTAGATATTAATTGAGTTCCTGTTATAGCAGCTTTTACTATTAGAGGTCCAGTCATAGTATCTCCAGTTACATTCACATATCTCTCATCGGATTCAGTTTTAGTATAGTAATTCTTAGCTAGTGCGACTGATTTACCATCTAATTTTAAAACCCCTTTACTTATAAACAGACCCACCGTTCCACCCCAAGGACTAGTTTCCGTAGGATACGGAAGTATACAGATAGAACCATTTCCATCTCCTCCAGTATTATGCTGTCCTATAGAAGGGTCGTAGGTATTCCTAGATGCACCATTTTTATACCATTTCAATATAGTGGTATAGTTACTAGTATCATTCTAGTTCTATATAATACTAGCATTATTAGCAAATCTAACACTAGTAGAAAAAGTCTTTGCTCCTGTAATACTTTGAGTAGTGTCAAGAGTTACAAACTTATCATCTAAAATTGAATAAAACTAAGTCTTACTCACTCTTCTAATAAAGGTATCAGAAGTATTTCTTACATATACGGAACCAATATCTGTTAACGCTTCATCAGAAATAGCTGAATTAAAATAAGTAGCGTAAATATGCTAGCTGGCGTTTCGTTGAACTAAGGTGCTGGCTTTGCTTGAAGCGGAGTACTCTAAGTCTCCTCCGTTGCTAAGAAGGACTTGTGTAGCGCTTCCTTGATATGTGGTTCCTATAAGTTTTGCATATCCATCTTTAACTTTTATCATATTATCCTCTTAAATTTAAATGTATAAGTGTAAGCAGCGCCTATGCCAGCACTTGCACCTATCTATAATTTTAAAACTCCAGAACTTTGCATAACAGTTCTTAAGTAAATTGTTTTTCCATAAGCATGACCAGAACGGTGAAGGATAATTTCATCGGTGTCTGTATCATTAGTACCATCTCTATACCAACTCATTACACCAGAATTATAGCAATGCCACATATTTCCTGTACCATCGTTAGCACTAACTTGTACCTATACTATATAAGTTCCATTAGCAGGAAGGTTAGTAGATGTTATTCCTGTATCCATCCATGCTTGTGTAACATTTAATGATTTAGTAATGGTTGTGAGATTGTTAGATAATTCTTCTGTTTTTAACATGAAGTCGGATACAGCTTTATGTCCTCCTCCACCTAACAATACATAAGAGTCAGAAGAATTAGTCTTTTTATAACCTGCTGCTGTAACATTAACTGTGAATGTCTTAGCCCCAGTTATAGTTTGTGCAGTATTTAATGTAACGTAATTAGCTAATGATTGATGTTCTGTAAGAACTGGTTTTCCACCTGAGTACAATTTATTAGCCCATAGACTACCTGTACTAGGCTGAGCATATATTGTTGTAGTTACATAAACTTGCTAAGTAACACTAGCACCTAAATCAGCAGTGGTACTTGTGTTAGTATAACCTAAAGCAAGAGGTCTATAATTTGAGGTAGTGGTAGCAGACTACAATACTTTCTAATCAGTATTCATGTCTGTATACCATCTAACCCAAGTTTTCCAAGCAGAAGAATCATGGTACCTAAACCATATCAGACCATTAGAAGTAATTAACTTCTAATAACGATAACCACTAGCATTTCGACCAACATATAATTCATATGCATCTACTCCACTAGGTTTGTTCGTTGTGGTATTACCACCGCCAGCATAGTACCATCTCCCTTCGTCTAAGTAATCATCTAGATCTTGATTAGTTAATTGGGTATAAATGAATGCCGCAGCCGCAGGTATGGACCAGGTGCCATCTTCCCTTAAAAATCTAACATTTGTTGCAGTATATGAAGGGACAGGCACCAATCCGTTATAACCTCCACTTCCACTAGAAGTATGTTTTTTAAATACCGAGTAAGTAGTATCTGTCCCTTTAAACTTTATCCCTCTAGTAAAGATATTTAAGCCTTTTAAGTCAAAGGTTATATCATTATTATTGGGAGCAGTTGTTAAAGCTGCCGTCGTAGTAGGATTGTATGCTATCTTCATAGATTATGCTGTTTCGTATTTTTTAGTACTGATATTATACCAGCTTATTCCAAAACTAATATCTTGTATGTCGTCCCCGTTAGAGTCTGCTTTTAAATAAACATCTCCAGATGGTACGAAGTTTAGTGTCTTGTCTCCGATTGATACACCTCCAATAGTAATAGGTCTCCATGAATCTTCTGCCGCTGGGTCGTAACCTAAAGCATTAATAACATTCTGTTTAGTTAAATAAATGCTTCCAGCGCTAGTAACAGAAATTGTTTTATTCGTAGAGTCTTTATCTACAATTACTCCTCCTATAGTAGTAGTAGTTGCGGCTACTAGAGATATTGTTCTAGCTGCACTACCATTATAAGTAACTCCAGCAGTTCCAAAAGTTAAGCCTGCACCAAGTGACAATGCGTTACTAACCCTCTTAGCTTCTCCTACTACTAAAGTAGACTGTGCGGCCCAAGTAGGAGCAGCACTACCATTACTAAGTAGTACCTAACCCTAAGTACCACCAGTTGTTGGAGCATAAATGGTAAATGTATTAGTACTATTACTATAAACATATATAGAAGTACCGTTGACAGTGTGTTTAACCTATCCGTTAATATTTGCTTCTATAGCTGTCCAATAAGCTGCAGTGTTTAATCCACTTCCTGTTCCGTCTTGTATACATATTAGTAAGTCGCCAGCTGAACACGTCTATCCAGCATAAGTTCCCTGAGAAGTTACTCTATAGGTATCTCCGACCTCACATTTAGTGGGAAATCCCTAAACCTTTACTCCAGCAACGGTATGTGTCGTATAGCTTCCATTACTATAAGTAATAGTACCCCTATACCGCATTGCATCGTTAGCAGCAAAGCTAGCATTAATTATCTAATGAACCTACTGAGTAGTAAATAGGGTTGTTGTATTATTTACAGAGGTATTTTTAGCTATTGGCAAGTCTGTGGTTGTTATCTCAGCCCAGGTAGCATTTCCTCTAAATATTTCTGTAGCTTTTCCGCTAGAAATAGGAACTAGACCCCTCATATTCGGAGTGAACGTAGGTGTAAAATCTTTTCCATGGGATATAATATGTCCATCCTTGGAAAAGAATAGCTTCACAAAATCCCCAGAAGTAGATTCCGACAAAGAAAGATTGCCAGATATTTCAGCATAGGTATTAGCAAAATTTAATAGTGCCATATTATAAATGATTCCATTTTAATATAATTTTATTATCTTCATCTATTCCAAAATCATTCCCCAGAAGTAGATTCCGACAAAGAAAGATTGCCAGATATTTCAGCATAGGTATTAGCAAAATTTAATAGTGCCATATTATAAATGATTCCATTTTAATATAATTTTATTATCTTCATCTATTCCAAAATCATTCCCCAGAAGTAGATTCCGATCTTCTGAACCATTATACTAAAAATAGCCTTCTTGGTCTACAACTACAGTCATTTCACTTGTTGGGGCTACTTCTACTATGTGTCCTCGATTATCGTATTTTACCTTTACTGAAGAAGGAGATTCATTTGCAGTTATGGAGTTGGAGTGAGTAAGAATTATATTCTTTTCTTGCTTAAATGCCTATAGTCCAGACCCAGCAGGAGTAATAATCTGCTCAATCTTTCTTTCTAGCATATTATCAAGAGTAATAACTTCCTCACCATCTTTAACTAAAACAGCTTCAGCAGTAGTCTAAGGAACGAATATCTAACCATGTTGCTTAAGTTGTTTAATAGTTAATTCCATGATTATCCTCCTATTACTTGGTCTGTGCTATCTGTACTGACCATACTGTCATATAAATCTGATGGAATGGTATAATTAACTACTACCTTAGAAACACTATCTGATGTAGTAACATCTTTAGCAGTGATAGTGTTTGCTAACTAGCCATTAATAGTATTAATAGTCTAATTAAAGGTTTCTTTAGTTACATAACCAGATAAATCTACATCTGTTTGGACTTCTCCAATTTTTTCCCAAATATATTTCGCCTGCGTATTTTCATACACACAAATATATTCGATAAAAATATTTCCTGCAGTACCAGATGGTGCAGGAACTAAATATATAGAATTTAAACAGTCTTTTGACGCTGTTGGTAGCTAAGTAACTATCTTGTATAGTTCTATGCTATTAGTAGTACTAATAACTCCTTCTGGAGAAATAGTAATACCTACACCAGCAGTAAGCTTGTCCTGTTTACCCTCTAAGGCTGTATTAATTTGTTGAACTGTATTCTTCAACATAGCAATATCTCCAGCATTAGTTCCTACAACTCCCATTGTAGTTCTTAATACCTTGTCAAGAGTTGTTATTCCTAATGATGAAAGTCCTGGAATATTAGAGGTGTTTACTACTACTGCCTCCGCTAAGGTAATAGGGACAAATTCAGTTTTTGATTGAAATAATCTTTTTATTTGTGTTGTACTCATAATTTAAATAAATTATTAGGTATTTGGTAGTCTACATAAGATTTTAGTGTAGAATCTACAAAATCTAAGTCGGCTATCATATTCTGAACTTCCTTTTTGGTGATAAAATTGTTGTTATTGTTTTCCACAATTTGACCTACAATTCTATCTATTTCTTCTTTACTATAAACTCCTAGATTAGTTCTAGCTAGCGTCTTCTCAGATTCTGTTTTAAACTCGCCTAAATAATTTTCTTTACATAAATGAGTTTTATATTTTGGTTTTGGACATTCTCTAATAAGCTAATTATCACATCCGAATCCCGTATCTATACTTCCTATAACTGAATCTGGGTTTTTATGTTTCGGAGTTTTACAGCTAAGGTTGATTTCAGGAGGTGGAGGAACTGGCTTGTCATTATGCTCAAACCCTGTACTTATGGTAGTCATCACAGAATCCCCTTCTATAAAATCAATATGATTTTCAGGAGGTGGAGGAACTGGCTTAGTATCATAGCCAAGCTTTATAGTATTAAGTAATGATTTAGAAGGAAGTAGCTAGGGCTTTTCATTCCCTAGCTATATTTTATCCTTTTCTAAATTCTCATTCATTTAACATAATCTTATCTGGATACCCAGAAGTATAATCATATTTTATAACATCTTCAACTGTCTTAAGCTCTTTTATAGCTAATAGATGTTGAGTTGTGTTTACATAACATTTCCCAGCGTACACCTCTAGCTAAGCTAGAAATTCTTTTACCTTGTCTACTGGTAATTCGATTATTTCACTACCAAGAACCAAAGACATATTACCAGTACTACAATTAGCTAAATTTTGTAGTCCGACTCTAGTAGCTTTATCTAACCAATACTCTTTGTCGTTATAATAGAACGAATCAACGTTAGATGATTTATCATATGCTTTAATAGCTGCTTCTAAAACTGGAAGCATTAATTTAAAATAACATACTCCATCTTTTCGCTCAAATAACTCCTTCCAAACACTCAAGGGGAGCCTTAACAGCTCCTCGTGAGTGAGTAAGGATTTCAAAGAGTCATCCTTATTAATTACATAATAACGATTATCGTGACTTATTTGCATGAAATTATCAGCCATTCTTAGAATAATTAAATTTAGTAAATGGTACTCCTTGATGTTTAGTTAATCTCCAAGCATTATTATATTGAACTGTGTTCCAGTATGATGGGTCGTTATAACTACCAGTAACCCATTCATTAGAGTATGTATAACCTCCAGAACCTCCGTCATATTGCTAAGTTCTTTGATAAGAATAGTTGTTAGCAGCTGACGAGTTAATAGAAGTAGTAATATTATTTACTCCAGCATTATCTCCAGAACCTACTATATTAGACCATACAGATGGGAACTAGTTGTTAGCTCTAGAATATGCAATAGAGAAAATTGGAGTTGTTAGCACTCCACCTCCATTGGCAACTGAGGTACTAATAGGCTATCTTACTGTATCTCCAGTATTGAAATTACTTCCAGAGACACTATAACCTCTATAGTAAATAATTCTAGAGAACTCAGCTACTGAAGGAGCATACCAATTACCTTTCTTATAAGCTGAATTTAGAGTTTCTCCATTCTTTACAGACGGTTCATATACCTACATACTATAGAAGTATGGATATAATAGACAGCTCATAATATCTGTTCCAGAAGCATTGGTCCATACTGTCTGAATAGCTTCACATAGATTATTTAAGTTAGACTTAGATTCTATGTAGTATTCCCATGAAGTACCACCTCCTGAAGAAACTTGTTTTCTGCTAATATAAGGCTTACAAGCTGAGTTATTATACAAAATAGGAAGTAACTTACTATTTACATGATTAATATATAATTCAGTATCAGACTTACCAGCAAATGCTGTATTTACCTGTATGTTGTAGGTAGATACATTAATATTATTAATTAAGTTAGGAGTAGCAGTACCAGAAACAGTTTCATAATTAGAAACAGACACGCTAGACAAATAGGCTTGTACCTAATACAGCTGTTGTAATATCTATTCCTGAGAACCAGAATTTCCATCTGCACTATATCCTAAGTAGTAAGACTTTTCTTCATCAGTGTATTCCTTACCAATGATGTAAACTACTCCAGACGTATCATCACTTTCATCCTTTGCATACACTAGACCAACTAAAGTCTTAGTAGCATCAAATGAGCTAGTAAACGTACCATCAGCATATGCAAAGTCTCCAAGCTAAGGAGCCTTCCAAGCGAAGCTTACTTTAACAGTTTTTCTAATGGGAGTTCCACTATTAGCAACCTTCATACTAATAGTTACTGTAGCAGTACTACTAGATTCCTTCTTCAAGGTAATAGCACCAGTCTAATCAATAGTAGCAATATCAGTTGATACTCCTGACATAGAGTAAGTAATATCTAAGTATCCATTTACTAATGGATTGTAAGGGTTAGTTCCAGATTTTATTTCAACATCATTACCAGAATTTACTGTAATATCAAATAAATTTTGACGAACAATAGTTCCGGATTCTCCAGCCTAGTAATATACAGAAACTTCCCCTGCACAACTAAAGTCTAGGATTTCAGCACTTTGGGAATGGATTCTAATCTTAGAAGAAGAACTAGAAATGTCTCCAAATGTATTAACTAATAACTGCTTTGTAGCAAAGCTAATAGCCTTCAACTAAGTGCTTCCTGCAGTATTTACAATGTAAATATCTCCAGTTAAGTTACAAGTATTAGTAAGAATCATCTTTCTTAATGCATCTTCTGTTATATACAGATTAGCATTTCTAATAGTTACTGATTGAAGGGCATTGCAGTTAATTAACTATTCGCAGAAATTAGCTACATCAAAACTTCCTACATTATCACAGTCAATATATACTGTTGATAAATTATTCAATCCTTCAAATGTAATATCAGTCAATCCTGGATTATCATAGATTCTAAATGTTTCTATAGTATCAGGAAGAATTACATTCTTTAGTCTACCAGTTTGTGGGAATACTACGCTCTTAGTAGTAGTCTTAGAGAAGTCTATAGTCTCTAACTTTAAGAACTTAGACAAATCCATTTCTGTAGGAAGTGTCATATTTCTAAGAGTTAAGCTCTCTAACACTGGGAATGAAGGAGTAAATAAGCTGATAGCTAAGTCCGGATAATCGCTTGGGAATAGACTAGTATAATCGTCTAACTAAGCATTATCAATTTGGAACTCAGTAGTTCTAGCAAAATCTGCATCAATAGTAGACATCTTTAAACCTAAAATATTTAACTTCTTATATAAAGTAGTTAAGTATATACCTTGGTTAATTGCAGGATCTCCTTGATTGATTTCGGCTGTATAACTATTTCCTGTCTATGCTAAATTCTTAATTGCATCAAAGTTAGATGTCTAGAAATTAGATAGATAAAGGTTTTTACCGTTGTAATGATAAACAGGATAGCAATCCTAATATGGTTCAAACTCCATTCTTAATCTCAAAGTATCACCACTACCAGCAGAACTTGCAGTTCTTAATGCAATAGCTCCCAATGATGTTTGAGCATATGTGGATAAGAAAGCGAATCTCTTAGTCATGAATTGTTTTTCACAGGCTAAGCAAGAGCCGTGGCTTTGTTCGATAGGTTCAATCTCGTTGTTACTATAATATGAAAGTACCTTAGAATTTTTAATAGCCTAAGCATTTTCATAATATATCTTAGCTGTATGGTTATATGCTACTGCTGGGAACGTTTCTTGAACATTGAAGAACACTTTATAGAAGTAATTTGATTTATCTTCCATACTGTTACTGTTCTTAAATGCAGTATTTATAACACTTACTAAATATGTTTTTATTTCAGATTCGAAACATTGGTCAAACATATAGAAGAATACATTGTTAGCATCTCCCCAATATACTGAGTCAGTTTCTCTATAGGAAGTCTCTAGCAAATTATAGGGCTTAGATTGAAGACCGTTGTTATCAGTTACTAAGATAGTATCTAAGTCGTCTCCAATAAGTCTAACTAGATAATCCCCCTTACCACTCTCAACAAATTCTCCTTCTTCGTTTTCTTCTCTTAGTTTTCCAATAATTTGGAAATATGTATTTTTAGCTCTATTGTCAGTTCCAGATACAAACTTAATAAAAGCCTAGTGGAAAGCAATATCATTTACATCTATGTAGTTCTTAATTCCTGTAATGAAATTAGCTTTCATTGCATCTAATGCAGCAGGAATACCTAAAGCGCTACTTGTTCCAGCTAACTCGTAGATATTAGCTCTAGCCCATCCAGTAGCAGATTCATAACTTACTCCCGCACATACCCAAGTTCCGTTAATATCATCATAACGATAAAT